CACATTACCTACTTGTGGTATTTCTAATTTAATAGAGTTATAAAGAGCATCTAAGTCTTTATCACTCATATTCTTACCCTTTCTGTAACTTTTTTCTTCAAATAAAAGTTCAAAATCTGGGTTTCCTACTTCTGGGTTTAAAATTTCGTTTGTCATAATTTTTTTTTAGTGTTTAAGTTTTAGTGTGAATTATTAAAAAGTTTTAAATTATTTAATTCTTTTTATAGATTTCTTTAACATATAGTCTCTAAGCTTTGCTGCTTCTTCAAACTTTTCATTTTTAATAAGCTCATCCATTTTATCATTTACTTCTTTAGTAACTTCTTCTAAAGTTTTATTACCTATTTTTACCGGATCTAAAATAGAATTGTAAAAATCATCCATTTCAGAAATACTAGTTAGATAAACATCCTGATTTTTAGGATTATTTAGTTTAGCACTTTTTGCTATTTTATTTAAGAATGGTTTATTTAGAGCAGAGTTTTCGATCAGATATTTTGCTAGATGATAAGGTCTATTCTTAAACATCTTTAAAAAGTTTGCTAAAATTTCATTTAATTCCTCGTTATTCATACTACATATTATAAATAATTAAATGATAAGGTTTATATTTTTTCAAATAAAATATCGAAGTAATAGTCAAATTTATAAGAAGAACTTGGTTTTTCTTGATTAAACATTATTTTAATTGAGGACTGATCAAACTCTGTTTCAGTTTGAATCTTAATTACTTTATAAGTAGGATCTATTATATTAGTTGACCAACTATTGTTATACCTAAGTAAGTTTTGATTTCTTAAATCTTGGTATCTTACATAAAGTTCAACACCTTTATACTTATATCTATCTAAAACATTTGAACGTATATAACTTGTTGCTGCAACATTTACATCATTAAACATTGTCATATCATTTCTAATACCCTCAAAAGTTCTATATTTTTTAAGTGTCGCAAATAAGTAATTAGTAAGTATTGTTTTTAGATCAATAGTTAGTATCCATCTAGTATTATTATCTAATTGATATTTTGGTTGTGTAGTATCAATAACTAAAGTATGATTTTTAAATTTATCACCTGTGTTACTACCAGGTGAATAAATATATGAATCTAATGATGTTTCAGTTGAAATATCTAATTGTTCTCCACTTGTTCTTTGATAGTAGATAATATCTTGATTATCTATACTTATGGTATCTTCTACCTCAAGCATTTTCGCACCAAAGAATGTACTTTCTTCAACCATGTTTAGTGTTCCATAAACTGCTCTATTTTGATATTCTGGTGATATATAACTTCTTCTCATTTTAATTATCTTGTGTTTTTCCTATATAAGATGGTATTACAATTGGGGTTACTATATCAAATGTATTTATTACATTTTCATCACTAGTATATTTTTGTAAATAATCTTTATTTTTACTAACCGAAACCGTTTCTAAATAATACTTCAAATCCCAAGTTGATGAGAATATAAAAAAGTCATAGATAGAATATCCAAATTCGTCTAACATAGGATATATTGATTTTTCGTCATTTACATTACCCAATCTTAGTATGTTTCCTTTTCTATTTACTTTTCTAATTTTTCTTTCTTTCATTAGACCAAAATCATTTAATAAAGTATCAAATTTATAATTACCACCAGATGGTATTCCATTAGAATCTCTTTCAAATAGTTGTAAATCATAGAATACTGGACTATAATATCCACTATATCTATGAATTTCATTTTTTATAATATTTGCATTACCATGATAGTTTTCAAACACTTTAGCAGGATATTGATTTTCGATAATATTTGCGGCAACTGGAATATTATTATAATAATTTAGTTGTGTTATATCTACTATTCTTCCTGAGTCCAATTTTCTAATTGGATTTAGTGTATTTGGAAGTTCAACTGCTCTTTTAAATAATGAATTTACTTTAATATCTAATTTATCAGGTTCTTCACATCTTAATAAATATGGTAGGTCTTTAATATTACCACCATCAACATCTGAATAACTATAATTTTTTATATTATTATTCTCATCAATAACAACATATGATATGTAGTTACTAAATCCATATTTATTACTAATATCATTGATTGCATTTATAAAATTGGCAGCAGCTAGCTTTTGATTTATATCATTATATAAACTATCTCTATTTGAGTTAGATATATTTGGTGTTGTACCATCACTTATATTTATATTTACTAATATATTTTTCCACTTTTTATTTATATAAATAATAATACCATTATTAAGATTAGTAGTAGTTTTTTTCCCACCACCTACTAAGATATTATATTTATTATTAAATTTTACTATTGAATTTGTTCCAGTTATTGAGTTAAATGACTTTGCGTCATTTCTAAACCAGTAACCTTTTGACTTAACTGGTTCAGTACCAACTGAGGGAAGATTAGAATCAGGTATATCATCTGAATTTGATGTATAAAGCTTATATACACTTTCATTATAAACAACATTATCATTCCAATAATACTGTTTTGTTGGACTCCATGATTCTATTATTTTCCATTTTGGATTTAAAGTAGTAGAATATGTTACCATCCAAGTATTCATTGTTGGGTTTAAATAATTATTATCAATCAGTGATACATAGTAATTATTTTTATAAATAACTATTGACGCAGTACTATAACCCATTGTAATAGACTTACTAGGATTCCAAAAGTCAATTGTACTAGATTGTGATGCACAAAAGTAATATTCACCAGAATTATATACAATTGATGGTTTATTAGGTTCTTGAGGTTTATAACCAAGTGGCAAAATCTCTCCATCTGACACAGTTGGTCCTACTAATGATGTGTAATTATTATAGTTAGGTGACCAAAAAACAGAAAACTCATTACTGGTATAAGTAGTCCATCTTTGTGTATATGGTGCGGATGGTATTGTAACACCATATGTTGCAAATATTGGATTATTAGTAGTACTTGAAGAATATCTATAATATAGAATATCATCATTTATAACCTTTGTAGCATCTGCCCAAGCAGTACCAGAAACTCGATATGTTTTATCCATTTTCCACTCATCTATAACAGACCATACAAGATTATTAGTTGAATCTACAAGTCCTGTTATCTTACTACTATCTATAGTATCAAATATTGGAGAACTATTATTCTCAGATAGTAAAACTGAGAATTTATAATCATCAAATATGTTAGATGCCTTTATATTGATTTTATCAATTTGATTATTTGTATTGATTGTAATACTACTAACCTCATAAATATCAAATTTTATACCTCTAAATAAAGTATGATTTGGTACAGACTCATCACCTACATTAAAATAAGAATACTTATTAGAATTTTCCTTAATCTTACCATTAAAAAATTTATTAGATTTACTAAATAAATATGTAAAATAATCATATGGATATGGTGATGTTGATTGTGTAGTTGATGTAATACTATCAAAATATGAATAAGTAAAGTTTAAATACTTATTTAACTCAAACTTAAATGTAGTATCTATATTGTTATTATTATCTACATTTTCTATATGTAAGCTATGATAAACATATGATGATGTTGCCGAGTTTATTGTGTAGAAGTAATCTAAATTTCTTTCAGATCTTGTAGGAAATGGTTCATAAACATTAGTAGTTCTATTAAAATCCTCAAAGATTAAAGAGTTATTTAATGTGTATGGTAGATCACTCGCAGATAGTGATTTATGAAATCCCCATTTACAATAAACCGGATTTTTTCTCCATATCTCAGATAAATCATTACCATCAATTTTGAATGTTTCATAGTTAGCAGTATATTCAGAAGATGTTGGTATATTAATAATTCTATTTTGATAACTAAAGTCATCTAAATTTACAGGATCTGTCAAACTTCTTATATCTTCTAAATACATTTTTGTCTCATCTGTAGTAGTAATATTTGTAGATTCTTCATATTCATATTTAGAATAACCAGTATCAACAATTCTTGTATCAAAATCTTTTATATCACAAAAATTAAGCTTATAAATTGAAAACTTTTTAGGTGCATTATTAAAATCAACTACAGTACTAACTTTTTTTGATTCTCCACGAACTTTATATATGAAATCATTTTGGTTAAAAATAAAAGAGTAGTCTGTACTAAGCATTATAGAATTATCTATACTAACTAAGTTGTGGTATAAACCATCAATTTCAATTATCCAAACATCTGCACTATCAAAACCCGCTATCTGAAAATCTTTTACTGCACTACCATCACTAGTAATTAGTTTATTAGTAGGATCTATTTCAGCATAGTTCTGATTAAAACTTGACGCAGTTAAACCGGTCAAATTTAAGTTAGTTATTATTTTATATTTAGTAACAATAACATCACCAAAATCCTCTACAGCTGATTTAGAATTTGTAGTAACTGATTTTTTAATAACACTTGCATTTTTATTAAATTTTGATGAGCTAAATCCTAAGTCTTTAGACATTCTACTTTCCGTATTAGTAAATGTATTAGGAATTTTAACCAATTGATCTGAAACAGTTTCAGTAAATTGTTCTACTTTATAGTAGTTTCCATCATACTCTACATAAAATGGTCTTTTATTCGACCACTCTTGAAGAAACGGATTTTCATTACTTGGTGAGTAAATTATATTTGATACCGAACTTGTAGAACCGCCAATCGTCACACCATTATTCTGAATAATAATATCACTTCTTAAAGGTATTGATAAATATGGTGAAACAGTTTTAACTAATTCCAAATCGTTTAAATAAAATCCATAATATCTATTTATAGACCATTTTCTTTTAATATCCGGAGTTGATGGAGTATCATCAAATAAAAATGAAAAATTTATTATATTGGGGAAAACAACCTTATTATTTTTATAAGAGTCAAATACAAACTTTTCAAGTTCAAATATTTCTTTTTCCTCATCTAATATATCATCAATAAATAAAGATTTATATGTGTATCCACCATTCTGATAATCTATACCATTCCATCTACAAAATTCCAAATTTCTAAAGTCTATATCTAATGGTGAATCCGGAAAGTATTTATTATCTGTAAAATTCTTTCCTAACCACTCACCTAATACACTTTGTTTACTTAAATCAAATACTTTAACTGTCTTTAGTTTCTTAATTATTTCAATATTAAAATTATTTCTATCTGTAGTTCCAATGCCAGAACCATCAACTCTAAAAATAATAAAGTTTTTCGGTAAACCATTTTTAGTAATGTATAAAGGAGCAAAATATTCATACTCTTCACTATAGTTTTTATTATTAACTATATTACGTGCACCATAACTATATAATTCATCATATTGATTTCTGAAATCATTTGACATTGTATCAACATCATTCTCATATTTAATTGAGAATGCAGTATCTGCTGGTAAATTTTTGTAGAAGTATGGAATCAACTCATCATAGTAATTATCTTTAGTGAAACTAACTTTCTTAAATTTGTCAAAAGATAAATTAGGGTCAGACTCAATACTATCTAAACTAAATTTATAGTTAGTATCAATCGTAACCTTAATATTTGTTGTCAATCCAACATTTGTTCTTAATAAACCAAAACTTTTCAATTTAAACTATTATTTTTTACTTGATGTTGACCAATCATCTATATATGCTGGACTACCACCAGTTGAGTTGAACTTTCTTACAATAACTTTATTTCTATTTAGATTAAATTTTAAAGTAAATATAAACGGTCTATTCTCTGCCTCATTTTCTAAGAAAAATTTAATTTTCTTAACATGTTTTACAGTTCTTGTTGAATTATTAAGATCAATATATTGATAATTTAATCCAGTTTGACTATTATCTAATGAATTAAGTTTGAAATAAATATTTAATGGAACTATAATAGAGCTTTTATCACCAACATTTACAGTCTTAACCTTATCACTATTGTTTTCTTGTATGTTTTCTAAACTTTTAACCACTGGATGTATAGTTGTTAAGAACTTAGTTGTCGATGCAATTGAAACAGTCACATCATTCCATTTTGATGGATCTAATAAAGATTTATTATTACCAATAAATTTTAATATACCTGACTCATTATAACCAACATTATAATCACTGGTAGCAAGTACATTTGTTATAGAGTTTGAATTTACCGTAGTAGCATCAAATGTATTACCTATGTTTTCGGATAATTTTGCCACAGTATTCTGTGTAATAGAGTCATAGTTCATTTGCCAAATAAATTGGTTATCTAAGTGAGTTCTTGTTTGACTAGTTTCAATAACATCATTTGTCAATAACTCATCTTGACTATTTACCCAAAAACTTTGAGGTGCTTGTGTATTATATACTGCACTACTTTGTAAATATGTTCTATTAGATAGCAAACCTAATAGTGATTCTTTTGCATTATTTTTAATTTTCATAACAAAATCTTTAATAACATAAATATTGTTTTCATAAACTCTACCAGTTGGTGCACCCTGTCCATTGAATAAAGTTAAATAATCTTCACACTCAACATTAAATGTTGTTTCAGAACCATTATTTACTATAAACTCTTGATTATTTCTAAGAATGATAATCTGAAGTTCACCTTTAGCTCTTGTAATTTTCTCTTCTAATGAAGCAATTCTATCAGATAACTTTTGTATATACGAATATAAGTCCAAAGAAACTCCATTCTCATCCTGGAAGCCAGATAGAATCTTTTTTGCTTCGTGATGGAATGTAACGTTATTTACAGTTACCGTGTCTGCTAAGTGATTATCTAATCCTTTTGCAGATAGCTCTGAATTCATACTTATTTTTAAGTCTTCTTTAGTCGCTGCAGTTAAGATAAAATCGTTTTCATTAGCAATTGTGTTTAGATCATCCGGAAAATCAATTGTAATAATTTCAGACCAATCAGATTCAACTGATGATTCTGGCCAACCAACTTCTGAGATGGATTTTATTCTAATATCAACTCTTTCATTAGATTGAATTGGAATATCTATTTGATTAATATTTGGTGTATCTGCATTAGTAACATCTTCAATTGCCCAAGTATATTCACCAGTTGATGTATTATACTCTCTTTTTCTTGCATCAGTTTTGAATTCTGTCCAGTTAGAAAAAGAAGCTTTACTTTGAGAATCTGTAATTGTAAAGGTATCTACCGGTGCTTCTCTACCGTCTTTACTGGTATATCTATACTGAACTCTAAATTGTACAATCTCTTGTGGCTTAGTACCAGTAGTAACTACGGCATTTGGAATCGGCCAGAATCCTCTTACACTAAATTTAGGAGTAACTTTATTTTTTGGATCTTTAGATAAGTCAATTACTTCTTGAGTAACAGATGCAAGTAATTTACTTTTACTATCTTTTTTATTTGTTAGTTCTTCAACTTCTAAATCTGCTTGTTTTTTTGCAGAGTCTGATTTAAACTTAGTAAATTTTGCAGTTTTATTTCTTGATAGAATAGCTTCTTGTAATTGCTGTATCTCTGATTTTAAAGATAACTGATAATTATGTTTCTGTTTAACTAAGTTAGAATCTGGAGTATCTGTAAGGTGTTTATTGATTTGAACTACCTTAAAGTTATCTAATGCCAATGTTGGTGAACCAGGTGTCCCTGCTAAAGAGTTTGGTGTTTTCTTTGCAACCAAATCTTGTAAAACAACACCATAATCATAAACATAATCAATATAGAATTGTTCCATTGATAATCCATTTGCACTAGAGTCAGAAGTAAGTCTCAAGTCATTTGTATAATAACCCGTACCTAAACTCCATTTTTTTGCAACTAAATTATTATCGGCATTTACTGGTTTAACAAAAAGAACATTTCTTTCATTATATCCAACACTTACTCTAACCTTCTTAGTGTAAATAACAGATGAATAAACTTTTAAAGTTCCAATTCCAACCGGAATTGGTTCAATACCTTCAAGTCTCTCTACTCTAATTCTTGGATTAGATTCTGCCGTTGAAACTTCTAATATTTTATATCTTGTTGATGTTTTTTCTGAATTTATAATAACTTCATCTCCAATAGATAATTTCCTAGTTGAATTTGCATCAACTACTAAATAGTCTAATGTATCTAAAACATACCAAAGTTTTCTATTTAATCTATCTTCTTGTATTCTTAAAACACTAAATTGACCATCATATAATAAATTGTTAGGTTCCAAATCGAACATTTGTTCATCATACTTAGGATTAGTCGGATTTAATAACCCAGTAGTTGTAGTATACCAGTTTTCAAATTCTGATATAATAATATTAGGGTTTCCTCTAAATAATTGATTATAACTATTTAACGCTGACTGACCTAGTGTAGTAAAAGAACCATCTGCATTTTTTGCAAATTCAACAATATATCTTCTTATCAAACATTTTCTAACATTATCTTCAATTTTACCTGATAAATCAAGTTCTACTGAGACCATAGGGTCCATAAGGGAATCAAAAAACCAATTAGGTGCAGATTTAAAGGTACTTAAAGCACCTAAGCTTCCAATTGGAGTAGGATCTCTATTCAAATCAACTGTAATAATCTTTTTGTATTTATTTTGTGATGATGTTTGAATTAAAGCACCTGCTGCATCAATACTATAAAGTGAATTAATATTATTATTTAATCTATCAATATCTGCTTTTAATGATGTAAAAGAAGGTAATGTAAAATTTCTCAATACACCATTCTCATCATATACTTGAAGAGTAACAGAAGAGTCTGTTGTTGTTGTTAGAGAATTGATTTTAGATAAAATCTCAACAATATTTTTATTATACGTTATTATTTGATCCGCTACTTTTGGAAATGAACTTTGAACCATTTTATGATTTTTGATTTTTTAGTATATATTAAATTTTGTTTATTCTTTAAGTTTTATTTTGTATATTTGTTACATGAAGATATATGATGTAACATTTAATGATGGTGGTTGGCACAGCGGTCCACTACCAAGTTTTCAGATAGTAGCAGAAAACAAAGAACAAGCAATTGAAAAAGTTTTGGAGAAACATCCAAGATATAAAACAGGTTATGACAAATGGGTAACTGAATTCAAAATAGAAGGATATGTTATCGAAGTTTATGATGAAAAATCATATAACAGAGATAAAAATTTGGAAAAACTAATATAACTTCGTATATTTGTAGAAATATAATAATTATGATAGATAAAATAGTAGCAAAATTAGAAGAAGCAAATGTGGCTTATAGAACTGGTAATGAAATTATGTCTGATAAAGAGTATGATTCATTACTTGAATTGTTATATTCATATGACCCAGAAAATGAAATATTTTCTAAAGTAGGTATTGAAATTCTTGACGAAACAAGAAAATCAAAGCTACCTATTGATATGGCTTCTATGAATAAAATTAAAACCATTGAAGATATACGTACATGGTTAAGATTAAAAGGTATCAATCCGAATACTGAAATCGTATGTACTCCAAAATATGACGGACTTTCTTTATGTCATGACGAAATCAATACAAACACCTGGACTAGAGGTGATGGCGAATTCGGCCAGAAGTCAGATGAACACTACAAACTAATACAAAATCACCTATCTTTAAAAAGTGATGTATTCACATATACTTATGGTGAGGTTATAATGCCTAAAAAAGTTTTCTTAGATAAATACTCCGCAGAGTTTGCCAATCCAAGAAACTTAGTTGCAGGTTTACTTAACTCAAAAGAAGTAACAGAGCCACTAAAAGACTTACAATTTATTAAATATGGTGCAATACCAAATGAAGGATTTAACTTTAAAACCAAGTCAGACATATTAGATATGTTAAACTCTGGTCAAGAAGTTAAAGTAAACTATCATTTATTCATTGCAAAAGATATTACCGAAGACCTTTTAGTAGAATTATTTAAAAGATGGTCTACTGATTATGAAATCGATGGTATAATTCTTGAAGTAAATGATCTTAATCTACAAGAAAGTTTAGGTCGTGAGACTTCTTCTAATAATCCTTGTTACGCAAGAGCATTTAAACACGATAGTTTTGAACAAAAATCAGAAGCGACAGTATTAGGTATTTCATGGAATATCTCTAAACACGGTCTCTTAAAACCTGTATTACATATTACTCCAATTAAATTAGATGGTGTTACTGTTTCTAACGTAACTGGTAACAATGCTAAATTCGTAAAAGATATGGGTTTAGGAATTGGTGCGAAAGTTGTAGTTAAAAGAAGTGGTATGGTTATTCCTCTAATCGTAGAAGTATTAGAAACTGTTGATTTTGTTATGCCAGTTGTTGAAGGTACTGAAATCGACTGGAATGAAAATGGTATTGAATTGATTACTTTAAGTGAAACCGACGATCAAAAGTTAAAACAGAATGTTGCTTTCTTTGAAATATTAGAAGCAGACAATGTGTCAGAAGGTATTATCACTCAACTATGGGATGCTGGTTATCAAACTATCGAGGACATTTTAAATGTTACTCCTACTCAATTAGAAAATATTGACAGATTTGGTAAAAGAAAAGCTCAGATTGTTTATAACTCAATTAAAAAGTCAGTTACTGATGTACAATTATCTAAACTTCAACATGCCACTGGTTTGTTTAGAGGATTAGGTAGCAAGAAGTTAGCTTTATTAGAACACTTCACAACTAAACCTACAGTCAATCAAGTTATGGAGATTGAAGGATTTGCCGAAATTTCTGCAAAAGTTTTTGTGGATAACTATGATAATTTCTTTACTTTTGTAGGAAATCTTCCTATAACGATTGCTAAAAAGGTAGAATCAGTAAAAGTTGGTACAGACTTAGATGGTAAATCATTTGTATTCACAGGAGTTCGTAGAAAAGATTTAGAAGAAGTAATTGAGTCACGTGGTGGTAAAGTTTCTGGTTCTGTATCTAAAACTACAACATATTTAGTAATGAAATCAAAAGGTTCGGGTTCAAGTAAAGAAACTAAAGCAGTTTCACTTGGAGTAGTAATTTTGACAGTAGAAGAATTAGAAAACTTATTATCATAATGAAAGGAGATATAACAGAAGTAATTATCGAAAGATTAGAGAAACTTCAAAAAGATATATTAGATTTACAAGATTTTGCAATTAGATCAAAGAACTTTAGTTCTAATATAGAAGCGGGTGTTTTCAAAAATGTGGAAGAGGGTATCATTAAGAATCTTCATAAGGCAAATAGAGGACAATTATTCACTATTCTAAACAATTATAAATTTCGTTATTACTACGAGTTTAACAAAGATAAAAGTTTGATTATAAAAGAGTTAAGAGATAATAGATTAAAAGATATATTAAATGGCGAAGAAGAGAAATAAAATATTTGTATTAGGTGATTCTGTTTATAGATCAGAAAAAACCTTTTTGAATAACATAAAAAGAATAATTTCAAGACAAGATTTTGAAAACAGTTATGCAGCAAGAATGACTTATCAAATTTTTGAAGTTAGTGAGTCTGGCACACTTGTTGATTATAAAACAAGAGTAGATCAAGTTAAAGTTAGTAATGAAAGAGATCTTCAATTGAAGTCCTTATTGGACCAATTAGATCCAATGGATAATGCGGTATTGACAATCATCAATATGTATCCTACATTAGAAACTGATAATAAAAGAAGAGGAAATATTTTACATGGATTAAACAATATAAAATTTGAGATTGATAATTTCAAAAAATATATTATTGATAACAAAGCTTATTTTTTAAATCTATCTACTGATTTAGAGTGGTTGAAAGCAATTTTAACTATTCACAATTTTAGAGACTGTAGTTCTCATAGATACTATGATTACTCTCAAAGAAAATATGTAACTACACAATCTAGTGATGAATTACTTGCGACATTTAGACAAGCAAAACTAGAATTAAGAAAAAAACGTAAAACAAAATAATATGATTTGGTTAGGGATATTTATAGGACTCATACTAGGTATGGGTTCTACTTGTCTTTACTTCCTATCGAATTCAAAAGATACGAAAGTTAAAGAGAAGTTTTTAAGAAGAGGTATTTGGACAAATACTTATACTACTGTTGCCGGTAAGTCATTTCATGTTCAATTTGAATTAGGTGAATTAGAAAAAACCTCGGTAAGATCTAAAGTAGAGATTATTTCTATGACCGCAGATCAATCAGAGTTTAATACTGATTTAACTAAAAAACGTATCGGTGATATGGTCAATAATACTTGGATCAATTCAGAAGGGATTGAATGGATTGAAGACGACTTAGCAAAGAAAAGAAACGATAAAATTGAAGAAATACTTAAATAAATATGACATTAAAAGAGATTAGAGATTTTATGCTTAGTCGTTTAGTTACACCTGTGTATGACGGTAGCGATTATTATGACGACGACGGTCATTGTGGAGACACATTATATGACGAAATTGTAGAATTTTGGAAAGATTTCAATACAGATGAAGATTTTTATTATCTAGTATTTGGAACTTTTGAGAATGAGTTAGACTTACACGGTGGTAGATCTTATCTACTTCCAGAAGAAGAATTAGCACCTATGTGTTTTGAATATCTTGTAAGTAAAGGATTTACGGAAGAAAGATTTAGTAAACTAATATTTAATTCTAATGAATTGAATGAACTTATTGAAGAATTATTTGAAAGTAAATCGTATATTAGAGACGTTAAAATAAATGAAGTTCTTAAAGAAGTGACTACTCCTATAAACATTTGGTCGAGTTATAACTTTGAAACTACAGAAAAACATACGTTCATAGATTGGATAAGAAAATTAAATAAAGTGTAAGGAAATAACAACTTTTTAATATATATATATTATAATAATATTAAAGCAATTAGAATAATAACAAGCCAAAATCACAATTAAAAAGCAATTGACTGCAAGTCAAAAAGAAAAATCAAAAGCAATCTATGGAATTAAGCAAAACCCCATTCTCTGAACAAGAGAAAATTTTTAAAGAAAGAACTGGTAAAGACTTCGCAACACTTTATCAAAAGTATTATCCAAAACTAATCTACTTTACATCAAGAATTTGTAATGATGTACAAAAAGCAGAAGACATTTCGACAGACTCATTTATGATAGCTCTGGAAAAAATAGAAATGTATCAAAAAGAAAAATCACAATTCTCAACGTGGTTATTCACAATTGCAAAAAATTTATCACTTCAAGACAAGAAACTTGAAAACAGAAACATATCGTTAGACATTGAGTTTGATGATGAAGGTACTACATTAAAAGATTTCTTACAAGAAACTGAAAGTAATGAAGCTATTTATGATGTTTTCACACAAAAAGCAGATGTAATGAAGAAACATATCGACGAGTTAAAAGAGCCGTATAAAACAGTTATTATAATGAGAGAGATAGAAAGAATGCAATATAAAGACATCGCAGATAAGCTAAATAAAAATTTATCCACGATTAAAAGTCAAATCAGAAATGGTCGTCAAATTTTAATGGAACAATCTAAAAAAGAGTTTGATGAAATTGATGAAATGTTTTTGGATTAAATAACTCAAATTAGAAATGAAAGACATAAAAAAAATATTAGAATATGCTAAATATACATTTGACGAGGCAGAAAAAGTAAAAGAATATGCTAAATATATTGATGAACAATCAGAAGAAGTTAAAGATGAAAGTCAGACTTCTTCTGATAATCCTGCTAGAAGAACATTAAATGAACACATATCAGAAGTTTTAAAGTTAAACACTAAAAAAGAAAAATAATGAATATAGAACAGTTAGCAAAGAATGCTATTGAGAAAATAAAATCAAATTGGGGTTTACCTAAAAAAGGGTTTATTGCAGGTGGTTCTATTTCAAATCTTATCTGGGAAGAAGTTTCGGGTAAAAAAGCAATTATAAATGATATTGATGTTTTTTTATTTAATGGTTTACTAGAAAGTTATAACGAAGATAAAAAAGAATACTTTTTTTCATTTAAAGAAGATGAACAAAATATTTGGTATGATGATTATGCAGGACTAAGATTTATTGATAGAGCTAAAAACTATTACTCTATTTGTGAATCAACTACTGAGGGCATATTCAACTACGTTAGTTACAAGTCAAATACTCATAATCCAGAGATTATTATCAAATCATTTGACATAAACTGTACTGCAGTTGGTTATTCAATTGAAGAAGATAAATTTTATTGGACACCAGAATTTGAGAAGTTCTTAAAAACCGGAGCGTTAAAAATAAGTAATTTGAAAACACCTTGCCATACCGCAATTAGAATTGTAAAGAAAGCTGAAGAACTTGATGTTAAATTAGATCTATTTGAATTAGAGATTATTCAAGGAGTTTTGGCACGCCAACTTCAAGACGTTTACAAAGTTAGATTTCAAGATAGATATTTTAATTTATTCAATAATTATAAATTACTTAGTGATTATTTTACAATAGAACAAGATACTGACTGTATGACACACGTCAAAACAACATATGACAAAGATGTAAATCTTTGGACTTTAAAAACAAAAAGTGAGAAAACTTGGTCAGGTACATTTGATAATAATTTATTAAGTATTCACAAAGGCGAAGACTTTCTATTTTATGTAAGAAATATCTACACTAAGCCAGAATTAGTGAACATATGGAATCAACTGAGACCATTATTCATAAATGAAGATTATGTTGATGGTGGAGTTGATGTAGAAGATATGAAATTATTATCAAGTACAATTCAACTTCTACCAAAAACAATACTTAATTTAAGAGGATATAAACTAACTGAGCAAGTTTCAATAATAAAATTATTATTAGAAAGATATAAAGAAGATCCAACAATTGCCTTTTCAGTATTAGAAAAACATACGATTGAACCAAATCAAGAGATTGATGATACAACCGCTTTACTTTATGAACTTTCTGTAAGAAAAGAAATTACTGATGAGATACATAATTCTAGAGTAGAAAGTATTTTATCTAAGATAGAGGTTAGTCAAAGTGATTGTGTATCTTGTGAATACTTTTCATAATTAGAATTTAATATATAATAAAAAATATAATAATATAATGATAAAGAAATTTGGTGAGTTTAGTATAAATGAAGGTACAAATGACAGACTATCTAAAAGTGATGCAGTTATAGTAATATATGATTTAATGCCAGGTGATGATTTTTTTGAAGTAGACATAAAGAAAGATTACGGTGATTATACTGGTGGAAACTTTCATGGTAAAAATATAGAATTTCAATACGAACTTGATAATTTGGAAATAGAAGACTTAGGTGATGAGTATGCCTATTATGGTTCAAAAAGTAGAGAAGAACTCAAAGAAGAATTAGAACGTAGAGGTTTTAAAACAGAATTAAAATAATAAAAAAATCACTCCTAAAGAGTGGTTTTTTTTATTCAAACCTAAAGTATCTACCACCAGTAGATTTTCTTACACCATTACAAACTTTACTTATATTACTATTGTCTATTTTAATATCTCTACTACAATCCATAATGGATCGCCATTTTCCTATCTCATTACCCAATTCATCAAGTTCAACTACTAACTTTCTAACAGCATTTGGATCATTTAATTTCTCAACAAATACCTTATCATATCTAAATATAAAACCACCTGCATGTTTTGATATACCATTACAAGATCTTGATATATTAGAATGTGATAATGATAGAAACTTTGCTGCATCTCTAACACTTTTATATTCTTTTATAAAATTACCATCTAAATCATATTGATAAACAATTCTACCCATTTTTTTAGATACTTTATCAATAATTTCTTGTCTTCTACCAACACTACCTTGACCAGTCTCATCAGAGTTAGTCAACTTATCATTTTTATATAATTTAATATATTCAGTCTCATATTTAACAAAGTCTGATAAAGGACAGATTTTTAAGAATTTTATTAAAGGCTTTAAATTTTCTTTTAAAAGACTTTTAATCCACATTGATCTATAATTATATTCTCGTTTACTATCAGCCAAATGTTCTGATAATCTTTTTGTAGGATTTATTGTTTTTCCTATGTATCTAACCTCATTATCTCTCGGATCTAACAAGGCATATATGTATGCTATATCTGTTTTCATATAGTATATATAAAAATTGGTGCACTCCCTGTCACTTTATTAAACTTTTATATTTAATTTAATATAAATAAAAACTAAATATAAAACTATGGGATTTATAACAGAATTAAACGAGACAAATTATAACGGATTTGTAGAAAGTGGAGTGGCTTTAGTAGACATATATGCGATTTGGTGTGGCCCCTGCAAGCAAATTGCACCAATTGTAGATCAATTTTCAATTGATTTTCAAGGAAGAGTAGCAGTTGGTAAGTTAGATGCAACACCTTATGGTGATAAAGTTACCGAGTTAGGTATCAGAAATATTCCTACAATCTTAATCTATAAAGATGGAGAAATTGTAGATAGAAGTGTTGGTATGACAACTAAAGAGAAATTGTCTGAACTTGTTGAGCAATACTTAAACTAATGGAAGAAATAGATTATTTATATGATCTAATTAGTAAAAAAGAGACAACCTTAATTGGTTATCGATTTTCAGATGAAAGAATTAAAGATGAAATTATTTCTAATCTTGGGGGAACCAAGACAATAGATTTAAGTTCATCTTTTTCTATGAAGTCAATCCTTAGAGATATTAAAATTGATCAAGTTTTAAATGAAGAAGAGAAAATTGATTACCTGTTATTAGATATAAATGATATAAGAAATTCTTATATTGAACAAAGAAACTTTACTAATGAAGATATAAACCGAGCAGGTATAATAAAAAATACTATTTACGATATAAGAGATTGTTTAAGAGATAGTAGAAATGGTAAAGATATAAATGATATTAAATTGATAATTACTTGTCCATTACAATCTAATGGTTTAAATAAAGACAATAATATGATTGATGCTTTTATGGGTGGTTCGACACCTTTATATTTGGCAGATTTAGCAATGGTTATAACTCAACAAAGTGGTGATAAAGTAATACAAGTCATTAAGAACAGGGAATCAGATTCCCACAAAATTATAAAATATGATAGCATTAAATAGAAGAGCCCGTTATGAATATACGTTCATAGAAGAATTTGACTGTGGAATAATATTGGTTGGTAGTGAAGTAAAATCTGTTAGAATGGGTAATGTTACTTTAATCGATGCTTTTATTTTTATAAAAGACAATGAGGTTTGGATAAAGAATCTAAAAATTGCTCCTTATAAATCAGCACATACCTTAGATAAACACGAAGAAAATCGTGATAAGAAACTTCTTTTAAATAAAAAAGAGATTACTCGAATCAAACGAAAATTGGAAGACAAAGGTATAACCGCGATTCCACTTGGTATGTTTGTTAAGAATAATAGAATTAAAATCAAAATAGCAGTTGCCAAAGGTAAAAAAACTTGGGATAAACGTGAAACTATCAAAGAAAGAGACCTTACCAGAGAGATGCAAAGAAATATATAATGTATGAAATTGACCTTATTAGAATATCTCGATAAGCTACATCTATCAACTACAGAGGAACAAGTTATTGATACACTCAAAAAACTTATGAAGAACTTTAGTTCTAATAATTATAAAAGTGTTATCATGGCTAATCCGTATTTTAAATCATTAGCACTTGATTTAAAAGAAGAGGTTAGTAAGGAAATGAATTTAATGAGAAATTTAATAACAGTTGAAATTGATAATCTTAATTCACAATTAAATAAAACTAAAAATACAGCAGACTTTTTAAAATTAAAGGATCTAAGAAGAGAGTGTGTTCATCTTTTAACAGAGTTAGAAGCTAGACAACATGATTTATATCTACTATCTTAAAAGATCTTTAAATACTTTTTCAAGTTTATCTAATCTTTTAACATCACTATTATACTCTTCTTCACTATATCTTAATCTACTCATAATTAGTTTTAATGCTGAAGTATCACCATCTAAGTTTATAAGAATATTTTTAGTATTTCTAGAAAGTATAAAAATATCATCTTGTACTAATTCATATAATGATGCTAATCTAACTTGTATTGATTTAAGATCTTCAATTGTTTCTATATTTCTATCTTTAATTGAATTTGATAAAAGTTGACCTATATTAGTTATTCTATCAATTACATCAGACATCCTTTCTGCATTTTGATTATCAGTATCTTTAATAACTTTAATACCATTAGAGTAAGCCGTAGTTTGTTTCAAACGTCTTTTCTTAATAGTTTTAAATAACTCATACGTTTTCTCAAAGTTATATGAATTATCATTTTCTGACATAAGTCTATATAAATAAGAAATAAAGTCCGTCAATCTATCAATATAAGCACTACTATTATAAAGTGCGATTATAAAGTAATCTCCGATAATTGATGATGAAACAACTGAGTTAAGATTTTTAAATTCTTGTTTATCTTTTTCAATTCCTAATTTTGTAAATAAAGTAGTTAAGTATCTTTCAACATTCTCTTTTCTAATATCATCTGGTTTTTTTAAAGCTAACGCATCCTTTTTGAAAGATTTTCTTCTTTTTATAATATCAGATGTAGTATCATCAACATTTTTAATAATTATATCATCAAGAAAAAGAACTATTGCAAAATTTGCTTCTTTACTTACTTTATTAAAAATTGAAGTTTTTCTCTGATTCCATTCTTCTAAATTAGTTCCATCCAATGGTAAATTGAAATCCCAAACAGATTCTTCTGTTTTATTCATCTTATCTAAATCTTGGTCTCTAAATCTTAAAGGTTTTTCATCAAGCATTACTTTATGTATCATACAATGATCATCTGATGGATCTTCTGGACTTCCTAATGACCAAGCATATTGATATGCCGCATTACCTTCATAAAGATTATATCTATCTGGTAATGTAATATTATTTCTAGTTGAACCAGGATCTGATCCTTCATGTTCATTTTGATAAAAGTAATATTGAAGTTCATCATCATTTGTTCTATTATCAGCATATATTTCACCAAAAGTTAAATAAGAAGGATCTCCATTGAAATCATCACCACAAACCATTACTACTTTATCACCTGTTACTAAATCTCCTAATCTCGCTGTAGTAATAACACCACCTATATTATACTCCCTAGCTAAGTAAGCTAAGTGAGATTGGTCTAAACCTTCACCATTACTCATCATAACACCACTATAAGAATTATACTTATTATAATCCATAGTTTTATTCCCAGTTCCAGTACTACATAGATAACCTTTTTCTAATGAGAACCAATACTTAATACAATAAACTTCTGATGTGTTCATTGCTTCTTCATCTTTACCAATAGCCAAGGCTTTATTTACTGGTAGATATTGTATTTCATTATCACTTAGTGTACTTAGAGGAAAGTCAAATTTATCTGAAAGTTTTTTTAATACTTTTAAAAACTCTCTTGTTGGATTATCACTCTTTATCTTTTTATTTAGAAATGAAAGTATTGCACTAATTCTATCAGATTCAAACCCTTCGTATAATTTTAAGTATTTCATAAACTATATATTAAAATATATTTTTTAAATTGAAACTTTATTGTATATTTGCACAATAAATAATGAGCTACTACAACTGACCTGTTAGAGAATAAGTTTTGGTCACATAGTTATAGTTAGTGTTTATGGTAGTAATTAGCTGAGAAATACGTTTTCTTATACACTTTTAATAAAAACAGTGAACTACCTCGATATTAAATATAAAATATGAAAACAAAAGTGTATTTTTTTTAGAAATTATTAAAAATAAATATTATGAATTTAAAAGAACAAATTAGCAAAGACTACATGACTGCTTTCAAAGAAAGAAATGTCGTAGCAAAGAACTTACTTTCTGTAGTGAAAGGAGAAATCCAAACTATTGAAAAAAATACAGGAGTAGATTGTCTTTCTGATGCAGAGGTAATTAAAATTCTTAATAAAACTGCAAAATCTCTTAAAGAAGTTATCGCAACTTCTGGTGATGCTGAATCTGTAACTCAATTAGAAATGGTTGAAGCTTTACTTCCAGCTGCTATGACAAGAGAAGATGTTGTTGTAAAAGTTAGTGCACTTGTTGCATCAGGTATTACCAATGTTGGTGGAATTATGAAAGAGTTTGCTACTTTACAAGTAGATAGAAAAGTTGTATCAGAAGTTATTAAAGAAGTATTAGCATAATGAAAAATATAGTAGAAGAATTAAAATGGCGTGGATTGGTACACGATATAATACCTGGAACGGAGGCTCAACTTTTAAAAGAAGCCACCACCTCTTATATTGGTTTTGATCCAACGTCAGATTCTCTACATATCGGTAGTTTAGTTCCAATCATTCTTTTAAAACATATGAAGAACTTTGGTCACAATCCTATCGCACTTGTTGGTGGGGCCACTGGTATGATCGGTGACCCCTCTGGTAAGTCAAATGAGAGAAATCTGTTAGACGAAGAAACACTTAGTAAAAATGTTGAAGGTATTAAAAATACACTAACAAGATTTTTAGGTGACACTCCTGTAGTAAATAACTACGATTGGATGTCAAAGTTTAGTTTTATAGATTTTGTACGAGACATTGGTAAAAGAATTACTGTAAATTACATGTTATCTAAACAATCTGTAAAAAACCGTATTGAAGGTGAAGGAATGTCTTTCACCGAATTTACATACCAGTTGATTCAAGGATACGATTTCTACCATCTAAACAAAGAACATAACTGTTTATTACAAATGGGTGGTTCAGATCAATGGGGTAACATTACAACAGGAACTGAACTAATTCATAAAATGAATCCTGGTAGGGAATCATTTGCAATGACATGTCCTTTACTAACTAAATCGGATGGTTCTAAGTTCGGAAAATCTGAAGGAGGTACAAATATATGGTTAGATAAAGATAAGACCTCTGTGTACAAGTTTTACCAATTTTGGATAAATACTGATGATAATGATGCAGAGAAATACATTAAAATCTTTACATTTTTAGATAAAGAAACTATTGATAATTTAATAGAAGAACATAATAAATCAAAGAACTTATTTTTGTTACAAAAAAAATTAGCAAGAGAAATAACTATTATGGTTCACGGTCAGCAAGAGTTTGAAAAAGCAATAGAAGCTTCTAACATTTTATTTAATGGTGGAGATTTAAACTTACTTGATGAAGAATTATTTCTAGATATATTTGGTGGAATACCACAAGCGAAAGTTCCTATGGAAGATATTCTTGCTGGTATTACAATGACAGACATTCTATTTAAAACAGGTTTCTTAAAATCAAATAATGAAGCTAGGAGAGCTTTAAAAGAAAACTCTGTTGCAGTAAATAAAATAAAGAGAGAGGAAGACTACATAGTAACAGATGTTGATTTGATAAATGATAAGTTTATCATACTACAAAGAGGCAAGAAAAGTTACTTCTTAGTTGAAGCATCATAGTTTTCACTTACATAACTTTGAAAACTTTTAACTTTGGTTGGTAACCCACTGGCTTTAACACCTTGGGTCCAATCTTTGTTGAACACCCATTTCATATGTTTAGGTGCACTTTTTTTATTTTTATATTTATGACGCATAGCCCAAATATACTTTAATTGCTGTTTGGATTTTGCTGGCATTTTAACATATTTTTTCTTTTATATATAAAAAACACAAAATACAATTATGGAAATGACCAAAATTAGTAAAGAGGAAAAAATAGTTCTCGATATACATCGTCAATTATTTAAAGAATCTATGCCAAGTGCAAATTATGATGAACTTATTAAAAAAGAAAAAAAAACTAACTTCAAAAGTTACATTTTATCGGGTTTATCATACCACATTATTTTAGAAGAAGCATTAAAAAATAAAAAACTAACTCCGCTAAAAAAAGCAGTTATTCGTAATATGGTTAACTCAAGTGAAACTTTACCCGACATTAAAAGACTTTAAATATGGTTTTAAAAATATTCTGTATAACAGAACCAGACATTTCCTATACAAGAAACAAAGAATTGGTTGTGAACGAAACTTATTATGGTGTATATACCGAAGCCACACTTGGTGATTATGGTATCTGTCCTATATATGATGTATTTGACGAAAGACAAAATCGTCTTGGTCAATACTATGCTAGAGATTTTATAACTTTAGAAGAGTATAGAGATAGAAAACTTGAAGAAATTTTAGGTTTGAGTTTGGTATAATCAAATTAAGTTGTATATTTGCAGTGTTAAAAAAATAACAAAATATGAAAATTAAAAATTACGGATTGGTAGTATTATTTCTAATCATTATTGGTGTAACAGAAAGTTGTGCTTCAAGATGTGGACAACAAAGAAGATACTGGAGTAAACATAGATGTGTGTAATTATCAGAAAAATTAAAATAAAAACATAAAAATTAGGTAGATAAGTAAACTTTTATTACTTTTGTACTATAAAAATAACAAAAACACAAAAAGAGAGAATAAACTTTTAATATATAATAACAATGAGAACAAATTCAATACATACAAGCTTTAGTAAGTCGTTCAAGTGGTTTAGCCACAAGTTCGGATGTATGAGTATGTCGTTCTCAAAAGAAGATGTTATTTTAGGATAATGTCATAAAAGAGAATAAAACATAAACGTAAACCCGAACTAAAAAATTAGTTCGGGTTTTTTATTTTATAATCCCTCTTAGCTCAGTTGGTTTGCATTATGCTTAGAGCAATCGTCTTTTAAACGATGGGTCACAGGTTCGAATCCTGTAGGGGGAACTAAAAAATACGGGTTACTGACAAGGTGTCGGGCAGGTCTCCAAAACCTCGCTGGGTAGGTTCGATCCCTACAACTCGTGCTAGAATATGGTGATTGTCTTCTAAAGGTTAGGATACCTCCCTGTGAAGGAGGTGGTGCGGTCTCGGGATCCGTCTTTCACCCAAATATTCCCTCGTAGCAAACTGGTGTAGGCAATAAGCTTTTAACTTATGGGGCTGGGTTCGACTCCCGGCGGGGGAACAAAAAGGAGAGGTAGCTCAGAGGTAGAGCACTGTGTTGAAGCCGCAGGTGTCGTGGGTTCGATCCCCACTCTCTCCACTGTGTAGGTCATCCAAAGGTTTAGGATACGTTCCTGTGAAGAACGAAATGCGGTTTCGAGATCCGTCTTACACCCAAATTAAAAGGTAGAAGGGTTATTTTAATATATACTATAAAAAATAAAAACATAGTATGGGTTCAAATAACTGGTCGAGAAATGAGGAAGAATTATTAAAGGAAAATTATGGAAAATTAGGTGCAGAAAAGTGTAGTATTTTATTAGGTAGAACTAAAAGAGCATGTCAGATACGTGCAAAAAAATTGTTACTAAAATATGTAGATGATAGATATAATAAAATCAATTTATTAGAAATTGTAAAAGATTCTAAAACAAAATCTGAATGTTTACGTAGATTAAATTTATCAACCAATGCAGGAAATTTTGATACACTTAACAGATATATTAAAAAATATGAAATAGATATATCACATTTTGAATGTGTCACAGATGGATTAAAAATTTATGTTTCGAGTATAACAATCCCAATAAAAGATATATTGATAGAAAACTCTACATATAGTAGTACAAATCATTTAAAAAAAAGATTATATAAAGAAGATTTAAAACAAAGAAGATGTGAATTATGTAACCAGGGAGAAGATTGGATGGGTAAAAAAATGAGTCTAATTTTAGATCATATAAATGGAGTAAATAATGATAATAGATTAGAAAATTTAAGAATTGTTTGTCCTAATTGTAATGCAACATTAGATACACATTGTAGAGGAACTAGAATAACAAAAGAAATAGAGAATAAAGATCATTGTAAATGTGGTGGTAGTAAATGGAAAACAAGTAAATCTTGTGTAGATTGTAGTAAAAAATTACAAAGAAAAGTTGAAAGACCTTCATTAGAACAAATTTTAGAAGATATAAAAGAAACAAACTATGTCTTAACCGGTAAAAAATATGGTGTTAGTGATAACACTATAAGAAAGTGGATAAGACAATATAATGCGGATTTAGCTGAGACGGTTTAGCGTATGGTTGAAAGCCATAAGAGGTCGATTCGATTTCGACAATCCGCACAAATAGAAAGTAGCTCAATTGGTAGAGCACGTAATCATACTTAGTCAGTCTTTCTCTAAGAAATTAGTAGCAATGAAATAAGTTACTTCGCTCTGTTAAAGCCGTGGTTGTGGGTTCGAGTCCCACCTTTCTATCAAATAAATAAAAACAAAGAATAAAATTTTAATATATAAATAATATGAAAACAATTATCACAACATCGTCAAGTTCGTCTAGTCGCTCAAGTAATTTGAGGGAGGTTCTGTTGTGCTCATAATTGATATAAAAAATTAGTATGAAACCCACAGACTTCAAAGTTTGTGGGTTTTTTGTTTTTAATTGGTTCCATCGTTTAACGGATAGGATAGGTCGCTACGAACGATCAGGTGGGGGTTCGATTCCCTCTGGAATCACAAATATATGGAGGGTACCGCTAAGGTGGCAAACTGGATTTGAACTCCAGGGGTACGGGCAACTGTACGGGTTTCGATTACTCTATCCTCCTCAAAATAGAGAAGATCTGGCTGGATGAAGGGCAAATCTTGAAAATTTGTAAAGGGTTACACCTTTGTGGGTTCGAGTCCCACCTTCTCTACAATATAGTGAGTAAGCCTTGATGGTGATAGGGTCTGCCTGGAAAGCAGTACGTACGTTTAGATGTATAGGGTTCGATTCCCTTGCTCACTACAAAAATATGGAGGATGAATTCACTGGGTAGTGGACGCAGTTTGCTAAACTGTTGGTGCGTTAAATCGCATTGGGATCGAGACCTACTTCCTCCGCAAAAAATGGAGTTTTGATTTTTGAGGTAAAGGAAAAGACTAATTATTTATATATAGATTATGAAAAACATATATAAATGTAAAGAATGTGAATTTGAGACAGATAATAATGCAGTTATTGCCAATCATTATAAGTACAAACATAATGATAATAGTGAAATAATATGCATATGTGGAAAAATACTAAAAACAAAAGGTGGATACACATATCATTTAAAGAGTTGTAAAGGTATTAAACAACCAAAAGAGAAAGAATGTATAAAGTGTGGATTTATCATAAAAGCCAATTTTGAAAGACACACAAACTATTGTGATGGATCTGGACCTAGACGAAGTAAACCTAAAGTTAGTCATGGATGGAGTAAAGGATTGACAAAAGATACTGATGAGAGAATTAAAAGATTAAGTAATTCTTTAAAATTAAAAACACCAATTAAACATACAGATGAAACTAAATTACTTTTAAGTAATTTAATTAAGAAGAGGTATGAGGATGGTTGGGAGTCGACTGCAGGCAGATGTAAAAAAATAGAATATAATAGTAAAGTTGCAGGCATTATTAAAGTTGATGGGAGTTGGGAACTTAAAGTTTCTATTTATCTAGATAGCATAGGGGTTAGATGGATTAGAAATAAAAAAAGATTTACATATAATAACACATTAAAAAATTGTATATCAACATACTGTCCTGACTTTTATATCTATGATTGGAATTGTTATATAGAAGTAAAGGGATATAAAACTGAACTTGATGATATAAAATGGGAACAATTTAAAGAAAGTTTACAAATATGGGATAAAAATAAATTATTATCACTTGGGATAAGTATATATTAAAATTAAACCTTATATAAGCGAGACGCCCGGGAAACTGACTAGGGTTCGATTCCCTTGCTCTCTTCAACTAAGTTAAAGTGTGTTAGTTTGCACCAAATCTTCCATTTACTCTAACTGAAACTCCTTTTGCACTAAGCCCTAAAACTGCAGCATCACTAACAGAAGTACGAGGTCCATTATTTCCATTTAGATATAAATTTTTATTAGAACCTGACCAGGTTGCAGTACTTAATGATATAAGTAACTGATCTACATCACTTGATGTAAGTCCATATCCAGGACTAGGTAGATGGTTAAAACGATCTAATGCATTCCAAGATTTAGTAGGTCCACCACTTGCAGTAAATGAACTGGTCATACAATTACTATTAAGATATTGTGTTATATTTGAAGGTAAATTATATAAGTTTCCATATGTTGAATTTGTTAAACCACTCAATTGGAAAATACGTATGGCTGGTTTTAGTGTAGCCAAATCTCCAGTTATTGAACTACTACCAACACAGATAAAGTAAGTCATATTACTTGAGAAACTGGCTATATTACCATAAGTTGTATTATTGCCATAATTATAATATTGAGTCATTAAAGGTGGTAATAATCCAATATCACCAGTAGTAGAGTTAGAGCCACCACACTCAAAACTAGTAATAGTACGTGACAAATTGGCAATATTTCCGTAAGTTGTATTATAACCAAAATTTTGATAGACTCTAAGTGTACTTGGTAATGAACCAATATTACCAGTTGTTGAATTACTACCATAATTATAATAATAACTCAGTGATGGTGGTAAATATTGAATATCACCACTTGTTGTATTATAACCTTCATTCTGATAATAGGTAAGTGTTGAAGACATTGAACCAATATTACCATAAGTTGAATTACTACCTCCATTATTATAATAACTCATTGATGCAGGTAATAATCCAATATCACCAGTTGTTGTATTCCTACCATCATTAAGATATAGAGTAAGATTACTTGAGAAACTACCAATATTACCACTTGTTGTATTTAATCCATCATTATAATATTCTTTGAGTGTACTTTTTAATAAACCAATATTACCACTTGTTGTATTATTACCATAGTTTCTGTAATAACTCATTGATGCAGGTAGATTAGCTATATTACCAGTAGTTGTGTTTAAACCAGCCAAAAAAAATGTATCTAATGTACTTGGTAATAAACCAATATCACCTGATATTACATTAGATCCAAAATTACGTTCTACTGCAAAGTAGCTAAGTGTTGATTGTGAAAATGAGTTTATACTTCCTGTTATAGGATGGGGAACAGATGTAAAAGCATAACCAATATTAAAATAATCTAAATTAGGATTATTGTTAGCTATGTTATTAATAGATCCTGTAATAGAATTTTTTACAGTATCTATCCATATACGATTAAGGTTTTTTAAGTTAGTAATATCAATTCTATAATTAGATAAAGGATTTCCTGAATATAAATAAAGTTCTTTAAGTTGTAGTAAATCATCAGTTATATTACTAAAAGTACCTGTTATTGTAGTAGATGGAGTTGTTCCTGTTCCACCATAATCAGAAAACCATAAATATTTAAGATTAGTAATTTGTTTAAATGTATCATAATTTACAATTTGATTAAGCTGTTCTCTTATATTTCCATTACTAATAATATTACCATAAGTAGAAACATGAAATTTTGCACTTCCTCTCATCATTGATACACTAACCGTACCACTAAAAGGAGTAGAAAATGTTTTTGTGAATAAACTAGTAACTGGAACTTTGTTACCATCACCCCAGTCAACTAAGTATCTAACAGGAGAAGCTGGACTACCTACCGTGTTCTCTATTCTAATATTAGATTGTGTTGTACTCACTAAATTGAATGTTATTTCATTTCTTGCACCGCCTCTTTTAAACATTAGAAAGTAATATAATAATTTGATGATGTACCTAACCTATCAATAACACCACTCTCATATTGAGCAAATGTTAAAAGTGTATTAGGTAAAATAGATACTGCTGGTGATGAGTATGTAAATGCTATAGTTGCACTAGTATTACTTGAAATAACTATAAATCTAAAACTAAAGTTAGGTGGTAGTCCAGTATCAGGTATTGTTATTATAGATGGACCACTACGATTACACATAATAGTTGTGTTATTCCAACTTGGTAAAGCAGTTGCTGTTGCTGTAGTTATTGTTACTTGTGTGTTTCCTTGCCAAGTCCCTACACCATTTGCATCAGATGTTAAGACATAACCAGAATAGTTTTGTGTACCATCTTCTAATCTAAATGCACCTGATTGAGTTGCATAAATATGTAGTTTTGTTGAAGGATTTGTTCCTATACCAACATTACCTTTAAGATATGTTTTTTGTATATTATCATTACCTAAAGTAACTGTATTAGAACCATTACCTAAGGCAGTTGCGCCAATAACAATTTCATTACTTACATCAAAATTCACTGAGTTTGCATTATAACCAATATATACAGAGTCACTAGAATTCTCCGTATATCCATAATTACTACCTGCATATGAACCAATGGCAACATTTCGAGAACCTGTTTTAAGATGTACTAATGATTGATAACCAAGTGCAACATTATGTTCACCTGCTCTTCCTATACTTAGTATATTTATTCTAAATCCAGATCCACCACCAGGTATTTGATAAGGTTGAACTCCTGTTTCTATACCAAATACAACTGTTTCATCCGGTACTACAGTTCCTTTCCAAGTTAAAGTAGCTGAACTTACCGTTCCACCTGAACCAACAACAATTGTTACTTGTGGATAGTCTGCAACACTATTACCAGGGTAGTAAGATGAACCACCAACACCAAATAAAACAATATTTGGATATGTTCCTGGTGTATAACCATTACCTGGAGAGAATGTTCCTGCTATTTCGGTTACTATAGTAGTATTATTTTTTAATGACTCAACACCTAATGCAGTATTCCAATTACCGGTATTATTTTTGTATAATGCATTATATCCAATTGCCACACTATTAGTTGCAGTTGTATTATTATATAATGACTTTTCACCAATAGCAATATTTTGATAACCAGTTGTATTATAATATAATGATTGATAACCAATTGCATTATTTCTGATACCTGTTGTATTTGATAGTAATGATTGATAACCAATTGCACTATTATTATAACCATTTGTATTTGAATATAATGATTGATATCCAATTCCTATGTTATAAGAATTTTTTGTATTGTATAATGAACCAATACCAATACCAATATTATAACTAGAAGTGATTCCTAAATATAAAGAAGTATAACCTATTCCTATATTAGAGGAACCTGTTGTATTGGAGTAAAGTGAATCTTTACCAATCCCAACATTATAAGATCCAAATGTGTTTAGATATAATGAAGATTCTCCAAATGCATTGTTACTAGTACCATCAATATTATTATACAATGATTTGGCACCAACTGCGGTATTATAATAAGATAAATTATTATTTAATGAATTATAACCTATACCAGTATTACTAAAACCTGTTAAATTATTGTATAATGTACCATAACCAATCGCGGTATTATTATAACCAGTTGTATTCTTGTATAATGATTTTTGACCTACTGAAGTATTGTTATAACCAGTTGTATTTAAACTCGATGAACTTGCACCCATAGCAGTATTGTTATAACCAGTTGTATTTGATAATAATGAATTATAACCTATAGCCGTATTATTTTTACCAAAGTTTGATAATAAAGAATTATAACCAAATGATGTATTAAATAAACCTATAAGATCTATTGTTACGTAAAAACCTGAACCACCACCAAAATCTGCAGTTAGTCTTGTTAAATTACTAGTAAATCCAGTTCCATTATTTACAATTTCAACATAAGAAATATAATAATAATCACCATCACTCTCATACACTACCTCTATATTTACAGTTGGATAGGTTGTTGCTGCAGGTCCTGAATATAATGTCAGTTGAACATCTTCATAAAAATTTTCCTCATAATTATAATCACCTTGAAAAATACTCTGTATACTTATACCTGCATCATATAAACTATTTTTTTGTGATCCATAACCAAATAAAGTATTAGTTATACCTTTTGATCTATTATATGAATTCCCAACTTCATCAATAACTAATGAAGGTAAACCATCAGATGAAGAAACTATAAATCTATCATATGAATCAACATCTCCAGTACCAACACTTAAAACTCCTGTCCTTACACTTGAATAGGTTCCTATAGAAACATCACCTGATGTAGTTGCAGAACTTGTTGTAGAAATAAATCTAAACTCTTTTTCAGATTCATCCCATATAAATGCTTGAGTATCTGAGCTTCCTCTATTTATAAACAAACCAGCATCGAACATTGGTGTTCCAGATTGACTTCCTGCCAATAAAATAATAGGATCTTTAACTAATAGATTTTCTGTATTTATAGTTGATGTTGTACCAATAACCATTAAATTACTACTAATTACAACAGTATCACCATTATCAGTAATACTACTATTACCTAATTTAGAAGGTGATATCCATTTTGGTATTGTATTTGTAACTCCATTACCACCTATACCTATAGAAGTCCAATGGTTAACATTAGTTGGATCTATACCTGAATAATAATAAATAGTACCAGTACTGGTTTCTAATAATAAACTATAACCACTTTTATATTTTTCTGGAATTATAGATCCACCATCACCGGATGTATATTCCGAAATTAGTGAGTCACCACTAAAAGTAGCTATACTTCTTAATCCACCTCTAATATCACTAACATCAGCAATTGGATAGTTTGGATTATTGTGTCTTAATATGTCACCAAATTGAATACTCATTTCTTCTTAATTATTTTTTCTTTCTTATATATTATATTATACAACCACCATCAAAGCATTTCCAGGAGTTTGATATATATCACCTGGAACTAAACCAGCACTTATTGCTAGACCATTACTTCCATATTGTGGTACATTTCCTAAATTTATAATTCCTCTTAATTTTGTTTTTGTTATTGTATCAGCACCTAATGTTACTGAGTTTGAGCCTGAACCAGTTGCACCATAACCAATAACAATTTCATTAGAAACATTTAAGCTTGTTGAGTTTGCGTTATAACCAATATATATGGATGCAGTTGCGTTTACTAAATTAGAATTACTTCCTGCGTATGATCCAAGAGCTAAATTATATGAACCTGTTCTAACATTGTATAGTGAGTGTACACCAAGAGCAGTATTATAAGTACCAGCTGGTGTTACAGAAGCTATATTTATTCTAAAACCTGAACCACCAACACCTGGTAAAATAGGTAAGCCATAAGGACTATAACCATTCTCCCACACACCAAGTACAATTGAAGTATCATGTACAACTGAACCACCATTAGTAAGAGTAACTGAACTTACTGTACCTCCAGGACCAACAATTATATCCGCTAGTGGAAAATCTGCTAATAGAGTACCTGGATAATAAACAGGTCCTGATTTATAATTTAATGGAATACCTGAATATGTACCTGGTGTATAGTTAGAACCTGGTGAAAATGTTGCAGCCAATGTAGCTATTATACTTGTATTCCAATTTAATGCACCTTTTCCAATTGCAACATTAAAATCACCTTTATTATTTTTATATAATGTATATTCACCAAGAGCAGTATTATAATTACCAGAATTTCCAAAGTTTAATGACTGATAACCTATTCCAATATTATAAGAACCTGTTTTATTCCACAATAGTGAATTAGGACCAAGACCAATATTATATTGACCAGTTGAAGTATAAAATAGTGCACTATTACCAATTGCAATATTATTACTAGATAATCCAAATATACCACCACCCGTATCTAAATTATTTAATGTATTCATACCAAGTGCAATATTTGACGAACCATCTACTGCTCTATTCATTGCACTATTACCAATTGCAATATTATAGTAACCTCCTGTATTATAGTATAATACTTCATAACCAATTGCAGTATTACTACTTGTATTAGTATTACTATATAATGCACCTTTTCCAACTATAGTATTATAACTACCAATTGAATTATAAAATAATGCACTATCTCCAACTACAGTATTATATTCACCAGTTGTATTTCTTAATAGTGAATTATAACCCACTGCAGTATTTGCCTTACCTGTTGTATTTAAAGATAATGAGTTTGCTCCAACTGCAGTACATGGAAAGGACTGGTAACTTGTAACTTTGTATGGACCATCAACTTGAGCAACATAGCTACTCAATGCATTAAATCCAACTGCAGTATTACCACTATTTGATTTATTAGAATATAATGCACCATAACCAATTGCAGTATTAAAATTAGGAACTACTATATTAGAGATTTCTACTGAGAATCCAGTACCTGAACCTCCTATACTTGATGCAGGTGCAGTCATTATTGTACTAAGATCTTTAAAACCTGCACCAAAATTTGTTCCTAATGTAACTGATGTAACTGAACCACCAGAAACAACAATTTGAACTCCCGTAGGATATGATATTGCAGTAGAACCACTTAAATATGTTAAACTAACATTTGGATAGATTCCATCTACATATCCACTACCTCCTGTTACTTTACCCAATCCATTAACAATTTGACTACCAACAAAACCTGATCCTAAAGTAGATGTAGTATTGTACATTGACTGATATCCAACTGCAGAATTATAACCACCAGTTGTATTTGAGTATAATGAATTAGAACCAATTGTAGTATTATAAGTACCAGTTGTATTATAATACATTGATTGGTAACCAATTGAATTATTACTACCACCACTTGTATTACTAAATAATGATTGATATCCAAGTGCGGTATTACCAGAGCCAGTTGTTATATAACTTAATTTTACTGAGAAAGTTACTCCAGTTCCTAAATTGGCACCCATAATAGTTGTAACATCTTTAAAACCACTACCAGAGCTAACTAGTGTAACAGTACTTACAGAACTAGTTGAACCAACATAAACAGTTACTATTGGATAAATATTTGCGGTACTACCAGATATATATGATAATTGAACATTTGAAAATGTACTACTTGCTGTATATCCAGAACCACCATCAGTTATTATTAGGGCTGAAGTAACTGCAGTATTATTATATAATGATGAAACCCCAAATGCAGAGTTACCATCACCAGTTGTATTATTATATAATGACTGATATCCAACTGCAGAATTATAACCACCAGTTGTATTTGAGTATAATGAATTAGAACCAATTGCAGTATTATTTGTACCGGTTGATACTAATAAAGCATTTAATCCATATAAAGTATTTGAACCTCTTGCATCATTATAAACACTTCCATTTGGTGCAACTACTAATGAAGTAACTAAACTTGATCCAGTTGTTGCTCTTGTTGAAAATTTAATTCCACCAGTAGAAACTGAATTATTACCAGTTATTGCATATCCAGTTATTAGTGCATATCTATGTCCAACATTATAAGGTTGTGATGCACCTGGTTGTCCATTTTGTGAGAATGATATTTCAGATATAGAATCAAATGTTCCAGTATCACCATTATACAAATCTAACATAACATTACTACCAATTGTAGTTGATGATGTACTTGATTGTATAAATAATTTAACACCAATGATTGATTGTGTTGAACCAATATTTACATAGCCTCCTAATGTATTAAACATGACTTCACCATCAGTAACCTCAATAGATCTAAATTTATTTAGATCATTTGTCAATGTTGGTTTAATATAAATACCTCTATCTATACCTGATGCAGTACCTGTTTTATTTATAGTAGGACTTAATTCAATCATTCTTAATTGATTATTAGAAGAACTAGCACCAATTGTATATTCTTGTAACATAATTTTTTGAGTTACATTAGAATAACCTAATGGAAGAGTAGAATATATTGGATCAAACTTAAATGCAGTACCAGTACTATATGCTTTGAATATTATACTATTATTACCATCATACATACCAGTAGCACCATCATAAAATACATATCGACCACCAGATTGTGATGTAATATAACTACCATTTGTGTGTACTGCAAAACCAAAACTACCTACATTTATGTCAAGTCTTGCATTAAAAGCAGAAGAAAATGTTGGTCCTATTGATACTTTACCAGAATCCTCAACTAAGAATATACTTGCACTATTACTCCAAGTTGCACCAGTTCCAACAACTTTCATAATACTTGCTGTAGTACCTTTAACAAATAATGTACTTTGTTGAGTGTTAACAAATGGACTGAATCCTGCAAAAGTATAGTTTGAACCAATCCATAAGTTTCCTATAGTACCCATTGGGTTTTGAAACTCTATTGCATTTCCCCATAAGTTTGTTATTTGATAACCATTAAATTTCCATCCATATCTAAACAATGTATCTGTACCTATAACAATTTCAGCACCACCAGGTGAGTATATAGCAGTTTTACTACCAAAAGTAATAGAACCAGTAGGTATCGGAAAGTAAGAAGCAGAAAATGTTGCACCTATTACTCTTGTATCACCACTAAATATACTATCACCTTGTTCATTTACAACTAGTGATAATGTACCACCAGTTGACGAAACTGAAAATCTACTACTTGATGTAACCCCAGTACCAACTGATAAAGCACCAGTTCTTACGTTTGAATATGTTCCTATAGAAACATTACCTAAAGTAGTCGAACTACTAGTAGTTGAGAAAAACGAAAACTCACTTGAAGATTCATCCCATATAAAAGCTTGTGTAGCACCAGTACCTCTATTTATAAATAAACCAGAATCCATTGTCGGTGTTCCTAATTGATCACCGGCCAATAACATTATTGGGTCTTTAACAATTAAGTTTTCTGAATTTACTGTTGATGTTGTTCCAATAATCAATAGATTACCATTGATAGTAATAGTATCACCATCATCAGTTATTATACTATCACCTAATATAGACTGACCAAGCCATTTAGTAACACTATTGGTTGTACCAGATCCAGAAAATCCACTACTTATAGGTGTCCAACTAGTAGTAACTGTAGAATCGTTTCCAGATAAATAATAAAGCTTGTTAGTATTTGTAACTAATAAAGTACTATAATTCTGTTTTAACTTTTCTGGTATACCATCAAATGCATTATATAAATCGATATTACTAAAATTAGCAATAATTCTTAATCCGCCTTTAACATCTGTAACATCAGCAATTGGATAGTTTGGGTTATTGTGTCCTAGTATGTCACCAAATTGAATACTCATTTATTTTTATTTATTTTTGAATTTTATAATGTTGTTATTGTTACTGTTGTTCCATTACCATAACTATTATCAGCAACTGCAATATATACAGTATATGATACTAATGCACCACTTATTGTCGTAATTGATAGTGCAGAAGTTCTTTTTATAAATGCGGTTAGTGTACTTGATACGGTTGGTGGTGGAATCGATTCTGGATAAGGAGTTACTGTTAAAGATGAAAGATCTCCTAATGAAGAAGGATAAGCAAATACCAATCTTGAACCAGCACCCCCATCATTGGAAGCAAATTTTTGTGCCTTAGTACCAAATTTATAATTTCCAAGTCCTTCCACAATACTTTGAAGAGTAACTGAATCATATGTATCAACATCTGTTTGAGTAAGACTTATCGAAGCTGATCCAATATTTGCATATCCATAGTAAAATACATTACTAAATGCTAATGATGCACTAACTGGTGTACTATCACTTCCAGTTGCCGCAATTACTTGCGAACCAGATACAATTAAACCAGTTTTTGGTTTTGATATTGTTGTAGTATAAGTAGTACCACTAGATAATCCAGTAGTAGATAAAGTTGCACTAACTTTTGGATATGAACCTGAACTAAATGTATATGATCCAGTTACTGTAGATGGGGTTGAAAATCCAGTAGTTGCTGCAGGAATACTACTTGTTCCAGTATATTTAACTATACATCCATTAGGCACTGTTACTGAATTCGATGTACTAAATGTACCTACTGAAAACGTAGCCATACTTGTTCCAGTACCTTTTATTACAGTCGGTCCAAATAGTGTAGTACCATCAGACTCATATATCTCCCATCTAGAAACAATTGTTGGAGTAACTAATGCAGTTGCAGCTAAGTCTATTTCAACTTGTTGATTATTTAACTTACCAACTAATCTAGCGGGGTTTTGTTGAGGTAAATCACCTTGAAAAACCAAATTATATTCAGATAAAAGTAATATTAAGGTTCTATCATATAAATAATTATCAAATACTAAGTTGTATTGTATTGAACTTGTATTAGTATTCAAATTATATTGACCCGATAAATTATTCATTGTTATATTAGTTTGTGAAATTCCTCTAAAGTTGATATTTTCATTATAAGAATTCACTATATTTTGACTACCAATTCCCTTACCATTAGCAGTATTGTATACATTACCCCATTGAAATGCTTTTATTGGATTATATAATCCAATATCATCTATCCAATAACTAATATTTTGTGTATTAGTACTTACTATATTTGTACCTCTCTCACTTCTATAAATTATTTTATTAGTAAATCTATCATACTTAATTTCATCATAACTAATATTATAGTTTGGAGTCGTATAAGAAAGAAGTGTCCATTCTGATAAGGCTAATGAAAAATTATCAAGTGATGCTAATGTATTAACTCCAGAGATATTACTCCAAGCTCTACCACCCCAATAAACAACAGAACCGGTTGCGTAGGATGATGAAGGACCCGCCCATATTTTATATCCGGCAACTGTTTGATCATATTTAGGATTATAGAATTTACCTTCTCCAACATCATTTAATATTCCTTGTGAATTTGTTGTTAGGTATATTTCTGTACCACCATATAAATCAATATCAGCATCTGTTATTCTATAAGTACTAGATGATGACAATGTTGACAATCCAGCAAATGCTGTAGCAGTTATAGTAATAACCGGTGTTCCAACTCCAGAAGACCAGCTAAGATTACCAACACCATCTGTTTTTATAACTTGCCCAGAAGTTCCATCTGATAAAGGTAGTTTATATTGATTATTAATGTCTACTTTACCACCTAAATAAACCGTATCTGCACTATCAACTATTAAATCTTGACCACCAATAACAACTGTATTAGATAAACCAGGATCAACTGCTGCTCTAGAAGATGATATAAAAGTAATGTTAGTATTTTCAGTTCGTGTAGTAAATCCATTATCAATATCAGTAATAAAAATTCCACTATAATCACTCACCAGAGTATTCTTTGAATTTAATAAACCAATAATATTTCCAATTGATGTTAAGTAAGTTTCATTATTACCGTTAAATTTTAACTGACCATCTCCACTTATTCCTTTTACATAACCACCATCTTTTATTATTAAATTAGGTGCATAAACAGAGTTTGATTGTGTTCCAACAATCTGAGAACCACCAATAATAACACTATTATTAACGGTATTTGAAAATCTTGAACCATCTGATGATATAAATGCAGGAACTCTATTACCACTTGTTCTCACAGTGGTTGCTGTTGTAAACTCTAAAACATTTGTTACTCCTAATTTTAAATAAGAGTTGTTATTTTGTAATAAAAATTGATTTGCACCATAACTTAAACTAATATAAGATGTATTCATTATTACAGATGAACTTAAACCAGTTAGTTGAATAGTATTATCATCCATAGTTAAAGTAGAACCTGTTATTGAAGATGATAATTGTACATAATTACCATAACTACCATTATTATCTAATCTTAAACTGGCTGATCCACCATTAGATCTTAGACGAGTATTTAGATCTAAGTATATAGAATTCGTACCGGTTGTTTTACCAATAGATAATGTTTGTGCAAGTGAACCTATTCCACCACCTGATCCAATTGGTGTAATAACACCTAAATGATCTTTTTGTGTTAAAACTCCTAATGTATCATATCCAACTACGAATCCACCAATTGAAGAAGGTGTTGCCACAGTTATCATATTTACTCTACTCTCAAAAAGAACTAATGCCATAATTTTATATAAAATATTTTGTACCTTATATATTATTTTTTATATTTGTAAATTAAAGGAAAGCAACATGATTATTACTAAAGGTGAAATAAGTGAGAAGAAAAATAAATCTAAGATATTTAGATTTGAAAATGAAGAGTATGAAAAGGAACATTATAGTAAATTTGACTTACATCAAACTAAAATAAAAACAGGTAAATTCTTTTTGTATGAGTCTGTTACTGGAAGAGGTCAATCAGTTTTGACTTATCCTAAGTTGGGAGTTTTCATAGATACTTATCTGGTAGATCAAGCTTTAGAAGTTGAATGGATTGATACTCGAAGAACTTGGGAGTATAAAGTTGAATATGAATATGATTATAATGGTAAAATATACACTAATCTTGTCGCTGAAGATAAATCTGAATTAAAAAGTTTAATTCTATGGGATGATGTAATGTATGTTTATGGAATTTGGGATATAAAACCGGATTGGAAACAATTAAGACAAGCATATGAAAGAACTTTATGGTTCAAAAAAACAAAATCTGAACTGAGAAATTCTCAAATAAATAGAATACTAAATGGATAAACAACAAATAATCGACCTAGTAATTACAATGAAAAGTGATGCAGTTAAACTTCAAATATTTGACGCAGCGAGTGCTCTAAGAAGTATTGAGAATACTTTTAAAGGTCAGTTTGTATTTCCAGAAGAACAAAAAGAAGTCACTGTTGAAAATTTTATATCATTACTAAATCATTATATCCAAAGAACCCAGGATGAAGAAACCAAATCTTATCTAAAATCTATTTTAAGAGATTTCAAGATAAATTTAGTATCTAGGTAATTGCATATCAGTTGTAATCTCAATCTTAAATCCAAATCCAGAATCATCATCTGATGTATATCTAACTTCTGAGTCATATCCTCTATCACCGCTAAATGTCATTGGTTTTGGACCAGTCATTTGTTGTTGTCTTCTCATTTGATTATTTCTTTCTTCTGATTCTTGTTGAGCAATCATTTCTTCAAATGTTAAACCCGGTGGAGTCGGAGGAGTTGGATCATCTTGACGAGTTGTAAATTGTTCTGGTTGATGTCCATATTTACGAAGTAGTTGTTCTGCTTCCCAACTTGGAATATTTGCTGGTCTAGTTTCCTCTGATTGAGGTTCGATCATTGTTACTTGAGTTCTTTCCATAACTTTTTATTTATTTTATAAGGTATATATAAAAAATTGTCACTATATTTGTACTCAGAAAGAAAAAAAGTTCAAAAATATGAAAAGGAAGAAAAACTTTTTAATATATAGAACTATAAAACATATATCGCGTTAAAGTGTAAAGGTTGCATGAGACTCTCATAAGGTCTACGGGGTGGTTCGAATCCACGATACGCTACAAAAGAGATAGATAACGATTTAGATACAAGTCTCAAAGAATATATCGCGGGATAGAGCAGTAGGCAGCTCGTGTGGCTCATAACCATAAGGTCGGAGGTTCGAGTCCTTCTCCCGCTACTAAAAGAATAAAAAAAGTTAAAAAAGATTTGGTGAATTAAAAACTTATCGTATCTTTGTAGAAGAATTAAAAACAACAATTTAAAAAATAGAAAAAATGACAACAATTACTAACATAACAATAGCTATCGAAGCCATAGGCGGGTATGAAGCGGGGTATACAATACCATCGGTCAGAAGCGTTATGTGTATAAAGTAATGAGTTGAAAAAACATTATTATACAACAAACCCAATCTGACGTAAAAATCAGATTGGGTTTTTTTATTGAATTATATCTGGGTAGATATGCAAGTGGTTAAAGCTGGCAGACTGTAAATCTGTTCTCATTCGAGTTCGGGGGTTCGAATCCCTCTCTACCCACCAAAATATGGTGTATTCGTCTAGCGGTAAGGATTACGCTTTTTCAAAGCGGAGGACGTCGGTTCGAATCCGACATACACTACAAAAAACATAATCGGGATGGATTATGGTGATAGCCGGGTCTGTAAAACCCTAGCAGGAGAGTTCGAGTCTCTCGCATCCCACTGCAAGCTGCTATCGTCTAACGGTAGGACAACATCTTCTCAAGGTGTGAGATACGGGTTCGACCCCCGTTAGCAGTACAAAAATTGGGTTAACTTCCGGTGTAGGAACCGGCGTCCTCAGGTAAGGGAGGAAGCTAACAAAGCTAAGGAAAATGGTGGTAAACAAACCACAAGGTGCGAGACCCCTTTAGCCCACAAAGTAGATATTTGAGTGTAAGCAAGTACAATATCAGTCGTTAGGTTCTTACAGACAGTGAACGATGGTCCGAATGTCATTATTCGGTGATGGATACCAGGCAACTCCATCATATATGATCCGGTCTTCTAATGGTCAGGAAGCAAGGTTTTCATCCTTGTAATCAGGGTTCGATTCCCTGTCGGATTACAAAAAAACTGGTAAGTAGCTTAGACGGTAGAAGCATCTGTCTTATACACAGAAGATAGTCGGGTTCGATACCCACCTTACCAACAAAATCGCGGGAGTCGTATAATGGCTCGATTATGCTGGCTTTCCACGTCAGAGACGAGGGTTCGATTCCCTTCTCCCGCACCGCAGACTTTTTTGACTTTTTTATTTTAATATATATAATAAAAAAGTCTGAAAATGTCAAAAAATAAAATAAAGTATCACTTTTTGTATAAAACTACAAATTTGATAAATAGTAAGTATTATTATGGAATGCATAGTACCTATAAACTAGATGATGGTTATTTAGGATCTGGTAAAATGTTAAGATACTCAATACGTAAATATGGTAAAGAAAATTTTAACATCGAAATTATAGAATTTTTTCCTTCAAGAGAAGATTTAGTAAACGCTGAAATGAATTTGATTACAGAAGAAATGGTAGTTGATAACAAACTATGTATGAACCTTAAAAAAGGTGGTTTAGGTGGATTTACAAAAGAACAATCTCATAAAGGTGCATTAAGGATGTTAGATATAATATGGAGTGATAGTGATTTTATAACAAGACACAACGAAAGAAAAAGTAAGCTAATCAAAGAACTATATCTAAGTGGTAAAATAAAAAGATGTGACTGGACTGGTAGAAAACATAGTAAAGATACTATAGAGAAAATGACTTTATCTAAAAAAGGACAAGGATTAGGAGAATCTAATTCACAATTCGGAACTTGCTGGATAACAAAAGATGGAGAGAATAAAAAAATAACAAAAGAAAAATTAGAAGACTATTTGATGGATGGTTGGATAAATGGAAGAAAATAATGCGAATGTAGCTCAGTGGTAGAGCTTCTGCTTGCCAAGTAGAAGGCCGCCGGTTCGACCCCGGTCATTCGCTCAGTATAAGTGGTTTAAGTTATAGAAATCTCTATATCTAAGACGTTAGATGAAAAATTTTTATACACCACTTTAATTATAAAGATAGTAGTAATATAAAGCGTTACTTCGTATTCAAACGACTATTATAGGTTCGAATCCTATTGTCTGCTCAAATAATTAAAAATGCAGATATAGTGTAATGGTAACACAGTAAAAACACGTTTAATAAACTTTCTCTATCTTACTTTGGGGCTATCGTATAATGGCTATTACACAGGATTTGCAATTCTGATATGAGATTTCGACTATCTCTAGCTCCACAAAATAAAAATTAAATATGAAAACTAAAGAACAGTCGCTGGACGCACTTTAGTCACAGAAGAATATAAATCTTACTGTGACGGTAATAAAACAGAAAGAATTAAAAGATCATTAGTAAAAAATGGTTCTCGTAATGATAGAAAATTACAAAAATATTCTGATAAATTTAACAAAATGTTTGAGTTTTACTTCAAAATTTACAGAAGTGGTTTAGTTAAATTTTGTGGTGATATTGTTAAGGTAGACTTTGATGTAAATGGCTCAGAAGGAAAATTTGCATTTAGGGAATATGATAATGGTCGTTTTAAACTAATAACACCTATATCAAGACACCCTAATATACTTCAATCCGTAATCATTGGTAAAAAAGGTTGGGGATTATGGGTAAATCAATGGACTGATGGAATTGTTGATTGGTCATTCACAAAAGAAGAAATACTAAAAGAATTTGAATTAAGAGATATAGAAATACCAGAATCACTAATGATTGAATGGGATAAATTGATACTAAAAAGAAAGATTATACGTAACGAAAATTATATGAAGTCTATTAAAATCTGAGATTATTCTCAGATTTTTTTATATACCTTTACTTAAATTTGTTAAGTGTTCAGTAATATCGGCAATTGTTAAAATGGCTGATTTTTCTGCATCTTCACTACTAATTTCCTTATTATTCTTATCAATTCCAGTAACCAATGAATCTATATCAAAATGTAAGTCTGATATTTTTAGGTAAATTTCATCAATTGAGGTTTTTATTTCTCTTGCACAAATATTTATTAAACCCTCTAGATCAGAAATAGGTAAGGTAACTTTTTTAGTATTATTATTACTAATTTTATTGGTATTTAATTCAACATAACTTTTCACACCACTAACTACAATATTTCTATTTACATTTGTTTTATCACCACCACGTTTACTAACTGCAAAATCATCACTTATTATCTGACTATAATCTAAAATATGTACATCTATATTGCTATCAGATTGATTTTTAAGACATATTACATAGTAGTCACATGGTTTTAATGTATTAACTTTAATAACATTACCTGCTTTATATAATTTTATTTGATATGTTACAATATCTTCACCGGTATCTTCCTCAGATGGAACTGTTTTAAATTCAGCAACAGATAATTCACTATATGATTTTGATGCAGTAATATCTGCAATTGCACGACCAGCAGTTAATTTACCATGAATTAGTGAAGCAAGAAATCCTTCTAATAAAAATCCAGCACTTGACTCATTGAAATTGGTTCTTAGTTCATTTAGATATTGTAATATTGTAATTAATGAAATTTTGTCTTTAATAGTTATATTATTATCATTTACTAGTTCATTTATCTGTGATAATAATTTTACTTTTTTCTGTAAATCATATTTATCTTTTTTTCTACTATTTGGATTTTTAGTTAATATCTTATCTAATATCGTAACGTATCTAGCCATTCTAATATACATATCATCATCCACTTTAATATTTACCCAACCTCTCGGATAAGTAAAGTTTTCAAATTTCATTATTTCCATATTGTATATATTAAATCTTTTACTTACTTTTGTAAAAATTAAAGATTATGGAGTTAAAAGATTTTCTAATAAAAACAGGTTTAAAATCTTCTGAGGTTTCATTTTTCTATAAGAATAGAACTGATGAAAGACCGGTTGAAGTAAAAATAATTCAATCTAATAAAAAAGGAATGTGGGAAATAATTAGAAAAAGTCAAATTCAAGATAGAACTGAATATTCTGGTTTTTTCACAACTTTTTCTACTCTCTGGATTAAAACTCCATCAAGATTTTTAAAGGTAGGTAAATTATTACAAGAGTTGGATGCAGTTGAATAAAGATACACCAAGAAGAATTAAACAACGTAAAGATTGTCGTACTGTACAAGAGATTAGAGATTTCTTGTTACAGTATTTTGACTTACACGATAGATACGAAAACAGACAGTTTGGTCACCAAAGTAATTTCACTTTAACTTATAAAGATAAACCGAGAGGTAATAATCATACCGATATTAGTATAAAACTTGTGTGGTATAATGATGAAGATTTAGTTACTGAGGTTAAACTAGAATGGTATAAAGGTTGGAGAGACAACGATCGAGAATATAAAAATTACGAATGGACATTTAAGAATGAAGATTATAATGATGAATGTTGGTTTCTATGGAATGATCAAGGTCGAAGAGATATAGTTGAAAACTGTGACATATTGACAGAGATTACAAATTTTATCATTAAATATGAAAAAAGATTACCACGTGCTCTCTCAAGAGATAATAAATTAAAACAATTGCTCGGGTTATAGTATAAGTTTATATTATATATCATGATGTTACATGTTTTTGAAAATACTAATAAAAAATTAAATATAAAATGAAGAAAATTGAATACGATCCATTTGTAACCAGACAATTCTCACAGAATTTTTCTGGAACTAAAGTATCACTAGAAATTAAAGATGAACTTTTAGAAGTGATAAATGATGCTTATGAGCATTCTTCATCTGAAACCATGTTAAACTCTGACTGGGGTTTCTGTAAGTATCTTATCTTACCAAATGAATTTGGAGTTAAATGTGCAGTTAGAGAAATCACACTAGATATTTATCCTTATATTAGAACTGACTATGTTCAAAGAACACCTGAGGAATTACCAATCTTGTCCAGATTTGCTCAATTACCTCCTGGGTTTAAGTCACAAGAAGCCAATTATATTGTCTTAGTTCTTTACACAAGAAGACAATTAGAAAAAGAATTTAAACCTAAAGAAGAAGGACAAGAGTTTTACTTTGATGATTCTGTTAAATGGGGTATTGTTTCGATAATGGGAACTATGGAACCGAAGCCAGATCCACTTGTGCCAATTACAATTATGAGAAATGCTTTAGGTGTTGAAGAAGGTGGTAATGGAGAAACACTAGATAGAAAAGTTTATAACGAATCAGTGGAATTCTGGTCTAAATATATTTTAGTTAAGTAATGAAAAAATTTATAATCACATTTATCGTATCATTTATCGTATTCTATTTAATAGAGTATTCACTACACTATTTCTTTGATATAGATCTCGATACACTTGAATTAGGATGGCTAGGATGGCTTGGTTTCATAATTGCTTATGGATTTAAGTTTCACATCTTTTGTTGTCTTATACCTCTTATTTTTACTTCGTATAAGTGTAAACATAAAAAATGTGAACACGATCACTGTAAAAAATAAATCACCTTTTAATAGGTAAATACAAATATATGTTGTATATTTGCAAAACAAAATAAATAAAAATATGGAACTTAAAGACATAAACGTAGATACAATTACATCAGATGAACTTTCAAAGGTTGACTTTTCAGTGTTTGCTAGTTTACTAACAGACTTAAAAAATGAACATTTAACAACTGATGAAGAAAGAAAAACTTTCTTAACTGTTTTAAAAAGAATGTATGGTGGAGACTCATTTCCACACGTTGACATCTATCTTAAAAATACTCAATCTGGAGAACTTATTGAGAAGAAATTCGTTGATATGGTAAACGGAGTTACTAGAGTAACTAGTGAGAACTATGACTTTTCATATGATGAAAATAATAAGAAAGGTGAAATTAAATCTATTAGAGTAATGTCTAGCAAAGATAAAGATAAGTATCCTGTACAAAGATCAATGTCTATCTTTGAAAAACAAACCTGTCTTTCTAATACAAGTTTTCAGCAAATTAAACCAAGTGAGTTTGACTCAATGGTTGGTGTGTTAGTTTACAAAGATGGTATAAGTATATACAATGTTCCAAATACAGTATTCCACCCAACAGTAATTAAGAAAACTGATAAGACTAAGAAAGCTTTTATCAAAGAATTAAATGATGCTGGTAAAATTGTACTATCTGGACAACACAAGTCTAACTTAACAGAAGGACAAATTGGATTTAACGAATTAAAAAAATATCTTAAATTCTCACTTTATGTAAAAGATGGTAACTACTACTACATTGAGAATGGTAAGAAAACTGACAAACTATACACTAACTTAGATTTTAGTGATTTACTATAATAAAAAAGGAGACTAATGTCTCCTTTTTTTATTTCTTATATTTAAACTCTTCCATAAATTCTACTGGAACTCCAAAGTAAAACTTACTATAAGTTTTCTTAATATTCTTATACCAATCAGACTTATAGATAAATATCATATACTCATAAATCATATCAATTGGCATTTCAGTATTTTCATACCAATACTTTTTAAATTCATCAGTAAGATTATCTTCTATACCTGCAAGAGGAACTGTTCTTATACTCCCAGGACTTGAGTTTCTATTTGCATCATAATCTGTGTATCCATAATAATCAGTTGATATTGATGTTGGATTACTTGTAAAGTAAAAAGACTCCCCAGGATTACTATTTATAAGATAAACAAATGAAACCTTTTTAATACTCTCGTGTCTAAAATAGAATCTCCATTCATTTCTATGTTTTATTCTTTTATAATTATCAATATTCTGAAATACTGATAAATCATAAGAATCTTTGATCTCATTTATATAACCTAAAATTATTACCAATTTGTTATCATCGATTTTACTCAAGTGATAAGAATTATTATAAGACAGTTTATCTTTTAAATTAGTAAGATTAGTTTCTTCAAAAAAGATACTACAGATTCTTTGCATAAAATGTTCTTTAGGTTCATCTTTACAAGAAAGTAAAAAGGATTCTGCAGGAACACTACCTAAATATGTTTTCTTAAAAATCTTATTATAAGGTATGATATTTTGATTAGCACCTAAGAAATCTTCTAATAAAACTTCTTCATCATTATATAACATAGTTTTACTATTAGTAATAGTAGTAGTAAAGTGAACCAGAATTAAATTCTGGCTAACATTCTCGAAATTACTTTTATCAATATCTTTTATAGAAACGATATTCAAATGGTTATTTAAGAAAGTATAAAATGACTTAAATGCCTTTGTTGGATTTTGAAAGATTGTTTTCGGTAGAATATAAAAAACATCAGCTTCTTTATTTACATTTTTAATTACATCCAGTGTTTTTACTATAAAGAATATACATTCTTCTTTAACACCATCAATATTATATAATCTTTTCAATCTATCAATCTCAGGTTTTCTATCTTTTAAAGATAATGCTGGGGTTCTATAAGGTGGGTTACCAACTAATAAAATTCTATCACAATCTTCGATGAAATCTTTATCTAAATCAAAGTCATAAATATTCTGATTTATCAACTGACAATTATCTATTGGTGCAAACTCAGAGAAAACTTCTTCATCTATCTCAACTGCAACAATCTTATTTTTATAAATCTTTCTAAATGATTTTACAAAGTTACCAGAACCAAAAGATGGTTCTATAAAAACAGTTTTATCAGTAATCTCAACAGGTAGTTCTGAAATAATTTTATCAGTACCTTCTATCTTAGTATTATACTGACCAAGTATCTCTACCTTTGTATAATTATCTTTATTTGTTGCTTTTCTCATTGTAAAAATTCTTTATTATTATATGAGTTTATATGATTAAAGTTTCAACTTTTACTTGTATTACCAATACAATTCACTATCTTTGTAATCTAAAATATATGAATATGAACGGAACTGTGCAAGTTGTGCTAGTGAATAAAGAAGGATTAGTATTAGGTGTATCAAGAAAGACAGACCACAATGATTTTGGTTTAGTTGGAGGATCATTAGAAGACTATGATGTAACACCAGAAGCTGGTGCTTTAAGAGAAACAAAAGAAGAAACTGGATTAGATATTACTAATCTAAAATTGATATATGTAAAAGTAACTAGAGACGGAAGAATAGGTTATACCTATTTGGCTGACTATTCTGGTGAAATAGAATATGACGAACCACACGTAGTTAAATGGACAACATTTAGCGAATTGATTAAAGGTTCATTTGGTCATTGGAATTTACAAGTTTATCAATCAATGTTAAATTTAGGAATAGAAGTTAAGTAATGAGTAAAAAAGAAAAATTAGAAGAACTTTATAAAAAACTAACAGACGGACAAAGATTTGGATTTAATTTTTTGTATGGTTCACCACATACTATAAGTGATGATAAAATAGATAAAGCCATTTCAATCTGTGAAAAGTATAGCAGTATAAAACCTAATGTTATTACTACACTACCTGGTATAAATTTTACAAGTTCAACCGCATCTGTTACACCAACAGTAACATATTGTTTGTGTGGGAATATTCCATCAAAAGGCGATATATTTTATTATCAATCAAAGTATAGTAAAGTTCCACTTGAAGGTATCGTTGATATTATTTATCATGACTCAATTCGTTCCAAAAATGGAACTGCTTATAAATTTGATGAAATCATTGTTAAACCAAAGTTTGTAATAAGAGACGAAATACTAAATGAAATACTAAATGGGAAAGATAACTAAAGAACAAGTACAAAAACTTCAAGAACAACAAGACAATCCAAGGTATCATCCTTATACGTGTTGTTCTTATGATGGATGCGAACGAGATAAACAACCAAATTGGGGAGCTTTAATTCCAACAGAAGATTGTTGGATCTGTCCGTGTGGAAAATATAAACAAGAATATCGTGAAGAAGCCTCAAATTAAATTTTGAGGTTTTTCTTTTTTATTCAAATAATTTACTTATATTTGTAATCTAATACAAAATATAAAATATGCAATCTGAAATTAAATATTCCAGTAAGTTCACAAACTTATTAAGACTTATCGACCACCGTGTCGCAAAAATACTTTTAGACATTGAAAATAAAAGTCTTATAGTTACACAAAACTATATTGATCTTACCGACAAAAAAGATACTGTATCTTTTACACCTGATAGAAAAGTTGCTGAAATAAAAGCCAGTATACCTCAGTTGTGGAAAACTACCGAAGATACAAGACATCTTACACACGGTTCTGCAAATGATAAAATTTACGAAGATTTAGGATATGAAAAACCTAATAGAGATCCTTGGTCACCAGAGTATGGTACTTTAGGAACTATCTTAGGTGAAGCTAAGTCACGCACTACTGATAAAGTTTTTGTTATTTTTCAACAATATGAAGGTGACTATAAAGTTGTTGTAAACAAAGCTACTTTGATACAATCAAGTAATTTTAATAAAATCTGGTCTTCTAATAGAAACTCTATTAGAATCGGTAGATTGACTAGATCAATTCTATCTTCTGTTGGTGCAACATTTACAGAGAAAGACATTGAAGAATTTACTAATAAGTTTAAGGCGGCTTATGACTTTAATAAAGATGCTACCAATAAATTTGATATAGTATCCGGTGAAGATATTGCAAAATGGTATCACTATGAGAAATACACTAAAGGTGGTGGTACACTTAATAACTCTTGTATGGCTAATGTAAAATCAGATTTCTTTGATATTTATGTTCAAAATCCACAAGTTAAATTAGTTATTCTTTATGATGATGCTGGTAAACTCGAAAATGGCAAATATACTTCTGATAAAATCAAAGGTAGAGCTATTCTTTGGGAAGGTGCTAAATGTGTTGGTGTAGAAGGCAATATAAACTTTATGGATAGAATTTACACAAGTAATGATTCTGATACAGATTTGTTTATAACATTTGCACAATCAAAAAACTTTTGGTATAAAAAATCACAAAGTATGGATTTTGAGTGTACTATCTGTAATGGAGTTATCGAACAAAAAGCTAACATCACAGTTGATTTGGATGAAACTAACTTTTCTTTTTATCCTTATACTGATACAATGTCTTTTGCTAACTTAGATGATAATACATTGATGAACTTCAATGATAAATATGATAGAAGACTTAGAGGTACAAACGGTGGATATGAAGGTTCAGACGATCACTATTATGATCCACAAGAATACGATGAAGATTATTATGAAGAAGATTAAATAAAAATCCTCCAATGTGAGGATTTTTTTGTATCTTTGTACTATGAAAATCAAACTACAAGATGTTAAAGAAGAAATCGAAGATATAATCGATGGTGTTCTTGTAGAACTAATTGATGATGATTTTGAAGTTAGAAAAGTTTTTGTAGATTCTGATACTTATAATTTTGGTGCTAGACATATTATAGATGTTTATATAACCAAAGATAAAAAAGGATTTAAAATAAGTAAAATACAACCAAAGGTTTTAACAGTTGTTGATTTTATGAAACGAAGATATAACGCAATTATATCTTATCAAACAATGGAAAGTAATAGTAAAAGAGAATTTCATAAAACCTTTCCTCTTTTTAAATATAATCTTATAAAGAAATTTAAAATAACTATAACTATTTAATAAAAAAATCATATAATTTATGATAGTATTTATACTAAAAAGAAACAACGATTCAATTGGACTATTCAAGTATCGAAACCCTAAAACAAGGTATCATTGATACTTTAAGGAATTGGGAATGGAATGTAACTGATATATTAATCGAAAATGATCAAATTAATATATCTTTTAATGCAGAAACTGATGGTGTTATAAAGTTTTATGAGGAAGACACCACCGGAAGTTGGCACTTTGACGAAGTAACTGTTATTTAAAAAATTAAAACATATATTATGATAATCAAATCAGAAATAAACCCGAAAGACTTTGAAGTTGGTACAATTATTGGCCGTTTTCAAGTAAACAAACTACACGATGGTCATAGATCACTAATCAACTACGTATTAGATAACCATAAAAAAGTAATCATACTTTTAGGTGTATCAAGAGTTCAAAACACTCGTAAAAATCCACTAGACTTTGCTTCTCGTAAAGCAATGATTCAAAAAGAATTTCCTTCTGTTATGATCTTACCTATTCAAGATCAAAGATATAACGAAAAATGGTCTCACGATGTTGATTCTATTATCCCTATTCCATTCGGTGAGAAAAAAACTGTAATCTACGGAAGTAGAGACTCTTTTATTCCTTACTACTCTGGTAAATTCCCAGTAATCGAATTAGAAGAAAGTGTTACTTACAACGGTACAAATATCCGTGAAGAAGTTGCCAAAGAAACTTTAGACTCTGACGACTTTAGAGCAGGTGTTATCTACTCTTCTTTTAACCACAGACCTACAACTTTCCCGACTGTTGATATTGTTGCACACGATAATGAAGGTAATATACTTTTAGGTAGAAAACCTAATGAGAAATTATTTAGATTTGTTGGTGGTTTTGTTGATACTTCAGATAGTTCATTTGAAGCAGCAGCTTTAAGAGAACTTAATGAAGAAACTGGTGGTAACTTAGTGGTAAATAAAAACTTAACATACATTACTTCTCAAAAAGTAAATGACTGGAGATACAAAGGTGAAGAATCTGGTATAATGACTACATTATATTTGGCAACAAGACACTTTGGATTTGCGAAAGCTTCTGACGACATAGCTGAAGTAAAATGGGTACCTGCTCAAAAATTTAGTAATTATGATGGTATTAGAACTGGAATTGTTCCAGAACACAGAGAGTTGATGAAAACTTTCATTGATAAAGTTTACGATCAAAATCTTATGCCAATTGGTGAAAGATTAGAAGAAAGAACTAATGTAACCTATACAGCAGAGTAATGAATAATCCAGTTATAAAGGTAGGAAATGGTTTAATGATGTTACAATCTTATCCATTTAATTGGATAAGAGAGTCAGTTTATACTGGCAGTTTTGGACCACCATTTTACTATTACATATTTTTAGGTGATATGTCTGGTGGTCCTACGTGTGTCTATAAAGAGGAAGAAAATGAACTAGCTATTTCTGACTTAAAGTTTAAAGTTGAAAGTATAGAAGAAGCAGGTAAAATAGTTCTTAAACTTACACAAGGTATGGGAAAGAATTTGGAAGGAACTGTACATGAATCTGCTGCAGACATTAGAGATAAAAAGATAGAAAAAATATTAAATTAAATATTATGAGTTTACAAAGACAAATTACTCGAAAATTAGAAAGAGCCATTGCTGATAAAGATTGGACTTCTTTACAAGGTATTCAAAAATACCTAACAAAAATTATTACAAAACCAGACAATTTAATTCTTTGCTCTGATGCTTACAAATACTCACACCATAAATTCTATGGTGATGAAATGACCAAAATGGTTTCTTATATGGAATCTCGAGGTGGTAAATTCTCAGAAACTTTGTTCTATGGTTTACAAATCATTATCAAACAATACTTAGAAGGTATCGCTATTACCAAAGAAGAAGTTGATGAAGCAGATGATTACTTAGCATCTAAACTAGGAGTATTCGGTAGAGACGATGTATTCGACCGTTCTAAATTTGATTACATTGTTGATAAATATGATGGTAAATTACCTATCAGTATTAAAGCAGTTCCAGAGGGAACTGTTGTAAATACAAAGAATGTACTTTTCATCATTGAAAGTTTAGACGAGAAATGTGCTTGGATAACAAACTTCTTAGAAAGTATCTTACTTCAAGTTTGGTATCCAATTACTGTTGCCACTCTTTCAAGAGAAGTTAGAAAAATTGTAACCAATTCATTTTTAGATTCTACTTCTTATGATGATAAAACAATCAATTTCTTAGTTGATTTTGTTTTAAATGACTTTGGTTTCAGAGGTGTATCTTCTGTACAATCAGCGAAAATTGGTGGGTCTGCACATCTTGTCAACTTCTTAGGTTCTGACACTGTAATCGCTTCTAAATTGATTAGAGACGTATATAATACTGAACGAATCTACGGATTATCAATTCCTGCAACCGAACACTCTATTATGACACTTAAAGGCGAAGAAGGAGAGTTAGAACTAATGATGCGAGTTTTAAAAACATTCCCAACTGGATTAGTTGCTTGTGTATCAGATTCATACAATATCTTTAGAGCTTGTTCTGAATATTGGGGAACTGAGTTAAGAGATTTAGTTCTTTCAAGACCAACAACACCTGGTAATCAATTAGTTATTAGACCTGACTCTGGTCACGTTTTAAGAACTTTAAAAGAAATCTTTGATATTCTATTTGATAAGTTTGGTTATACTGTAAATGAAAAAGGTTATAAAGTTCTTCCACCACAAATTAGAGTAATTCAAGGTGATGGTGTGAATTTAGAATCAATTGGTGAAATCTATATGATGTTAAAATCAGAAGGTATCTCTCCAGAGAACTTAGCATTGGGTATGGGTGGTAAATTATTACAAGCTGATATAAATCGTGATACAAATAACTTCGCAACCAAAGCATGTTTCGCAATTGTTGATGGTCAAGAAAGAAATGTAGTTAAATCTCCTACAGAAATGGATGCAGATGGTAACATTACAAAATCTTTCAAAAAATCTAAACAAGGTCGTTTGAAACTTGTTAAAAATGATGATGGTACTTACAGAACTGTTACATCAATGGATGCAGACTTTGATACTGTTAAAGATGAGTTAGTTGAAGTATTTAGAATGGGTAACATCACAAAAGAGTGGAACTTTGATGAAATTAGACAAAGAGCTGCTGTTTTAGTAGAACAAGAATTAGAAGAATTGATAGCATAATGATTAGAGTTAGTCTATCAGAACATAGTATTCAACAAGGGTACAAAAGATTACAGATCAATTCTGATGAATTATCTATAATATGTCACAATGCTATTTCAGATGGCATACCTAAAGAAAAAGTTCGTACATTACTAAGGAATAAAATTAAAAGAGTTACAAATAATACTCTAATAAATGGATGTCAGAACCCATTTATTAGAGTTTATGATAAAAAAATATTTATATTTAACCATTCTTCTAGTACTAAATATAAAGATTATAAACTAATAACATTCTTTAAAATTGATATGTCGGATAATTTATATTATTCAATGATAAAATAAATAAAAATAATATGGAAGAAAGAAAAACACTTGGATTGTCACCACTTATAATAGTTGAACCAGATCCTACTCTTATAGAATACTACAGAATTGCAAAACATTTTGAAGTAAGTGATATGCTTGTAAGTAAAACAGAAGATGGTGAGTGGTTATACATTCAAAGTAATTTAGATCAAAATATATTCTTGTTGAAGAAGTTGGATGATATGGGATTACTTACAGATTCTGGAAAGATATGTGATTGTGGTATTGGATTAGGAACTGCGATTTTTGATATTTATCTTCAATCAAAAAAAATTGAAAAGAATTATTCTTTTGTAGGGATAGAGAAACAATCTAAATATGTAAATTATCTTAATGAAAATCTTTTAGATTATTGGAATAATGATTTACAAATAGTAGAAGGTGATTTAATGGATCAAAAATATGATGATTATAATATCATATATTGTTACACACCTTTTAGAGATATAGAAAAACTTAAAACTTTCTATTTAAAAGTAATAGAAGAAATGCAACCAGGTTCTATTCTTATTGAGAATAAAAATTATGGATTGGGAGAAAGAGATATTCTTACTTCTTTATCAGATAAATTATCTGAAATAGAGTTAGATGGAATAACAGTATTTAAGAAATTATGAGTAAATGTAAAGTAGTACATTTTAGAAAAGCACCTTATGATATAATGATAGATAGGACAACCAAATGGGGTTGTCCTTTCTCTCATATAAGAGATAGAAAAACAAAAGCTAAGTTCCTTGTAAACTCAAGGAAAGAAGCTATTGAAGCTTATAAAGAATGGATTACAAATGGAGAAGGTAAACATTTATTGAATGATCTACACGAGTTAAAAGGTAAAACATTAGGCTGTTGGTGTAAAGATGTTGATGGTAAAGGAAAATCTTGTCACGGTGACGTACTAGTTGAATTAGTAAATGATATGTTTAGAACAGATGGGTTTACTATTTAGGTAAACCAACAACAAAACTAATTGATCTCAATTTTTTACCTTCAAGAAGAGCACCATCAAGTAATTCTTTAGTTTTAAATCTACTATTAGTTCCAGTGGCAAATTCTAAACCGAAACAGTATTTAATAGTAGATCTAGGATCTATCTTCAAAAGGTTATAATTATCTATTAGATATTTTACAAATGGTATAAATCTATCTGATACTTCCTCCCATAAAAATATTCCAAAGATAGGATTTATATCAGTTTTATAAAAACTTACTCTAAAATAATTTGTTTGATAACCTAATTCCGGATAATCTTTATTACCAACAGATGGCCATGAATCACTGGCATTATGTTCTCGTATCTCTATTTCAAAACCTTCATCTAAAAGGTAAGCTAAATACATTTCACAGAAGTCTTGTAATTCCTCTTTTTGTAGTTTAAGTTCTTCTCGACTTTCGTTAAATCTTTTTAAATGTTTCATAATTTATTTAATAGTAACCATAAAGTATACCTCTCTTAATTGTTTTGTATCCAAAGCATTATGTCTTTCTTCAAGAAGTCCTTTAGTTTGATACATTATACTATGCCATCTATAATCTACAAATTTTATATCTGTCTTTCTGTGGTAAGGTACAGTTGAACTTGGATCTACTTTTTCTAAGTTATAATTATCTTTTAGAAATTTAAGAAATGGTAAAAAGTGATTTATTATATCTTGCCATAAAAAAATAGATTTATCTTGTTTTACTAAAGAAACTTGAAAAGGTGTTACACCCGCCGCTAGTTCAGCTCCTCCATAAATCTTCAACTCAAATCCTTCATCTAAAAGATAAGCTAAATATGTTTCACAGAAATCACGTAACTCTTCTCTCTGTAAAGTAAGTTCTTCTTGACTTTCATTAAATCTTTTTAAATATCTCATAAACTATCATCGTTTATTTTAAATGTTATTCTAGAAAGATCCCAATATATATTAACATTATCTAAAGTACTAATATACTCAGATTTTAAATCCATACCATTTGATGAAGTGAAATTTATATAATTAGTAGCTAATTTATAACTCTTTTGTATTCTTAATATAAATGGTATATAATGATCTTTTATATCATCCCACTTAAAATAAGAAGTATGAACACCGTTTTGATTTGTAGTTAAACTTTTTCTAAGAATAATATAGTAACCTCCACTACGTGGTTGTATATCAATAAAAAATCCTTCATCTATTAGATAAGCTAGATTCATTTCACAATAATCTTTTAACATTGCGGTATCATACTCAGCTTTTACCATTTTATATTGTTTATCATCAACAGGTATCATATCTAAATTCTCTTCTGTCCAAGCCAATACTTCTGGGTCAAAATCTAAGGATTCATTAAACTTTTTTAAATGTCTCATACCATTACTCATCTTTTATATAAACATTTATTTGCCATATATTATAAAGTTCAAGATTATCTAAGTCTTTAATATTCACAATTTTATAATACGGTAAATAACCCTTCTCTTTCTTGTGAGGTACTTGATAAATAATCTCTACAGATTGATAATCAAAAAAATTATTAGTTTCTTTAGAATAACCTATTATTTTAGATTTATTATTTAAGTGTGTTAAAAATGGTATATAATGATCCTCTATATCCTTCCAATCAAAACCTGGTGAACCCCAGGCCCCCTTGTGTATAGAGTCAGTCACTAGGCTTATTTTATAAACCCAGTAATCTTCACCATCTTTTATTCCACACACACTATCTACTTTAAGACTGAATTGTGGATCATCAAGCAGATAAGCTAAATTTACTTCACAAAACTCTTTTAACTGGTCTTCACCTAAACTTTCATTAAATCTTTTTAAATGTCTCATAATCTATATATAAAAACATTTGACTAATAAAATCATATAATAAGAAAAAACTTTTTATGGAATTATTCATGTTTGATATAGAAACGGCCGGACAATATAAAGACTTTACAGAATTTGAAAAAAATGATGAACGTGGTTCAAACCTTTTTAAAGGCAAATACCAAAAAATGGGTTGGGAAGAAAAATACGGAAACATATACGAAGCTTATTTAGATAATGCAGGTATTGTACCAACTTATGGTAGAATAGTTTGTATCTCATTTGGTTACTTAGATAACGGTCAAGAAAGAATCTCAAGTTTCTACGGAGACGATGAAAAAGAAATTGTAGAGAAATTTAATAACCTACTTAAAAAGATTGAGAAGAAAGATTTTAATTTATCTGGATTTAGAATAGCTTATTTTGATATTCCTTGGGTAGCTCATAAGTTAGCTAAGTATGGTATTAAACCAGCTGATATAATTACCACTTATAATAAGAAACCTTGGGAAATGAGAATCACTGATATGTCTGATGATTGGAAGTCAAAATTTGCTTGGGCATTCTCATTTGATGAGATGTGTTATGAGTTGGGAATTGAATCTCCAAAGGATAATATGAATGGTGGAGACGTACATGATGCTTACTGGGAAGGTAGAGTTGAAGAGGTAAAAATCTACTGTGAGAAAGACGTAAAAGCCTCAATTAAAGTATCTCAGGTTATTTATTAAAAAACTTCAAAAATAAGGTTTTTTGATATATTTTTATGATATATAGTTTTATGGAAAACCTCACTATCACGTACATAAAGACACATGGACAAACTTTGGAAATGTGGTCCGCAATAGATACAAAAAACAACCTTTCGGTAGGTCATATTTGTATGAATGTAGAGAAAGACAACAGGATAAAATTCCTAGATGCTTGGGTTCATGATGATTATCGCAGAAGAGGAATTTATAGACTTCTATGGGAAACCAGATGGAAATATGTAAATGAAGAATATAAAGGTTATACTATATATGCTTGGTGTAAAGAAACATCATTACCATTACTTTTAGAGAAGGAATTCACTCCAGGTGAAATAGTTACCTATGTTGAGAAAAAAATTTAAACTTTTTATAAAATAAAAATATAAGTTGCATGATGAGACCCTTAAAATCAGTAGCTAAGTACTACTCAAAAGGATTTTTTTTAGCATACGGTTTATTAGCAGTAATAAATCTACCAGAGTTTAACTTCTCTACATTAGCGGAACAGTCACTTATTTTTGGTATAGGTATGGCACTTCTAATTCATGCATTTGAAGACTTCTATAAAACAAAATAAATTATGGCAAATAAAGACAGAAACTTTATAATTAGAATCTCTGAAAAACTATTAGAAGATTTTCAAGAGTTCTGTGATGATAATTCAATGAATGCTTCTAAAAGAATTAGAAAGTATATTGAGAATGATGTAGAAGCTTGGAAGAAAAGAAAATTACAACAACAACAAAATAATCAAAAATAAATTAGGTACTACAAAATTTATTCGTATCTTTGTCATCTAATAAAAATAAAGATATGTTTATACTAGTCGGGTACCTTATTTGGGGCAATAAAGAATAAAAACAAAAAAATTAGGTAGATAAGTAAACTTTTATTACTTTTGTACTATAAAAATAACAAATAAACAAAAAGAGAGAATAAACTTTTAATATATACAATAATGAAAACAACTAATCTAAATATTAACTTAACGCTGAATGTCTTATGTCTAAGACAAAGACCGGGTTTTGCCTTATTTAGAGCAACTGATTTTGATGGTGTGTAATCATTAAATTCAAACTAAATATACAAACAAAACCCGAAATTTAAAAGTTTCGGGTTTTTTTGTGGAAAAAAATAAATAATGGCCCCGTAGCTCAGCTGGATAGAGCAACTCACTTCTAATGAGTAGGTCACAGGTTCGAATCCTGTCGGGGTCACAAAAATAATCACCTGTCGGGGTGGTGGAATGGTAGACACGCAGCACTTAAAATGCTGTGCTCCAGAAGAGTCCCTTTCCCGATACAAAAAATGCGTCTGTGGTGAAATTGGTAGTACACGCTGGGTTTAAGCCCCAGTGGTCAGGAATGATCGTGAGGGTTCGACTCCCTCCAGACGTACAAAAATATGCCTCAGTAGTCCCAGTTGTCTTCTAAACAACTACGGGTAATTGGAAACTGAAAATGTAGGTTCGAATCCTATCTGGGGTACTAATACACAAGCCGAGGTGGTGGAATGGTAGACACGCTGGTCTAAGAAGCCAGTGTCCGAAAGGACGTGCGGGTTCGAGTCCCGCTCTCGGTACAATGAAAGAAATAAATTATATACAGTACACATCATATACATTATTATCAAGTGGTGGTGTATTTAAGGTAAATTCAGCAATGCCTTTACCGAATTTAGATAAACACTTGAATGAGAGTATAAACTTAATTATGTTTGTAGTTCATAATATAAAGTGTAATGATAAAGAAGTAATGTTTTATAATAGAGATCTATTTAGATTGACATATGGATCAAAAGAATGTTCTGAAATGATTATGAAAATGAAACATTCACATATATTAGAATAATGTCGGAGTGATGAAATGGTAGACGTGCTTGGCTCAAGACCGAGTGTCCAAAAGACGTGTGGGTTCGAATCCCACCTTCGATACAAAATATACCCCTATGAGCAAATAGGCAAAGCTTGCTGGCTTAGACCCAGTGGAAAACAATGATACATTCTCGGTTCGAGTCCGAGTAGGGGTACAAAGAAAAATTAAAAAAGATTAGGTAGATTAAAAAACTAATAGTATATTTGTACTATAAATAAAGATAAACAAAAAGGGACAATAAAAATTTAATATATAATATAATGAAAACAAATACTGTAAATATTAATGTGATTACGATTACGAATTGTGTGAATAGCACGACTTCGGGTAATGAGATATGTATGGTATAAAGTTAAAGTATATTATAATAAATTCATAAAAACCCGAACTCAAAAAGTTTGGGTTTTTTCATGTCAAAAAATAAATATTCTTCTATAGTGAAATGGTATCACGTCTGACTGTTAATCAGTTATTCCAGGTTCGAGCCCTGGTGGAAGAGCAAAATTACTGGGTTGCCATAGCCAGGTCGAATGGTTCGGACTGTTAATCCGATGAGCATCGCTCCACCGTGGGTTCGAATCCCACCCCAGTAGCAAATATATTGGCAAATACCAGCCCAACCTGATAAGTTGGAGAACTGTAGTGGTAAGTTGAAAACGTGGGTTCGAATCCCACTTTGCCAACAAAAAAAATAAAATAATAATTATGAAAATGAAAGAGAATTTATTAAATAGTTCGGTTAGTAGTTAAAAAAAGTGATAAAAGTGAGTTATAATTTTTTATATATACAATAAATAAAAAACTATAATGGAAAAAGATAAAATGATAGAACTAATCGAGTTAGGTTACTCACAAAGGAATCTTGCGGAAGAACTAAAAACATCACAATCTAATGTTAAATATTGGTTAAAAAAATTTGAAATAAGTACAAAATATAAAAAAAATAATATAGATAAACATATAATTGATGGTGGTAAAAATTGTCCTAAATGTAATGAGTTAAAAGATGTGGATGACTTTTATAAAAGAAGTAGTATAAATAGAAACGGAACCGCGGGTTATTGTAAAAAATGTAGTAATATTTATCATGGTGCTAGATTAAAGAAAGTTAAATTAAAAATGATTTTATATAAAGGTGGTAAATGTTGTGATTGTGAACTAAACCATGAAAATACACACTATTGTGTTTTTGATTTTCATCACTTAGATCCAAATACTAAAGACCCAAACTTTAATAAAATTAAATATCAAAAATGGGAAAAAATTAAAGAAGAAATTGATAAATGTGTATTATTGTGTGCGAATTGTCACCGTTTAAGACACTCTGTTATCAGTGGATGGTAAATAAATAAAAATAGGTCTATGGTGTAATGGCAACATCCTTCTTTTACATGGAAGAGACGTGAAGTATAATCTCGGTTCGAGTCCGAGTAGACCTACATAATGGTTCCTTAGCTCAGTTGGTTCAGTAGCGTCTGTTTTACACGCAGAAGGTCATAGGTTCGAATCCTATAGGAATCACAATATTGGTAGTTAGCTCAACTGGTTAGAGCACTTCGCTGATACCGAAGAGGTTATGGGTTCGACTCCCTTACTACCAACAAAAAATGGCATAGTGTCTGAGTGGTCGAAAGATGCGGTCTGCAAAACCGTAATGATTAAGTTCATCATCGTAGGTTCAAATCCTACCTATGCTTCTAAATGGTTGGTCACTGTAAATGGCTTCACAGTGGGACGGTACGTGGAATTTATTCCTAAGTGGGTTCGAGACCCACATCAACCTCAATAATGGCGCGGTGGCCGAGTGGCACGTAGGCGGTGGATTGCAAACTCACACACACTGGTTCGAATCCAGTCCGCGCCTCGAGACGAGACTGTTACTAATTCATAGGGGCCCATACGATGTAAGTGTCTGCGTAGAATTAGAAAATGCCGATATAGCTCAATAGGTAGAGTGCCAACTTGGTAGGTTGGAGGTTAAGGGTTCGATTCCCTTTATCGGATCAAATAATGCTGGTGTTGCGTAGTGGCCGATCGCACCTACCTTGTAAGTAGGAATTCCAACGTCGCAGGTTCGAATCCTGTCACTAGCTCGACAAAAAAGACTTCTTTTAATTAAGAAGTCTTTTTTATTTTAAACTAAATCCATATCTTTGTATAGAATAATAAATACTACTATTATGAAAGATATAAAACCTCGTTGCTTCGTGGATATGGATGGCGTCCTATGTGATTTTTTCGGAGCATTCTCAGATGTTCGTAGAAAAGACCCAAACTTTAAATTTCCTCAATCCAGAATAGGGTTCTTCAAAAATCTTGAACCAATACCAGATGCAATTGAGTCTTTTAATAAATTAAAAGAACATTATGACGTTTGGATTTTAACACGTCCTTCATTTAAAAACATTAGTTGTTTTAACGAGAAAGCTGAATGGGTATTAGAACATTTAGGTTTTGATATATTAGAAAAAACGATTATGTGTGGTGATAAATCTTTGGTGAAAGGTGATTACCTTATTGATGATAATGGTCAAAATGGCCAACCTGAATTTGAAGGAGAATGGATTGAATTTGCTTCAGAATCCTTTCCGGATTGGACTGCGGTTATTGATTATTTAATACCGACTATCTAAGCCACCAATCACCACCTTTTACTTCTTCAAAGTCTTTAATATCATATTTATACTTATAAACCCAACACTCAATATCTTTTGATGTGTTTATTTTAACTCTTATATACTCATCACCTTCAAACTCATCTAGCTCTGGGAATATTGATGGGTCTATAAGATATATATCTCCTAAAACTTCTCCAGGTCCACTTACAAAACCAGGGTAGAATTCATTTACTCTATAAATTTTACCTTTAATTGTTGCTCTTCCAAAAAAAACGGGTTTCTTTAGTAAATTTTTGGCAGTATCTCTAAACTGACCATATACAAATAAATATTCTTTCATAATTAGTAATAACCTTTCCCAATAACAGAGTGTCTAACTCCACCTCTTGGATTTTCTACGTCACCAGTATATCTTGGAATTAAATGACAATGAAATTGCATTACAGTTTGTCCTGCTGTTTCACCACAATTCATACCTATATTGTAACCATCTGGTTCATATTGTGATTCAACTATCTCCTTTGCTTTATCTAGCATTTCAGATAGTTTATTCCTTTTAGATTGACTTAAATCAAAGTAAGTTTCTTCTGGTCCATTTGTTATAATAAGTATATGACCTGGACTTGTTGGAAATCCATCAAACATTATAAAGAAGTCACTATCTTGATATAAGATTTTATCATCTTCTATCATATGTCTTCCGAACTTAACATCTTCATTTAAACTTGTAAATTTTCTCATAATGTATATATTTTATTCAAATAGTTGGAAATTTGGTAAAACCAGACGAGTATTTGCGTTGTCTGCAAAAACTAAATACTTAGAATCGTCTCTAATAATAGCTTGATTAAGTATCTTATCAAATGTAGATTCTGGTATAATATCAGTAAATAATCTAATATTAGTTGCTTTCATATCAGATCCTAATAATTGAGGATTCGTATTTTCAATTGTAAATTCAATTGGAGTCATATCTTGTTCATCAGAATAAACTTTTCTTAGGAAGTTATTTGTAAGTTTACCAGCCTCATCTTCAAAATCAACATTACGCTTATAAACAAATTGAGAAATTTTTCTATTTCTTTGATCAACATTTAATGTATAGCAATACCAAACTTCTTCATCTAATATTAAATCAGAATTAGTTGTATAAGTATCACCATTTAATGTAACTGTTATTACATCATTTACTAAGTTTACTTTCCAACCAATTAGATTCTCATCATCATAGAAGTTAAAGAAGTTATAAATCTCACCATCTATATAATTATTGATACTAAACCAAATAGTAAATCCAATATTATCAGAAACTTTTAGAATAGGATCAGAGTTAAAGTAATTTACAGCTGGTATTCCTGCATCAACTGAGAATAAGTCATAATTTGATTTAGATATTATAGTAGATGAGTTTTCAATTAGTTCTTTATTTATACTAGCTAAGTATTCTAATCTAATTAAATCCTTAGTTAAAGTTCTTGTTTGAACCTTATTAGCTACTGCTCTCTTATCATCAGTATTCTCAACACCAAATAATGAATCAATTGTAGTATTCTGTGTAAGCATATCCAATTTGTTTTGGATCTCTGTTGTACCAGCTTGTACATTTGCTTTTTGGTTGTATTTTTTCAGAATCAATTTATAATAAACTGAAGAGTTATTAAATCCTCTAAATTGAGATACGTGATCTACTTGAAACATTCTACTTAATTGACAGAAAAACATAAAGTCTTCTTTACCTGGTCTTCTTTGAGCACCAAATACACTTTTAAATTGCTCTTTGGTAATATGTACTTCCATATTATCAAATAAACTTAAATCAAATTGATTCATCGTAATTTGTGAGTCTGGAAATTCATTATTATTTACCGATACTTTAACATCACCTTCACAAACAATATTATACAATTGATATTCGTGCATTGAGTAATCTTGTCCTTTTGCATCTGGATCAGTTACAAAGTAAACAACTTGATGTCCAAACATCATTTGAGCATCAGTACTTAATTTATTCAAAAGATTTAGTGCAGTACTTTGATTATAAGGATTGTAAAGAAGTGCTTGTTGGTCTTTAGTCATTGGTGAAAAAATATTAGCGGTATCACAACTTCCTTTACCATCTGAATTTAGATTAGTATTAGGTATGAAATTTCCATTAGCATCATATGTACCAGTTAAATTAGACTGACAACATTCTCTTAAACCATATAAATTACTTTTCTGATAATCTAAAGTAACATTTTGAAAATTACCAATTAAATTTATATCTTGTATCTTTACAGGAACACCAGATTTATTTTCTATTGAGTATTCAACTTCAAAAAATCTTGTTGGAGTTAGTCTTTTTGTAGATACATTTTCTTTAGTTAAAAATTCCCAATCTGACCAAGTTCTTGAATTATCTTGTGAGTATCTCCATTTCAAATCTACACCTTGTATACCAGTAGATGATATTACTTCAACATCTTCTAACTTAAAAACTTTATAGATAAAAGGTGGTTTAATTACCTGAATACCACCAGAAACCAATTGAACTGCAGAACCATCATCGGTCATAGGTCTTTCAGTTTCACATTCAATTGCATATTCTAATATTCTAATTGAACCAAGTGAATTAGTTCCCTTTCTAACCCACTTTATATCTAGGTATAAAGGGTCCAAAGGATCGATTGGTGGAAAGTTATCAATATATTTTTTTAAGTCAAACCAAGTAGTCCATTTTTGACCATCTCTTGATAAACGATAATATTGTGCTAAATATCTTGTAGTAGATAAACCTAAAGTATCGTAAGTAAATTTGGTTATCTTACTAATATTTTGTAAATTTGTAAAACTGATTATGTACTCTTCTTCTATATTATTAATATAAGGTGTTGCATCGGGTGCTGAAGCACTAGCACTTATGTTAAATTTATCAGAAATAACAGTGGAACCATTTAAAACATTTGTATCTATTGTAAACATAATTTATATATTAAAAAAATAATTCTATAATCTTTTGTTATATTAAATAATATGTGTATATTTGCATGTTATTAATTATAATAATAAAAAAATCGCTAAAATGAATATAACAAAAAAATTCTTACAACTAACATCTAGAACTTACCCTCACGGTACTGAGCAAGAACTTTTTCACTTGTTACCGAAAAGTTTGAAAGAGGATGAATTTGGTAACTTATTTATTAAAATAGGTGAAAGTGATGTTATGTTTACTTCACACTTAGATACCGCAACTAAAGCAAATACAGAAGTCGTTCACATTTTTGACGGAGATATTATCAAAACTGATGGTAAATCTATCTTAGGTGCCGATGATAAAGCTGGTGTAACAATTATGTTAAACATGATAGAAAAAAATATTCCAGGTTTATATTACTTTTTCTTAGGAGAAGAAGTAGGTTGTATTGGTTCGAGAAAAGTTGCAGACGTACAAAAAGTAGAGAAAATTCCAGGTATCAACAAAGTAATTTCTTTTGACCGTAGAAGTACTGATTCTATCATTACATTTCAAAGTTCAAAAAGATGTTGTTCAGATACATTTGGTGAAGCTCTTGCAAAAGCATTTAATGATGTTGAAGAAACATTCTCATATAAATTAGACAAAAATGGTGTTTTAACTGACTCTATACAATTTATTAGTATTTATCCAGAATGTACAAACATTTCTGTTGGTTATTACTCTGAACACACTTTCTCTGAAAGACAAGATATTGGTCACTTAACTAAATTAGCGGCAGCTTGTTTAAAAGTTGACTGGTCTTCTTTACCAGTAGAAAGAGATCCTTCAAAAGTTGAGTACGATTACTCTTGGGGTGGTTATGGTTACGGTGATGGTGATTGGGGTGCTTGGGGTGGTTCAAGATATGACACTGGTAACTATACCAATGCCTATGCTTCAACAAATGTGATGGATAACGATTATAGTTCTTCAAGAACTAGACAACAAGGAGCTTACAGAGTGAAAACTGAAAAGTCTTATTTCTATGATGAATTGTTCCAATACTTATCTATGATTGAAACAAATGCCACAACTGGTAAAATAGTTAAAGTAGAGTTGATTGAGGATAGAATTAAATATGAAGCTCAACTTATTACAAGATTGTTCAAAGATATTGAACTACACTATACTAAATTAGAATGGGATGGTTTCAAATGTACTGTATTCTATGAGTTAGAGCACAGAACTGAATGTGATAGAAATGATTTACTAGAATACTTACCAGACTTAGATTACCGTGGTATTGAAATATTAGGTGATTATGACGATAGTGTCTATATGTGTTAAAAAAAGTCGAGAGAAATCTCGACTTTTTTGTTTTCTTATAATTGTAATTTAATATATAAGAAAATTGATTACATTAAATGACAAACATATTTGATAAGGAAGTATGGATTAAACTTCTACCTAAAAAACTTACTATTGTTGATAATAATGGTACTTACGAATTAGTATATTCTGATTGTTCAGTAAATGGTGTTTCTCATAAAGTAGAAATTATGTACTTTCACTCTACACCTAATAATCCTAATGATGTAAATAAAGATGGTGAACCAGATATGTTACAGTTTGATATACATATGGTTAAAACAAATGATGGCACCGAAGCAAATCCAGACAATCTTAAATTAAATATAGATGTTACTTACGGAGATGCAATGTTATCTCAATTTAGTATTTCAAAACCTGATCAGATTGAGGTCGGTCAATATAATGGATTTGGATCTAAATATGACAAAGAAACATTTTTTGGATTTGAAGATGATTCAATAAAAGATTTAGTAGAGTTTTTTAATAGATTAGGATTTGAACTAACAGTAAAGGATTTTACTTTTATCGATAAATATCCTGATACATATACTTATACCGAATCAATTAAACTAATGCCTAGTTTTAATGGTGATGTTGTTTTAGTAGTAAATAATACAAAACCACAGGAAAATAGATATTTAACAAATGTTACAAACTATTTAAAAGAAAGAGGTATTGATCATGTCATTGCTTCTAATGAAGAAGAAATTAAAAAGAATAATAATGACAAAGTAATTGGTGCAATTTCAACTGGATCTGAATATAGATTATCTAATCCAGAATCTGACAGTGAATTTTCTGCAAGTTCAGAAGCTCTAAAATCTTTACAATGTCCTATATTAGGAATGTGTTATGGAATGCAACATATGGGTATTGAAAATGGTGCTAATTTAGCAACTTTGGATAAAGTTTATACTAACCATTCTACGTTAGATGATTATGATAAAGAACATCCTTTATTTAAAGATGTCGATTTATCAAATACTCAAGCAAGCTTTGATTTTAATGACTATTTAGAAGATTGTCCCCAGGGATTTAAAACAATTGCTAAATTAGGTGATAAAGTTGCCGGTATATCAAATGATGAAAAGAAACATTATGGTTTACTTTTTCATCCAGAAGATATAGAAGATACACAAGGAATATTAGATAATTTTATAAATATGTGTAAGTCAGGAAGATCTAATAATGACGAACAAGGTATAGATCAATCTAAGAATGATATGAAATACATACAAACTTACGAAAGTTTTAGAAAAAAAAGAAAATAAATAATATGAGTACAATTCCACAAATCGAGACAACAGAAGATCAAACTCAACGTTCAATCTCAGCCGCATTTGATTCAGTAAATTTAATCAATGAGTTAAAAACAAAACCTTCTTTAACAGAAGAAGAACAAGATAGATTAGACAGAAACAAAGAACACTTAACAATAATGTTAGGTAAAGATTGGTTTGATGCTGGTTTAACAGAACAACAAAGAAATGACATAAACGCTTGTCTATAAAAAAATAAATAACCAACATGGCTGAAGTTGATGATAAAATTGAAGGTTTGGAAGAATCTAAAATAAATGAATCTAGTATTGACTATGATGTATTAGATAAAATGGTTAAATTACCTTGTTATAACAAACTAAGAGAAGATCTTAGAGGTGCTATACAAGAGTTTACATCATGTATATCTGATAGTTCATCAGAAATCGGATATGATGAAGGTGATACAGACCATGATATGGCTTTTAATGCAGCAATACAACAAGCAATTGACGAAATAGTTGGTTGGTAGTTTGGATAAAAGAAAAATATTTGTATCTTTGTCAAAATAATAGAAATAATGGCTGGTAAAAAAGGACAGTTTGCTGTTTGTAAAGAATGGGCTAAACACTTGAGAAAGAAATACAAAAGAATCTTTTGGAGCTCAGAAAGAGCACTTTCCAAAAAAGAAATTAAAAAAATCTAATAATAATTAGGTAGATTGAAAACTTTATATTACTTTTGTAGTATAAAATCAAAGAAAAACAAAAAGGAACAATAAAAGTTTAATATATAGTAATATGAAAAATGTAAATGTAAATATCGTAGTTATGCCGCAGCCGATGCAGGATCAGGATCGTTTCACGAACCAGACTAACTATGTATTTATATCACATTAAGAAATTACGTGTATAAAAATTACAAATCCGTTAGTCTTTGAGACTAACGGATTTTTTTATGGAATAAAATTAAATATTGGAGTATCGTATAATGGTAATTATTCAGGGTGTTGGCCCCTGCGATTTGGGTTCGAATCCTAATACTCTAACAAAATTATGGGACCATGGTTGAATGGTTTACAATGCCACCCTGTTGCGGGTTCGAATCCCGTTGATCCCGCTAAAATAGTTATATAGCTCAGTGGTTAGAGTGCTAGGTTGTCGCCCTAGAGGTCGCGGGTTCGATCCCCGTTATAACTGCAAATGTAATCCTTCAGTCAACAGTGAGGAGAATGAATACCCTAATGCTTGTGTAGGGAGGTTACATAAATTGGTTTATAGGTCAAATGGCTAAGATGTCCGGCTGTCGCCCGGTACGGAGAGGGTTCGAATCCCTCATAGACCGCTGCATGGTAGACCGTTACTAATTCATAGGGACAGAAAGTTGGTCTGCGTAGAATTAGAATTACTAGGTGTAGGAAAGTTGGTATTCCGCGTGCTTTGGGAGCACGAGATCGCAGGTTCGAGCCCTGTCACTTAGACTAACGCGTAACGATCCACAGAGAGAGGTTACCCGCCTTGGACGCGGGGTTATTGCAGGTTCGAGTCCTGTTTACGCGACTAAATAGCTACAGCGCATAATGGCTGGTGTGCCTGACTGTCACTCAGGTGTTGATTTTCAACGTAGCGGGTTCGATTCCCGTTGTAGCTGCAATATTGGAATATGATGTAACGGTAGCATCACATCTTTTGACGGTGTTTGTGGAGGTTCGAATCCTCCTATTCCAACAAATAAAATGGCGTTGTAGCTCAGAGGCAGAGCGGTCGGTTCATATCCTTCAGGACGGGATCTCGGAATTCCCCAACGCTACTAAAATAAAAATCCTCTCAAATTGAGAGGATTTATTTGTTAGTTTTCTAATACCTTATCGATATTAGCTTCTCTAACTTTAGCTTTTACAATACTTGGACTTTGCATATCCTCGTCTGTAATTCCTAATTGAGTTTTGATGATATTTAATAAATATCTTTCATTCTCCCATCTGTAGTCTGGTGCTTCTGACATAGTCTCTGACATCATACCACCACTAAGATTCTTATTCATAGTAATTAATTATTTTTTAATTATATATAGAAACATAAAATAAGTTTAATAAAAATAATAATAACCAATGAAAACACTTACCGTTAAATCTCCAACTCAACTTTGGACTATTCTTAAAAATAAAGAAGAGATTTTTGAATCTAATAGAGAATTAGAAAGATTTATATTTGTTACAGAGAAATTCATCAAAGGATGTCAATGTGGCTCAGATAATAAGACTCTAATGGATAATCAATATAACTTTATCTCAACAAGTGAAGAAATCATTTCCCTTTTAAAAGAAGAATTAGGATATGATGAAATAATCTTTGATAAATAAATAACTTTTCGTATCTTTACAATTAAATATATACATTATGATGAAACGTGTATATAAAGTAAGATATTCAAAATCCTCATTAGAACTAAATGAAGACTATGATAACCTATCCGACTTTGAGAAAGAACAAATTTCAGAATTAGATGCTGAAGGTTTTTTTGATTACGAAGATAATAGTATTTATTGTTGTTATGTTATATCAACACCTGTAGAAGTAGTAAAATATAGTAAGATACTTACTAATAATCTAATTCAACACGAGTATTTAGATTTATCACAAGAAATTCTAAATAATAAAATAGATATAGAGTTAGAATTAGAACATAAATTAGACGAAAAGAATTTATTTAAGTATGATTTCTTTTTAGATGATTTAGAACACTGGATTTATAATAACTTAGAAATAGACATCGTGTTAGATAGAATAACTGATGTCGGAATAAACTCATTAAGACAAGTCGAGAAAGACTTTTTAAAACATTACTCAATATGATCAATATTTTTTTAGACGATATCCGTATTCCATCAATGTCTCACAATGTGAGTAAAGGTCTTGGTGTGGACTATTCTAACAAAGATAAATGGGTAATAGTTAGAGATTACTTTGGCTTCATCGACTTAGTAGATAAACATTTTGATGAAATTGACTTGATTTCTTTTGACCACGATTTGGCTTGTTACAAAGACGGTGTTGAGTTCACCGGTAAGTCGGCAGTTGATTATTTAATTGATTACTGTTTAGATAATAACAAAAAGTTTCCAGATTGGTATGCTCACACAGACAACACTTCTGGAAAAAGAAATATAATAGGAGCGGTACTAAACTACATAAATAAAGTAGAAGGTAAAGACATTACAAACTTTAGATACTATCACAATGGTATCGTAAACAACAAACCAGTATGACATTTTTAGATACACATCTAATTATTAAAATTAGAGATAAAGTAAAAGCCATAGATCATATCGGATTTATATGGCTTGACCGACCTATCTATGATAAAAAAGTTGTCATTGATAGAATTAAACTAGATCCTTACGAATGTGACGAGATAATGCCAATCAGTTGGTATGCAGTAAGTCCTAAAGCACGTTTAAAGATTTATAACGCATTACGTAGAGAAGAGGTTTATATTAAACAAAAATTAAACGAAAATGATGCTTGGTGTAACTATTACATAAATATTAAACCAAGTCAAAAATTAAAAAAAAATGAACTTAGATAAAATAGACTTACATTATCGTTGTGTCGATATAGATTATCACACAGAATATGACTGCGAGAATAATGGTTGCAATGATGAAGGAATTTGTCGTTGTGGTAGTATTTATGACGCAGTGGTTACACATGTTGATATTTCTCAAATGGTAAATCTAATTTATGATGAACTATTTGACAGTAGTACTGTTTTAGGTAAAAGAGAAGATAGATTAAACCAATTACTTTATGGTATAGGTGAAGACATAAACCGTTATACTATTGATAGAATTTTAAGAAAATATAAAGTATGGAATTCTGATAACTTTGAGGTTGAAGTTTGTGGTGGATACTATGGACAAGAAATTGATGGTGCATTCATTATTAAAAATATTTCAGATAAAATAGAAAACGAATTAGAAATAGCTTTCTCTATTGAAGACTTATCTGGTAGAGTTGAGTATTTATTAGGTTTAGAGTATGGTAATTTATTACCAGAGTTAGAAAACTGTCAATATGAAATAGTTGAACTTGATAAAGCAGACATCAACTTTGGCGCCATCGATCATCATAGTAAAGTAAAGAAAAAAGACTTAGAATTCTATAGTGATAAAAACTATAAAGGTATAAGAGGTGTTGTTACATTTGTAAATGGTAAATACCGACTTATAGATGGTTATCATAGAGTACATACAACCTCTGGGTATAAAGTTAAAGTTTTAAAAGCCTTTAAATAGAAAAAGACTCCAATTGGAGTCTTTTTTATTTTATTCAAACCATTTTTGTAAAAATTCAGATCTTTGTGTCCAATAGTGAGGATCTAATTTTTCAGTATCCTCTTTTTCCGAATCTATGATTCCATCTATTTTATTTTTCAATTCTTCAACTGTTATAATTGGTTTGTCTCTGAATAAAGTAGGTTTGTCTTTATAAGTTTCTATATCTTTATAATAGTCAAACCAATCAGTTATTCTTCTATACTTATCAAGATTATCATTATCATCACTTACTTTATCAATTTCATATCCGAGTAATTCAGCATCTTCTTCAGTTAGATAGAAGTATTCTTTTTCATTATCAGTTTTTAGTAAAAATGTTTTTATTTGAAAAATGTTTAATACGTATTCATTTTTATAATCTAATGTAACAAGTTCTAACTTAATAGCTTCTTTATCTCTCCAATCACGATCTTCAGTTTTTAATTTTTTATACCATTCCTTTTCTTTTACTTTATCCATTAAGATAATAGTATCTTTATCATCTTTGTGATAGTATTCGTCACCCCAACCACCTGAAATAGTACCATCATCATCAACACTCGTAACTGTTGTAACTCCATCTTCTTCAAAGATATAATCTTGATAATCTTCACACCAAATCGCATTATCCTCGTGATAGTATTGATCATCCCATTCTGACCAATTAAGACTATCATATCCATCAGGATAAACACCTCTACGAGATCCTCTTGTAACAGTAATAGAATCTTCTCGGTATATCCAATCTCCTAATCTTTCAGAATAGATTGCATCGTCTCTCTCAATATCACAATCATGCCAATCAGAATAAACAGTGTCATTTATTTCACTATAACCACCTGATGTACTATCTAAAATATAACATCCAATATTTTTTGTATCTTCATTTTCATTATCATTGTAAAGTATTCCAGTTCTTGGGTCATATCTTCTAAATGTATCAACATAAGGAAATCTATTAAATTTCTTTATATTAAGTTGAACTCTCATCTCTAATCTATAGTTTTCATCTTTGAATGTTACAGATTCCAGACTATGATGATTATTATGTGTTTTATACGCCCAACCTCTTTCCGAAGCATAAGTTCTGAACTTTTCTACATCAGAATCTTTGATAGTATATTGTCTGTCTAAGAAATATTCAATATCTAAGTGATCTTCTTTAGAAACTGTATCAGAGTCATCCTTTATTTTCCAAATAAGTGATCTTCCAATTAGTTTATCATCTTCTAATAAAACTAACATTCTACACACTTCTGGATTAGCAGTATATATTTCAAATGTTCTTTTTTCTGCTCTTGCCATACAAGAACTACCTAATGAGCCATTCATAATTTTATAACTATTGTAGTCATACCACTCTGCAATTTCATCACCTGATACTTCAATGAATCTTTCACCACTTTGTTCTAATGTAGATTTGAATTTATTTACAAATTCTTCTACTTCTCTTGCAGTAAATTTACCTGGAAATATATTATTTATAAAACGGCCTAACTTAATAGGATTTCTAGCTTTTTCATATGGATCTGCATCACCTAACATACCTTGTCCTCTTAAAGGAGACTCGCTTCTAATAGTATTAGCACCATCGTGTAAGTTCCATATATCGTCACCAATAAGTGGATCATTGTTTAATGTGTCTTCTAAACCTTCTTCATCAAAAACATCGGAGAATCTATCCGCCAAAATCTTTTTAGTATTTTTCATTGTTGTAAATGAAACATAACCTTCTTTGTCTAAATTGACAAATGTTATATCTGGTTTTATATCAGTTCTTTCCGTATCTAATAGTATTTTAGAAATAGGTTCATTAGATAACTTTTTTAAGACCTTTTTAAATGGTGGTGCATAAAATATTACTGACTCATTTAGTAATTTCTCAAGTATAAAATCATTATATTTACTTATCATATTATTATTAAAACTTTATTTATTTCTTATATATAAAAATTGTCAAGTCAAATTTTATTTGTATATTTGTAATTATGAAAACAAAATCACCATTCGTTATAATATTATCAGGAATACCAATGTCTGGTAAATCTACTTGGGTAAGAGAAAACTACCCAGATACTCTTGCTATATCCAGAGACGAACTCGTTATGGAAGTTGCAGGTACAAGAGATTATAACTTAGCATTTAAAACTGTTGATCAAAAAGCAGTTGATAAATTATTAGCTAAAAGAATAACTGATGCAGCTACTCAAAAAGTAGATGTTATCATCGACATGACTAACTTATCAAGAAAAGTAAGAGTAAAAAACCTTTCTTACTTCTCTAATGATTATTACAAAGTATCTGTTGTATTACCAATCCTAGATTCAGAAGAATACAAAAGAAGAAACGATTTCAGATCAATCAATGAAAATAAATTCATACCACCATTTGTAATTAAATCAATGATGGACTCTTTCGTTTTTCCAACAGATGATGAAGGTTTCGATAAAATAATTTTAGTATAATGGCAGGAAAGATTGAAAATTGGGAACGTATGAAAGACAAAATTAATCGTGCTAATGGTGTAAAAGGTCCCGCACTTCCAAAAGGATGGTACGTAACAAAGAAAGAAGAAGAAAAAAACAAAAATATGGATATAATAAACATTTTATTAGATGCAGTTGTTGCATCAGGGAAGAAATTTAGTGAGATACCTAAAGAGTCAGTTTATGCTTACCTTGAAAAGGCAGGAATAAATAAAAGTAAATGGCAGGGTATCTATGAAACACTAGCCGGTAAATTTAAAGAAACTAAATCTACTGTTAAAGTTGTAGAAGATAGAACACCAAAAAACATCGTAGATTATACTGAAAACAGTTCAAGAAATGATGTTATGACAAGAGTACCTAGAAAAACTATTTTCTCTGAAATTAAGAAATTAACAAAATAATTTTTGGATTTCTGGAGTAATCACCGTATATTTGTACTCTAATAAAGAAACAGATATGACAAACTTCGACAACTTAAAATTTATTGATGGTGATTTCTTAACTACTGAAAGTCTTGCAGATATGATCTATGAGAACGAAGGTTCTTTTACACAAAAAGATCAATCTATGTCATTTGATGTAGATGGGAAAGATGTTACCGTAAACTATGAAGTTTATGTTGAGGGAACTATCGAAGAAGAAAGTGGTGACTATTGGACACCAGGTTCTTGTGATGTTGAACTTACTGATGTTGATGTTACTATCAACGAAGTTTTTATCGATGGTGAGTTAGTAGATCTAGATAAAGAAGACTTTTTCAAAGTAGAAGTTTTATTAAAAAATAACTTATAATAAAAAAACCCAGATTTTTATCTGGGTTTTTTATATATAGTATTATGAGAAAGATAAAAACAATATTAGAGTTCTTCGATACTGATGATTTTAAATCGCAATATGAGATACCTTATCTAAAAGGTGAAATGCCTAAAGTTATAAGTAAGTTTAAAAACTATGAGACTAGTGAAGATATTAGATTTTTAGATGTAATGAGATACCAATTTCCAGTACTTAACAACTTCAATTATAAAGTAGTTGAAAAAGGTGAAAATAAAATACACCTTCTTTTCGCAACATCATTAAAACATGTAAATGGAGACGACTACTATGCTTCTATAACATTTGCTTTCCATAAACAAAAATATACAGTAATTACAATCTTTAGAAAATTAAAGAGTCATGATAAATCTAAATGGGATGTCAAAGAACATAAATTTGACGATATACAATCAACATTCACAATTGTTGAGGATTTTATAAAAAGATGTGAAGACTTTAACATCATTGAACACGAAGACAACTTTAATTTACAAAGTAATTAAACTAATCATACACATTCTCGTATAACATAAAAATTACTTTTTTTATGTGGGTAAAAATTGACGATGAAGTATTTCATGTCGAAGATATAAGTGTGCAACTTTCTATTTCAAAACATGCAACTATTTATCTGGATTTAGACATCGAGAATAATAAAAACTACTACGACTTTTTTATAGATAAATATGAGAAGGTTAAGAACTTCACAATTGAACACACAAAATATATTGCAAAGGGATGTAGAATAAAAACTATTGATATAGTTTTTAATTCTAAGTTAAATTTAAACATTTACTGTGAACATATTGATACTGATGTATCTGAGAGAAGAGATTCAATTATCGAACAAATTTTAAAGGAAAAGTAAAAACTTTAAACAATTACCGAATATAAAACTTATTATAAATCTTATTAAATAAATTATGGAGATAAACAAACAATTACTTACGAAAACACTTGACATTAAAGCTTCCTTAGAAGATGATGATGACGATGACTACAACAAATTCGGAGGTGGTAATGGTAAAAAATCTGACACTAAATCTAAAACTCCGGTATTAGATACATACAGTCGTGATTTAACTAAATACGCCGAAGAAGGTAAGTTAGATCCAATTGTTGGAAGAGATAAAGAAATTGAAAGAGTTTCGCAAATTCTTTCCAGAAGAAAGAAAAATAATCCTATGTTACTTGGTGAAGCTGGAGTTGGTAAGTCTTCTATTGCAGAAGGATTAGCACTTAGAATCGCACAACGTAAAGTTAGTAGAATCTTATTTGACAAAAGAGTTGTTATGTTAGATCTAGCTTCTATGGTTGCTGGTACTAAATACAGAGGACAATTTGAAGAAAGAATCAAAGCACTTATGGCAGAGGTTGAAGATGATAAATCTATTATCCTTTTTATTGATGAGATTCATACAATGATTGGTGCCGGTGGATCAAGTGGTTCTATGGACGCTTCTAATATGTTTAAACCTGCTTTAGCTAGAGGTGAAATACAAATCATTGGTGCAACAACCCTTGATGAATATAGAAAACACGTTGAAAAAGATGCTGCATTAGAAAGACGTTTCCAAAAAGTAGTTGTTGAACCTGCTACTCCAGAAGAAACTATACAAATCTTAACAAACATAAAAGATAAGTATGAGTCTCACCACAACGTAACTTACACTGATGAGGCAATTAAAGCTTGTGTTGATCTAACTGTTAGATATATGTCTGACCGACACTTACCAGATAAAGCTATTGATGCGTTAGATGAAGCCGGTGCAAGAGTACACATTTCTAACATAGTAGTTCCTAAAGAAATTACTGATGTAGAACAAAAGATCATCGAAATCAAAGAAAAGAAAAATGATGTAATTAAACGTCAGAAGTACGAAGAAGCAGCTAAATTGAGAGATGTTGAAAAACAATTAAACACTCAATTACAAGTAGCTAAAGAAAGATGGGAAGAAGACACGTTGAAAAACAGACAATTAGTAAGTGAAGATAATGTAGCTGAAGTTGTTGCTATGATTACTGGTATTCCAGTTCAAAAAGTAAATCAAAGTGAAAACAAAAAACTTTCTAAAATGTATGAAAACATTGCTGGTAAAGTTGTTGGGCAAGATGATGCTGTTAAGAAAATCATCAAATCTATCCAGAGAGGTAGAGTTGGTATGAAAGATCCTAACAAACCAATCTTTAGTGGTATCTTAATTGGTAACTCTGGTGTTGGTAAAACAGAACTTGCAAAACAATTATCTAAGTATTTATTTGAATCAGAAGATTCTTTAATCAGATTAGATATGTCTGAATATATGGACAAAATCTCTTTAACAAGAATTCAAGGAGCAGCCCCTGGATATGTTGGATATGATGATGCGAATGTTTTAGACAAGATTAGAAGAAAACCTTATTCAGTTATTCTTTTAGATGAGATTGAAAAAGCTCATCCAGATATATTTAACCTTTTCTTACAAATGTTAGATGAAGGACATATTACAGATTCTCACGGTAGAAAAGTTAGTTTTAAAAACTGTGTAATCTTAATGACTTCAAATGTTGGTACTAAAGTTGTTAAAGAATTTGGTGCTGGTGTTGGATTCTCTACCAAAACTAAAGAAGATAAAAGAGAAGATGATATAAAAGGTATCTTAGAAAAAGAGTTGAAGAAAAAATTCGCACCTGAATTTATCAATAGATTAGATGAAATCATTTACTTTAGAGATTTGGGTAAAGAAGAGATAATGAAAATTGTTGACTTAGAATTAAGAAAAACTTTAGCAAGAGGTTTAGAAATTGGATTTACTTTAGAAGTATCTGATTTATTAAAAGAACATTTAGTTGAGATTGGTTACGACCCTCAATTTGGTGCTCGACCTTTGAAAAGAGCAATTCAACGAAGTATTGATGATGCAGTAACTGAATTCATTATTGAAAGTGAACCAAAAGAAGGTACTACTTTAGTACTTGACTATGATGCTGAAAAAGAAGAGACAACAGTCAACTTGAAAAAGAGAAAGAAAACAAAAAAAGAAGAGTAATACTCTTCTTTTTTTTTATTTAATTGAAAGCTAATTTTCCTTTCGCTACTGGATCATGTGTGCCCCAAGTATATAGAACTTCACCATCTTGTTGTAGATAATTAGACTTTCCATTAGTTGGTGTTGAATATATTGCAAGTGTACACATTTTACCAGGTATTTCATTATAACTAATAGTTAGGTCTTCACTTCTTGTAGGCTTTCTAAGAATTTCAATACCACCTTCTGGTGAGATTACAGAGAAACTTTGACAAGTTTGTCCAGTCCACTGCATAATACCATATGCGTTCTCATCACCTTGTTTTACTTTATCATATGCTTCTGCATATAACTTATTAGTTTCATTACTAGATTGTGAATTCTTAGTTATTACTTTTAATCCTTTTTTAACTAAATCTGACTCATATCTTTTTGCCATATCTACTAAAGATTTAGTATTATTTTCCATTTTTCTATTAGTTTCATGATCTATATCTAATTCTTCAAAGATTTTGAATGATTTTAAGTATTTCATAATAATTTATTTCTTTTTATAATGTATATATTAAAACAAAAATCACATTTTCTATATAAAAAGAAAATAATTTTTGTAATGCAAAAAGACTCAAAAATATTTATAGCTGGTCATAAAGGTATGGTCGGTTCTGCTATTTTAAGAAAGCTAACCGAACTAGGTTACACTAATATAATAACTGCTACAAAAGAAGAATTAAATTTAAAAAATCAAGAAGACGTTAGAAACTTTTTCTGGCATCATTCTTTTGAATATGTCTTCTTATGTGCTGCCAAAGTTGGTGGTATAAAAGCAAATAGTGACTTTAAAGCAGACTTTATCTATGACAATATAATGATACAATCTAATATCATTCACTCTGCTAAACATTTTGGAGTTAAGAAATTACTTTTCTTAGGTTCATCTTGTATTTACCCTAAGTTATGTCAACAACCAATCAAAGAAGAATACTTACTAACAGGTTCATTAGAACCAACAAATGATGCTTATGCAATTGCAAAGATTGCGGGTATTAAAATGTGTCAAAGTTTCAATGAACAATATGGTACTAATTTTATTTCAGTTATGCCAACTAATCTGTATGGTTATAATGATAACTATGATTTAAAAAATTCTCACGTACTTCCTGCAATGATTAGAAAGTTTCACGAAGCAAAAATCAATGATAATCCACACGTAGAAATATGGGGTGATGGAACACCAATGAGAGAGTTTTTATTTGTTGATGATCTAGCAGATGCTTGTTTGCATTTAATGGAAAATTACAATGATTCTGAAATAGTAAACATTGGTACTGGTGAAGATATAACAATTAAAGACTTAGCTTACTTAGTAAAAGAAGTAGTTGGTTTTAAAGGTAATATACTCTTCAATTCACAAATGCCAAATGGAACACCTAGAAAATTGTTAGATGTTTCCAAAATTACAAATTTAGGATGGCAATATAAAATATCTCTTAAAGAAGGTATAGAAAAAACATATGTAGAATATGTCAAATAAAAGTGTTTTTATCTCTGGTATAGAAGGATGTCGACTTTTTACAATGGATATCAAGAGATATAGAAATACAAAAAGAATATTTATATAAATGGAAAAAATAAAAAAAGCACTAATAACAGGAATTACAGGACAATCAGGAAGCCACCTTGCTGATCTCCTTTTAGAGAAAGGTTATGAAGTACATGGTATTATTAGAAGATGTTCATCATTTAATACTGCACGTATCGATCATATTTATGATAGAATAAAACTACACTATGGTGATCTAACTGATCCATTAGTTATTTCAGACCTAGTTACGAAAATACAACCAGATGAAGTTTATAACTTAGGTGCTCAGTCACACGTTAGAGTTTCATTTGAAATACCTTATTATACCGCACAAGTTGATGGCTTGGGTACTCTGGTAATACTAGAGGCCGTAAAAAACCACTGTCCTAATGCAAGAGTTTATCAAGCATCTACTTCTGAACTATATGGTGGTATGTCTTATAATATGCCAGTAACCGGATACACCGAAGAATCAGTTATGCATCCACGTTCACCTTATGGTTGTGCTAAGATGTATGGTCTTTGGATAACAAAGAACTATAGAGAATCTTATGGAATGCATATTAGTAATGGAATACTTTTCAACCACGAAGGTGAAAGAAGAGGTGAGACATTTGTTACCAGAAAAGTCACAATGGCACTAGGTCTTATTAAAAACTATTTAGATCACGGTCACACTGATTTTCCTACATTAAAATTAGGTAATCTTTACTCTAAAAGAGATTGGGGATATGCCAAAGATTATGTTTATGGTATGTGGCTAATGACACAACAAGACACTCCAGACGATTATGTTTTGGCAACTAATGAAACACACTCAATTAAAGAATTGGTTGACCTAGCTGCTTTAGAATGTGGAATGGAACTGAAATGGATTGGAGAAGGAATAAATGAGAAGGCTTATTTTGAAGATAATATAATTGTGGAGATTGATGAAAGATATTACAGACCTGCAGAGGTTGATACACTTTTAGGAGACTATACAAAAGCAAAAGAAAAATTAGGTTGGGAGCCAAAAGTTAAGTTTGAGGACTTAGTTAAAATTATGATGAATCATGATATAAAAAATCAACAAACCCCATAATGAAGCTTATTATTGAATACTTTAAATCTACAAATCAAAATCGTGATGTAGAATATAAATCTTGTATAAATGAGAATATTAAGAATACTTTAATTGAAAAGATATATATCTTCATATCAGATGATTCTATACTAGATTTACAATCAGATAAAATTGAAATTGTTAAAATAGATAATAGACCTTCATTTAAGTTTTTATTTGAATGGTGTAATACTAATCTACCAGATGAGATTTGTATTGTTGCAAATACGGATATTTTCTTTGATTCGACAATCGAACACTTAAAAAACACTGATCTTACTAATACATTTCTTGCTTTAACAAGATGGGACTTAATACTCAAAGATAATCAATGGTTTGTTGATTTTTATAATAAGCCTTGGAATCAACATGGTGTAACAACTGGTATGTTATCACAAGATTCTTGGATATTTAAAACTCCTATAAAAATAGATGAACGAAGTAACTTTCTAATGGGTAAACCTGGGTGTGATAATAGAATTGTTCAGATTTACTTAGAGAACAATTATAATGTTAAAAATCCAAGTATACAGATAGTTAGTAAACACTTACATATTTCTAATCACAGAACTTATAATAATACAGATATGGTATTTGGTCCATATCTTTTGGTTGAACCAACCAATGATATAAATATCGATAGCCAAAAGAAAACAATACCACACTTTTAATGAGAGTAGATAAAAGATTTAATTCACAACAAAGTAATGATGCAATTGCTAACTTAGTAAAAGAAAATAAAAGTTTTTTAATATCAAGAGTTGGATTAGGTGGAGAAACTGCCATATCTGCTTTAGTATTAGCAAACCAAGAAATACCACAACACGTTTACAATTGGTTTTATATAAATGCGGGATTCTATGGATCACAAGATTTTTTAACTTATGCCAGATATTATAAATCTGCATGTGACTCTTGTGACTTACATGCATATTGGAACTATCCAGGATTTATTGAAATGGAAGACTTTTTAGTACCAGAAGAAAAACAACTTGTTGATGTAGGTGCTTTAGAATCTTTTAGATTTGATAACCCTTGGACAGAACATTTAAAAGGGAAAAAGATACTTATTATAAATCCATTTAAAGAAACAATAGATAAACAACTATTAGTTAAAGATAAGATATGGGAGAATAAAAATATACTACCTGATGCAGAATATATTACATATAAGTCTACCCAATCAATTGGTGGTCAAGGTCCCGATAAAGATTGGTATGAATCATATAATAAAATGTGTGAAGATATATCAAAGATAGACTTTGATGTTGCTTTACTAGGTTGTGGTTCATATGGACTACCACTATGTGATTATATTAAAAATAAATTGAATAAATCCGCTGTTTATATTGGTGGTGGACTTCAGTTATATTTTGGTATAAAAGGTAAAAGGTGGGAAGGTAGTGAAGACATTACAAAATTCTATAATGAATATTGGGTAAGACCAAATACAGAAGAAACACCTACAACAAGTACAATGGTTGAGGGTGGTTGTTACTGGTAAAAAATAATAAATTAAATGAAAATATACACATATTATACAGAAAGTCATAAAGACTTATTTGAAAACTATTTTTCTAAGACTGTAGAAGATTTAGAAATTGATTCAACAATAGGAGAGCAAGAATGTAAAAGTGGTTCTTACTATTCTGATGGTTGGAAAACAACAACAATGAAAAAGGTTGATGTTTTTATAAAAGCAGTAAATGAAAATATGGGAGATATATTTGTATTTTCTGATGTTGATATACAGTTTTTTGGACCTATTAAAGATGCTTTAATACAAGAATTAGGTGAGTTTGATATTGCAATACAAAATGATTATAATGGTGGACTTTGTTCTGGATTTTTTGTTTGTCGTGGAAATGAGAGAACACTTAAAATGTTTGAAAGTATGAGAGATAATCACGACCAATACTTAGAGGATCAACACGCATTAAATATGAATCTAAATCATTGCAACTATACGGTCTTATCAACAAGATTTTGGACATTTGGATCATTTGGAACACAATGGAAAAATCAAAACTTTGATATACCAGATAATTTACTTATGCACCATTCAAACTGGGTAGAAGGTATTGATAAGAAAGTTGAACTATTAAAAATTGTTAGATTTAAAAATAATCTAAAAAAACAAAACTTATTGGGTAAAGATAAGTATCAATTATTTCTTAATAATTTCTTTCAGGAATTTAGACCTAATCCTACTTATACAGTTTATCCACCATATCATACAGGTAAATACATAGAAGGGTTTTTCTTTGATTATTATAATAAGAACTTAAATAGTGATATTTATTATATTCCAGTTGATTGGACAACCTGTTATATACAAAATGTAAGTCTATCTTTATTACAAGAAAAGTTACTAAGTTTAGATAAAACTAAAAAGTACTTTACTGTTAGTCAACATGATGATGCAATAAAAGAGTATTTTCCCTATGAAGTTATAAAATTCTCTGCCGGTGGTAATATGCCAGGAATTCCGATTCCATTAGTTTGTTCACCTATCCCTGAATCTATAAAGGTTATTAGAGATAAAGACATTTTTTGTTCATTTGTTGGATCCCTTACACATCCAATAAGACAACAAATGGTGAGTGTATTGGGTAAAAACAGTAAATATAATTTACAATATAAAACTTGGACTGATAAAGTTAGTCAGTCTGATCTAACTAACTTTATTGATATTACATCAAGGAGTATATTTACACTTTGTCCTAGAGGGTATGGAAAAAACTCATTTAGAATGTATGAGGCAATGCAATTAGGTAGTATTCCTGTTTATATATATGACGAGGATTGGAGAGCGTTTACTGATACTATAAACTGGGATGAATTTTCTATTTCCATACATAGTTCAAACCTTAATAATATTGATAGTATTTTATCAAATATTAGTGATGATAAAATAAAACAAATGCAAGAAAATGTCATAAAAGCATATGACGATTACTTTTCACTAGAGAGTATGTCAAAACAAATAATAGATAAATTATGAATAAATATTTAATAGTAATTGCTAGATATAATGACTGGCGACAGGAATTTTTTGAATCTAACTTTTCTCCAAGAAATAAAGAGTATTGTGATAAATGGGGGTTTAACTATATAGAAATAAAAAATGATACTAATTTAACACTCCATAGAAATAATCCTACCTGGTGGAAGTTTACCATTGTTAGAGATATGATAAAAGATGGTATTCTAAAGGATGGTGACATTGTAACTCACCTAGATGCTGACATGGCAATAGTTGATATGGAACAAGAATTCGTAACAAATAAATCATTCTCTTACTCAATTGACTCTGGTAATACACACTGTATGGGATGCTATAGTATTAAAATAAATGATTGGTCAAGAAAAATGATAGATCTTATCTTAGATGAAGATAGATATAAGTTATTAAATGATAAAGTAACTCAACATGAAGCATTTGGACATTTCTCATCGTTTTGGCATGAATTTAGAGAACAAGCTTCTTGGTACTCACTTGCGGGTGTAAAGAGACATAGCTGGGAACCATTTTTTAATCTTTCTGATTTTGGATGGCACAGTGATAAAAATGAAACAACCATATATTCTTTAGAAGAATTGTATGAGAATGTAGAAATACTTCCTACTGCTTGGAATGTAACAGAGATGGTTGGAGAAACAGATGGTCAGTTTAATATAAATAAACTAAGTCCTGATGAAGTAATAATAAGACACTTTTCTGGTGGACAACCTTGGAGAAAAGAATGGCTTACAAAAAACAATAATAATAATGAAAGAAATTAAAATTGGATACTCTGATTTTTGGGGAGAACTAATACCCGATGACAATTATTTTTATAATCTATTATCACTAAAATATAAAGTTATAATAGATAATATAAATCCTGATATACTATTCTATACGGTCTATGGAAATAATCATCTCAGATATGATATGAATAAAGTTATAAAGATTTTATATACCGGAGAGAACTATAGACCAAACTATAATGAATGTCACTACTCATTATCTTTTGATTACTCTAATGATAGTAGAAACTATAGATTACCACTTTGGGTTTTAACTCTTAATTGGTTCGACCGACCATACAGACCGGAGAGAGATCAAGCATACCTTCATTCCGTTGATGATTTTTTAAATAAAAAACTATTAGATAAAACAAAATTTTGTAGTTTTATTGCATCTCAACCTAAAGGCAAAAGAATGGAGTTTGTACCTAAATTATATAAATACAAACATATTGATTGTGGTGGTAGAGTTTTCAACAATATAAACCCAGTAGAAGGTAGAGGTGACCAAATACAAAAGATAGACTTTCTAAAAGACTATAAGTTTAATATTAGTTTTGAGAATAGTTCTAATCCAGGATATTGTACTGAGAAAATAATACATTCTATGTTTTCAGGTTGTATTCCTATATATTGGGGTGATACGCTAGTTGAAAATGACTTTAATCATAATTCATTCTTAGATTTGAATAAATTCAAGTCTGATGAACACTTAATTGATGAGATTATAAAAATAGATAATGATCAAAGACTATATAATGAAATTATTAACCAACCATGGTTTACTAATAATCAAATACCAGAATTTGCCAAACCGGAATCGGTTTTATCATTTTTTGAAAAAATAATAAAATAATATGAAGTTAAATATAGAAAAAGTGTATGTAATACACTATACAAAATTAGAAGATAGAAGAAAAAAAATAATGGATCAATTTTCTAATATCTCTAATTTAGAATTCATTAACGATTATGATAAAGATGATCTAAATACTGAAATATTAGAAAAGTTTTACTATCCATCACCAATGGAATGGATAAAAAAAGTATCACCACTTTGGAATCCAGAAATACACAGGTTTAGAAACCTCAACCTAGCAGAAATATCATGTACAATTAAGCATATTTTGGCAATAAAAAAAATTTCAGAAAATGGAGATGGATTTATTATTGAGGATGATCTTTTATTAAAAGAAAATTTTGTTGAGGAATTTAATTTGATGATTTCTAATCTACCTGATGATTGGGATCTAGTGATAGTTGGTGCGGGTTGTAATTTACATTCAGATAATATTACCAAAGATAAAAGACTTTATAAGGCAAAAAATCCAGCTACTCGATGTTTAGATTCATATCTAATTTCACAAAAAGCAGCAAAGAAGATTATGGATACTATTATACCATTTCAATTAGTTTCGGATTGGGAACTAGCATACCATATATACCTACATAATCTTAATACCTACTGGTTAGAACCAAGTCCATGTTTTCAAGGTTCTGAATCAGGAGAATATAAATCAACTTTAAGATAATGGAAGAGATAAATTTAATATGGTTAGTTAAAAGTGATTACGAAGTAAACTTTTCATTTGATTGGATACAAAATATATTTTCAAATTTTATAATTAAAAATCACTATGATATTGAAAATCAATTTGATTTAGTTATCGATAACTCTATTTTAATTGTTTGTGTAAATAAAGACTCTAATGAACGATTGAGTAATTATATAAATGAATATAACAAATTAAGTTTTAATTATAGTATTCTACATCTTTCGGATGAAGCATTTGAACAAAACATCGACTTTTACAATGTTTCTAAAAAAATAATTAGAAACTATTATAATAAAGAATATGTAGAAAAATATAATATATTAACAATACCACTTGGATATCAAACGGGTATTAAGAGGTCAAATATTGATAGAAGTTTAGATATTAATTTTGTAGGACAGTTAAAATCCGATAGATATGAAATGTTAAATATTTTTAATAGTGTAGATAGTAAATATATTTTATTAACTCAAAGATGGGCAGATCCAAACGGGTTAGGAGTTAAAGAATTTTCTAATATTTTAAATATAAGTTATTTCACTCTTTGTCCAAGAGGTTGGATAAGTTTAGATAGTTTTAGAATAAATGAGGCCTTAGAATGTGGATCAATACCTATTACAATATTAGATAATGATGGTACAGACTATTTTATTAAGATATACGGAGAACATCCCTTTATAATTGGACATAATTGGAATGATGCTTTTGAAAAAATGAATAAATGTAATAAGGAACAACTAAGTTATCTATGTTCAGAGTGGTGGGATAACTATAAAAAGTCTTTGAAATTAAAATTAGAAGACTTTATAAAAAAATAATAAAAGAAATGAAAGTATGTTTTCACGATAATGGATTAAGCGTAAGAGGTACATCCAATGCTCTTTGGGATTACGCAGAGCAGTCACAAAAGTTATTTAATATTGAACCAATTATTATGTATAACGAAAATTCTATACATAATATGCAAGTTGCAATAGATAGGTTTGAATCCAAATTTGATGTTTTTTCCTATAAAGAAACTAATCAAATAGATAATATACTTAGAGAACAAAAATGTGATGCGTTTTTTATGATAAAAGGTGGTAGATATGATGGTGTTATATCTAACTACTGTGACAATTGGATAAATGCCATTGCAATATGTAATACTAATGATATTCATGGACAAAGATATGCTATGGGATCAAAATGGTTAAGTAAAATAACAAATAATCAAATTGACTATGTTTCATATATGGTTAATTTACCAAATATCGAAACTGATCTTAGAGAAAAACTCGGTATACCAAAAAACGCAATCGTTTTTGGTAGAAATGGTGGTCACGATACATTTGACTTAGACTTTGCAAAACATGCAGTTGTAGAGTCACTTAGATTAAGAAATGATATATTTTTCTTATTTCAAGGTACTGATAAATTTTATGAACACGAAAGAATTATTTATCTACCAGCATCTCCTGATTTAGATGAGAAGGTTGAATTTATAAATACGTGTGATGTATTACTACATGCTAGAGATATTGGTGAATCTTTTGGTTGTACCTGTGCAGAATTCTCTATGAGAAATAAACCAGTTATAACATGGTTTGGTTCAAAGGAAAGAAACCATATAGACTACTTAGGTGATAAAGGTTTCTATTATAATAATTATGATGAATTGTTAAAAATTTTAATAAACTTTGAACCAAATAATAGTATAAACTGGAGATGTTATGATGAATGTCTACCAGAGGTAGTAATGGAAAAATTCAAAAAAATATACCTATAAAAAAATAAATTTAAAAATGACTAAAATAACACTATGTATAACAACACATTGTATAAAAACAGAAAGCCATGGAATCTATACTGGTATACAGAATACTGTTCCCTCAGCACCATCAACTAGACTAATTGAAAACATTATAGATGACTTTTTCAAAAAATCATCCATAGATCCAGAAGATGTATATATACACATAGGATATGATAAAAGAAATAATCGACCAATTGATGAACAATATCATCAAAATTTAATTGAATTGAAAAATAAGTTTAAACACTATGAACTAATAGTTAATTCATCGGATATAACTGATCCAATTATCACAGCACCTATAAATTTTTTAAACTTAATCAATTCGGTTAAAACAGATGTTTATATTTTCTGGGAACATGATTGGATTTTGAAAAGAGAAATTGACTTAAATCCAATCATAGATGAAGTACTTTTAAATGATAAAGTAAATTATATTAGATTAAATCAATTTGATAATAATAATATAAGATATGATAATCTTATACAAGATGGTAAAATCCCATCTGATAAAATTCCTTTGATAGCCACCTTTAGATGGTCAAATAATCCATATATATGTAAAACTAAAATTTTTCAAAATTGGTGGTCAACATTTGTTTATTCAACCTCAAATGAAGGTGGATTTGTAGAAGGACCATTAAATGAATTCTATAAATTTTACATCGATAAGATGGGATTTGACATGGCATCAGAAAAATTTGGATGTTTTGTATATGGTAACTGGGATGATGAATCCATAGTAGAACACTTAAATGGAAATGCTTGGTACTAATGAAAATACTTTTAATTATACACGGTCTTGTTAGACCTAATTTGGATTCCGTTTTAGAAATAAAAAGAGTTCTATTAGAAAACTTCAAAGAGTATGAATGTCATACTCTTTTATCAACTTGGTTTAATGATCAAGGTCTAGATCAAGACTCTAAACATTATGAACTAGATATAGATGAAATAAAAAGTAATTTTAACTATTATCTAATAGATAAACAACCAACTAAAAATGAACTTTTATCACAAATAAAAAGTTTACCTAGTTTGGATATATCTAAAAATACACATCTTTCAAATATATATGGGTATTTTCATTTTTATAAGAAAAATAATTTAATTGCTAACTTATTTCAAGATTATGATTATTATGTTTTTTGTAGAAGTGACTTAAAAATTATAGTTAGGGATATTAAATTACAAAAATTCTCTTTACCAAAACTTTTTTGGAAAAATAATGGAAATACAAATGAATTAAATGATCATTTTTTTATTTCCAATAAGGATACATTTTTGAAAGTTTTTAAAGAGCTTTCAATTGATAATATTAATGAACTTTGTTACTTAGATAGTCCAGAAAAAGTTTTCACAGAACTTATAAAAAGAAATGTTACTGAATTTAATATTATTGAGAATAATTGTATAGAAGAATACTATATTGTAAGAGAATATAGAAAATGGGAACAATCAGACTTGGATGAAGTTGGAAGAGATAGTACACAGGTATCTATTGATAACTCTCTAAATATTAAACGATCTAAAAAATAATAAAAAAATGTTACAAATTTTAATACCTGCTGCGGGTAGAGGTTCCAGATTTATAAACTCTGAGTTTACTGAACCTAAACCTCTAATATCTTGGAATAATAAAAATATGATACAACATGTTATAGATAACTTCTCTGACGATGATGTTAATTTTTTCATAATTAAAAGAAAGGAACATTCTATTAGTTTCGAAAATGATGAAGTCAATATAATAAATATTGACTATATGACGGATGGTCCAGCAACCACCGCATATTTATCTAAAGACTTAATTGATCTAGAACAAGAACTGATTATAACTAACTGTGATCAAATAATAAAAGATTGGGATAAAAGTTTATTTCTATCATTTGCTAGAAAATATGATGGTGTCTTCGGATGTTTTATCTCAAACTCTAATAAAAATTCATATGTTAAAGTTGATGATAATAATTTAGTCACTGATGTAAAAGAAAAAATTGTTATTTCAAACATTGCCACAAACGGACTACACTATTGGAAAAAAGCCAAATATTTTTTTGAATCATATGATAAAATGAAATTAAATAATGATAAAACTAATAGTGAATTTTATGTAGCACCAAGTTACAACTATCTAATTAAAGATGGATATAAAATTGGAATTTATATGTTTAATCAACACTTTCCAGTTGGTACTCCGGATGACTTAAAAAAATATCTACAAAATGAAAATAACTAAACTAGAAAACTACTTCAGAGGTTGGTTTATTGGCAACTTTGAACCAACCTGTTATAAAAATGAAGACTTTGAAGTTGGACTTCTAACACATAAAAAGGGTGAATTTTGGGCACCACATATTCATAAAATTTCCACAGAAATTAATTTACTTGTAGAAGGTGAAATGATTATGAATGATGAAAAAATAAATAAAGGAGATATATTTATTATAGAACCAAATGAAATTGCGACACCAATATTTTTAACTGACTGTAAGGTATTGGTTATCAAAACCCCATCTTTACCAGGTGATAAATACAATATATAAAAAAATAAATTAAATTATGAATATTTTTAGAAAAAAGATAAATAAAGAAGACTACTTTATAGTAACCTACTTCTTAGAGTCCACGACAACACTTAGAGATGCTGCTTGGAATCTTGCAATAGGTCAAAGTGTTGGTAATCCAAATGTTAGAAATCAATGGGAATCAGACGAATTATTTAATAATCATTCTTGTATAATATTAGATGATGAACAGATACTAAAAACAAAAAATTCTGGAACTATAGAAATAGCTTTCCCAATTATAAATATAGATTTCAAAACAGATGGTATCTCACACTTACTAGTTAATATAATGGGTGGTCAACTAGATATTGATAATATTGTAAAATGTCAAGTTTTGAATATTGTATTTCCTGAATCAGTTGAGAAGCTATTTTTAGGACCAAAGTTTGGAATTAAAGGAATAAGAGAATATACAAAATGTTTTGATAAACCACTATTCGGTGCCATTGTTAAACCAAAAACTGGAATATCACCACAGACTCTTCTGGAAATGGTTAAAGAGTTAGTAGAAGGTGGTGTAAACTTTATTAAAGAGGATGAGATTTTGAGTAATCCATCATTTTGTACAATTGAAGAAAGAGTTCCACTAATTATGGACTACTTAAAAGATAAAAATGTTATTTATGCGGTTTCTATACATGCGGATTACCCATATGTAATTGATAGAGTAAAGAAAGTTTATGAACTAGGTGGTAATGCAGTACATATTAATTTTTGGTGTGGACTAGGAGTTTATAAAACAGTAAGAGAATTAGACTTACCAATCTTTATACACTTTCAAAAAAGTGGTGATAAAATATTGACTAATAAAAATCACGATTTTCATATTGATTGGAATGTAATTTCCAAAATAGCTGGAATGATGGGTGTCGATTTCATACATGCGGGTATGATTGGTGGTTATTATAAATGGGATGAATCCGAAGTATTAAATTCTGTTGAAACATTACATAAATATAATGTAATGCCTGCTCTTAGTTGTGGATTTCATCCTGGACTAACTGAATGGGTTACTTCTAAAGTTGGAATTGATTATATGGCTAATGTCGGTGGTGCTATTCACGGGCACCCAGATGGTACACTAGCTGGAGCAAAGGCAATGAGACAATCAATCGATGGTGAGCAGTCTAGCGAATATCAAATCGCTATTGAAAAATGGGGCAAAATTTAATAAAAATAAAAATAAAAATATAATATGAGAAGTATAAATATAAATGGATACAACGTAGAATTTAGAGAAGATAAAACCGATATACTTGGTCTTTCTTTTCTACCACAAATGATTGAATATGACAATGATGAAGATTGGAGTGTTTTTACAAGAGGATGTAAACAAGAAGTTTCACCACAAAACTTCAATTTAGTTAAGGAAATCTCTAAAAATTACATGACACATGGTATTATGGAGATTGGTGTTTCACGTAATGGTATGGCATCATTTACTCAGGCGATGTTTCAATCTAAACCTGATCACATAAAATATTTAGGAATCGATTTAGATGATAAAACATACTTAGATAACAAAGATAAAAATATATTTACAATAAGAGAAAATTCTTATAATAGGGATTTGGTGAAGAAATACTTAAATGAGATAGGTTTAGAAAAAATTTCAATACTATTTATTGACGGATGGCATTCGGTAAATGCTGTTATCAATGACTGGCAATATGTTGATATGCTTTCAGATAATGGTATAGTAATATTCCACGATACAAATTATCATCCAGGTCCTACTATTTTTTTAGAAGCCATTGATGGTAAAATTTTTAAAGTAGAAAAATACTTTGAAAACGAAGATGATTATGGTGTCTCTATAGCATATCGATTAAAATAATTAAATACTATGAAATACATTTCACATAGAGGAAATACAAATGGTAGATTTGAATCTTATGAAAATGAACCAAACTATATTGATATAGCTATTAAAAAAGGATTTGATGTTGAAATAGATGTGTGGTATAAAGATAATATGTTATGGTTAGGACATGACAGACCCGATTACTGTACTGATTTTAGATGGTTTAGAGATAGAATATCAAAACTGTGGATTCATTGTAAAAATATTGAAGCAATTGAATACTTTTCGACAAGTGGTTACGACTACAACTATTTTTGGCATCAGGATGATCTATTGACACTAACATCACACAAATACATTTGGGTTTTTACTGGAAAACAACCAGTAAAAGGTTCTATTGCGGTTATGCCAGAATTAAATGATGAGGATATAAATCAATGTTTAGGTATATGTTCTGATTATATAGAAAAATATAGAAAATAAATGAAAGTTTTAGTAACAGGTGGGGCCGGTTTCGTAGGATTCAATCTAATAAAAGAATTGAAAAGTAGATATAAAAATCAAGAAATACATAGTCTTGATAACTATTTTACTGGTAAGAAATCTAATCATATCGATGGAGTAACCTACCATACTGGAAACACATGGGATATTAATCATATATTTGAAGATTATAAATTTGATATAGTATACCATTTTGGTGAATACTCAAGAATTGTAAAATCTTTTGATGATATTGAATATGTTGAAAAAACAATTATGTATGGTACACCTAAGGTTTTAGAAATGTGTAGAAAATGGAACGCAAAGCTAATTTATTCCGCATCTTCATCAAAATTTGGAAATGATGGTAAAGATGAGAACCTCTCACCATATTCCTGGATGAAGTCAAAAATGGTTGAGCTAATTAAAAACTATTCCAATTGGTTTGGACTTGACTATGAAATATGTTACTTCTTTAATGTTTATGGAGAAGGTCAAATAATAGAAGGTGATTATGCAACTGTTATAGGCATTTTTGAGAAACAATATAATGATGGTAAACCACTAACTGTAGTATCACCAGGTAAACAAACAAGAGACTTTACACATGTTGATGATATTGTTGACGGTATTATTCGTAGTGTAGAAAAAGGCCTAAGAGGTGAGTGGTATTTACGTTCTGGTAAAAATATATCAATTATTGAAATTGTTGAAATGTTTAAACACGAATGGAATTTTATACCAGAACGAAAAGGAGAAAGAGTTTATAGTATAGAAATTAAGACAGATACTGAAGAAAAACTAGGCTGGAAACCTAAACATAATGTTGAAGATTGGATTAAAAAAATAATAAAAAAATAATGCATAAGATAAGTGTAGTAATACCAACAATGTGGAAATCAAAAAAATTAGAAATTTTATTAAATAATCTACATAAATGTGATAGAATCGGTGAAATTTTAATTATTGATAATGATCATATTTCAAAAAATGTAAATATTGATAACTATAATAAAGTAGTTTACTTAAATATGGAACAAAATATTTATGTAAACCCATCTTGGAATTTAGGAGTATCAAAATCTAATTTTGATATAGTTGCACTATTAAATGATGATATATTATTCGATGTAAGTTTTTTTGATCAACTAATTGTTTCTGATGAAACACTTATAGGAGTTTCAGAAAAATCATATAAAGATCAAAATGATAATAACTTTAGATTAGAAGATACCGATAATAGAAATTGGGGATTTGGATGTATGATTATTTTTAATAAGAAATACTATGTTCAAATACCAGAAGAATTAAAAATTTGGTTTGGTGACGACTATTTATTTAGAAAATTTAAAAATAGATCTATTATAAAAGGTGTTTACTTTGATACTACAATGAGTGTTACATCCGATCTACCTATTTTTAATGAAGTTAAAAGTAATGATGAGATTTTATATAAATCAAAATATTCAATATGAATATCGATGTAGTAGATAAAATAACACAAATGTTAGCAGATGAGCTGACAAAGTCAATTGATGCAGACATCATGAAAGAACTATTTAGTAAGAGAAATAGAAGAAAAATTAAGATTGAAAATCTTTTTAAATAATCTGAATAATCTGAGGTACATTACCAAGTTCAAGTACCTTACTTTGATTAAGTAAGAACTCAATATCATAAAAGTTAAAGTGAAAAGTAATTGTAAATTCTTTCGCATTAACTTTTTGTTGTGAGTAGTTGAAAGTATTCTCAGATAAAGATTTAAGTATTATTTCATAAAAACGAATTACATAAATTGCATCTCTATGTATATCAACACAAGTAATTGTAAATGGTTCTAAAAATGCATTATCTGTATCTAAATAATGTTTACTCATAATATCAAACATCAACCAATAATTTAAGTCAGAATCAACTGATCTAAATGTAACAGTTAAATCATGTGTAGTTGGTATATCTTGAATATTTTTTGCAGGTTTTAAGAATCTTTCTTTACCTCTAACTTCAATACGCTTAACTAATTCAAATGATATTCCAGGAAAATTTACACCCTTAATAGTAGAGTTCAAATAATCAATAACATTCTCATACTGAACCCAATTCTTTTCAAGAATTGGTGTATAAGTATCTATAATCTCAGGCTTTAAAAAAGCTTGAGGTAGATTAAATATAAACTGACTTGCCTGACTGGATAATCTCATTTGTTACATATTATTTTTATGATGTTGCACCTGGTTTTATAATAGGAGCTTGTTCATTTATTAGTTTTCTTGTTACAATCGCAGTTTCTTTAGTTGTACTTGGATCTAAAATAATACTTGGATTATTGGCTTGCATATTAGCAGCTTGATCATTTAAAGCATTTACATTTGATCTACTGTCATATATCTTGAATAAACCGGTATATATTACTGATGTAGTAGATTGACTCTTACCTGTGATATAAAATATATTTATACCACCATCATATATCTTTTTAATCTCCGCGAATCTACTTTGGGTTACTTTAAATACTACTTGGCCAATTGCTAAATTAATATCTCCTGATTCTGTAAATAACGGAAATGTAATTTGATTCTGATCATTCTTTACAACAAAGCTAATTTCACTTATACTAGTCATATTAAAATAATCTGGTTTATTCTCAGGTCCAGTTGCAATTGAAAATTTAATAACATTATCAAATGGATAAAGTAAGATTTGAATCTTTCCAAAACCATAGAACATAGTATTATTAAAAAGTGCATTATCAGATTTAGCAATTATATTAAATCTATCCACTAAAACCGGGAAAGGAACTTTAATAGTTTCAATAACTACACCATTTTGTGAACTTAGATTATTCAAACCTTGACCACTACCATTACCATTATTCATACTACCAGGTGCCATACCAGTATTACCCAATACTAATGACCCATTTGCATTACCTAAACCACCAATTAAAGTAGTATTGATAGATGATTTAATATTATAGATTTTCGGTTTAGAAACATTCTTAACATTGATTTTCATCATATTTATTGCATATTTAGATAACTCATCCTGTAACATACCATAAGAAGCTCTTCTAATAATAGTACTATCATCAACACTATCAATAAGTCTCATCTCAACATCAATTATAGCCGTTGTAGATGAATATTTTATTATAGGTCTATATTCTATTGTTTCATTAAAATTATCTGTTACAGTTATCGTGGTAGTTTTTCCACGAATATTTTGTTCATATAAAGTAATATCATATTGAACATAGTAATTTCTATCTAACGTAAATGAATCATCAATAAATTTTTTAAATCCATATATTGTATCATTATAAACTCCATATATCTCGAAAAAATCTCCATTAGATGAATGTTGAACTACTAATCCTAATCTCTCAAATTCTGGTGACTGAGGTATTGATATTGTATTGTTTGCACTTAATAAATAAGATTTAACATTATTTATTGTTTGTATATTAGTTATAAAGTGAAAATCAATAAAAATTGGTGCAGTTGAACTTAAACCAATATTATCAGTAAGATTATAGTTTATACTATTTTCCTTTGGTTTACCATCTAAAATCTGTGAAGATAACTCACTTAATGCAGGAATCTCAACTGTAATATTCTTACCCCATAATTTTTCTTGGAACAATAGTGGTGGTGATGTAAAATTCAATAAATATTGTTGTTCTATAGAAGTCATATCAAAGTAAAAATTTGATAAATCATATATTTTACTATTTGTATAATCATGTGCATAAACCTTTATATAGAATCCTAAGTACTCTCCAAAAGTCCAATTTATCGGTAAGTGAATTTTTAAGGTATCATGTCTCAATGGGTTACCTGATGTATAATCTTTTACTTGTAAAAATGAATAGTTATTAGAAATAATACCAGGAATTTGTGTTGGTGAAGAACTTACTTTACCATATCTTCCAGAGATAGTATCAAGTTTAAATAGTTGATTATTTATATCATTACCAGTTATACTTGATGGACTAGCCATATAAGCGTTTGTTTTATATTTAGAATTAACTAAAATACTATATGGTTCAGATATTAGATTTGAATCATTATAGATATACTCCAATAGAATATTTTTGTCAAGTTTGATGTATTTAGAAATCTTAGACATTTGTTATAGAAACAATATTTTATTGTATATATTAAAAAAGAAAACCTTTCTTATGAAAGGTTTTCTTTAATTAATCTATCTCTAACGGATTCAATTATCTGCTCATCTGTTAAAGTAAAATGTTTTTCTCTTATTTTTCTATAAAGTTCTTGCTCTTCTAATGCCAATTTCTCAATCTCTTTGTTTAAAGGATTTACCAAATCTTCTAGTGATTTTCCCTCATCATCTACCTCTTGTAGCGCTTTCATTAGTTCATTTAAAAAATACTCTGTATTATTTGAACTTGTTTTTGAATTTCTACTTTCTTTAGCTTCTTTTTCAATCTCCTCAATTCTAGAAAGTGTTTCATCTAACTTATCCGAGACTTTTTGAGCTTTCTTTTGGTAAAGATCCATATTATTAGATAACTTTAAATAAGTTCTTCTAATTCTTACTGCATTTTGTAAAAATACCTCATCAACCATTATTTAACTACTTCTTTTTTTACACGTGGCTTACGTGGTGCTCTAGGTTTAGTAACCTTAACAGGAGTTCCAGGAACTTGTGTAACTGAATCTGTTATCTGATCATTTATCGGTGTTGGGAATGTAACTTTGTCCTCACCATAAACCAAAGTATTTATTTTACTTTTAATCATATCTTTAATAGTCGTTGGGTTTTTCAAAAGTTCATTTGTAAATTCATCTGCTAAGAAATCAATAATACTTGTCTCATAAGAATCCTCCATCATTTCGATAAAATCTAAACGAGGTATTTTATTCTGAATATCTAAACTAATATTAAACTCAACAATTCTTTTTACTCCTTTAAACATTTTAATAATAGGGTCTTCAACTTCTATTCTTTGAACTGGTTGAACATACTCTACCTTTTCTTCTCTATTTACTTCAACACGTTGAACCACCTCTTGGACTGGTTGTTGATATTGTGGTACTCTTGGTAACTCAGATTCAGATTCTTCACCTAATATTTTAGCAAATGCATCATTTTGTCTTTGTAAAGATTCTACTGGTGGTGAAACAATACCATACTTGGCCGCCAATGCCGCTTTCTCATCTTCTTCTGAAGACATTGTAATAAGAGATTCTTCTTGATCGACACCTCTCGGTACATCAATTCGATTTACACCAGAAACATTTATTTCACCATTGTCATCACCTATTTGATCTTGTGGTATGCTCTTAATCTTTTCTGCTAATATATTATAAGCACCTTGATTATTAAAGAAACTCATTGGATCAATCTCTTCTGTATATAGTGCAGGATTCATAAGTGCAGTAACATTTAATTTTTGTTTGTTTTCTAAAATTGCAATGTTCTCAAATGAATCAATAACGGTAACTACTTCACCGGTTAAGTTATTTTTAAAACTTTTATTTGCTAAACTCATAGTTTATTTATATTTTTTTTCAGTCTTCCTTAATAGATTATACTTTTTATTTACTAAAAGTTTTCATAAAAATCTACTTTATCACGTTTAACATTTCTATTTATATGAGAGTCTAATGGTTGTAAATTTGTATAGTGATTTAACTCCAAAACTTGCTCCTCGGTTACTGCAGTCGATAATGGTATCTTATGATCTATATCCCAATAAGTACCATAATTATCCCACGACATATCATCAATGAACCTCTCTTCTATATAAGCTTTAAAGAATTCTATACTACATCCCAAAATTTCTATAGAATTTTTACTCTTTGATAAACCTTTACATTTAAGAGAATTTCGTATCATACGACCAACAACATACTTCAACTTATAAACAGGATCAGTCTTTCTCCTATTTCTCTGGTACTCCATCTTATAAACGGAAATCTTCTCCTTATTTAGAGATGCATATTCCTTTTGATACTCAAGTTTTTTATCCTTGTTATTGGAGTAATTCTCCTTTCTCTTATCTAATATATCTTCTTTATTAGAGTTATAGTATTCTTTTTTTAATGAACTTATATTATCCTTATTCTTTAAATGATATGACTTTTTATAATCCTTCATACATTCCTTACATAAATTTCTATTCTTTACAAATAGTTCTATACCTTTTTCTAAATTACATTCCTTACATATTTTTTCCATATACTATATATAAAAAAGAAAAAATGCTAATTTAGCACTTTTTCTCCGAACATAATGTTCTTTCTATTTTATGTAACTAATTGATTATCAGATAGTTACAAGTCACTAAAGAAGTCATCTTCTTCTTCGGTAGCAGTTGCACTTGTTGCAGTGTTTGTGAAACTATCTTCAAATTCAAAGTCTTCTGAAGCTGGTTTAGCTTGTTGAGCTGTTGGATAAGTAGAAGAAGATTTACCAGTTAAGAAATTACCAATTTCACTGATTTTTGATTGTTGTTCGTCAGTTAAATGTTTCGGAGCAAAATCTTCAAGTTCATTAGTTCTGTCAAGTAAAAATTCTTTTACTTTACCTTGAGCAGCTGGATCAATTTTACCTTCTACAAGTGGAGCGTTTTTGAAAACTGCTTTATCTTTAAAGTAGATTGGTAAAGAAGTAGCTTCAGGTTTGAACATACTCATTTTGTAATCTGGGTAAGTTTCGTCTCCTGTTTGGATTTCTTTAACAACTAATACGAAATCTTTACCAGCTGATAAATCAAATACGTTACAAGGAACGCCAGAGATTTCACCATTTTTCTCAGCAGAGATTTTATCTTTAATCGTTTTACCGTATTGGAAAATTAAGATCTTACCAACTAATTCTGGTTGCTGATCATCTTCTATTACTAATACATAAGAGTAATATTTTTTAGAATACTTCAATTGTTTTGATTTCTCAATCAAGATTGCATTCTTTGAGTTTTGCATTGTGTAATACAAATCTGTTAAAGGACATTTCTCGTTGAAGTTTTTCGGTGAATCAAACCATCCACTTAATTCTTTTTGATTTTTAATATCAACATAGTGAGTGATTTTCTCAATTGCTGATTGTCCGATTTTACCTTCTTGTGTTAAGTTAGGTAAAAATCTTACTACAGATCTCCATCCTTTTTTCTTGTCTTTACATTTCGATAAATCTACTCTGTAAATTCCGTCATTGTTTGTTGCTTTTGCTTCATTTAAGAAGTCCATCTTGCTGTCTAGGCCGCCATTAAATAGGTCATCTAATTCATTCATAATTGCTTTTAATTGTTTTTTATTATCAGTTACCTGATTAGTATTTATATAAAAAAGATTGATAAAAGTTTAAAAAAAAGTTGTATTTTATTAGGTTATTTCTAACTTTTTTTGTATAAAAGAATATCTATCCGTTTTATAATTTAAAGTTATATCCAATAAGAATTGATTAGTTTAGAATTTCATATCTAATATGAACTCATAACTGATACCTCTATCATTATGAGTAACATTTAAAGTGTGTGTAAGTGTAGTAATTGGGAATTCTTCACCAAAGATACTTTCATCTTTGAATTTTGCTTGTAAGTGTTTAAGACCAGTTTCTATATCAAGAAAGTCATTACTAAGTCCATTAAAAGTTGCAGCATAACCAGATAAAGTTTTATCTGATTTAGCATAGTTACCCACAATTCTATATCTACCATAGAATCCAACATGATCTGCTTTATTTACTTTAGATATAGATGTTTTGGCATCACGATCAAGTGCTTCTACAAAGTATTCATCTAATAAGTCTTTAGTATCTTCTAAGATCTCAGGAAAGATAGTTTTTAAATATAACATATTCTGCTTACCAAGATTAAGTTTTCTTTCTACTTCTTCATGCCAAGCTTTTTGGAATCTAGCAACATCATTACCTTCTTTATCATATAAATGACCTTCTTCAAATGCCTCGTTATACTTTCTTAATTTCATTACTTTGTTCTAATACTTTTTATCCTTTCGGTTTGATACTTTGATATATCTATATTATTATATTGATTTAATAAATCAACTATTCTTTTATACATTTCTATCGTAATACGACAATCCGTTAATGCATCATGATAACCAGACATATTGATTCCAAGTGCCGGTCCAACTTTACTCATTGAAGATGAAATTAAACCGTTATCTCTCGGTGAAGTTCCGATACCGTCTACCATTTTTTGATAAGTTACATCAGTTTCTGCTAACTTTTGAATAAGTGGTAAGAAATATAATTGAATCAACATTTTAGTGTCTAAGACTTCATTTGTTATTTTATGACCGTATCTACCAGATAACATTTGCATATCAAATCCAGCATTCTGTGCTACTAATAAACAAGGTGAGAACTCACTCATCCAATCAAAGAACTCATCAACGATTTGCCTTTCATCTTTATATTTATAACCACCTGAACCATAATGATTGAAACTTAATATTCTTCTATTACCACCATCAGGTTGATTATATCTTGTCTTTAATTCAGAGGTTAGTTTAATCTTCTCATCAAAAGAACCAATCTCATCAAATGTATTAGAACTGAAATTATATTTAGTAGAAAGAGAAGATACTTGTGTTAGTTGTTCGTGTTTTGGTCCTAATAGTCCGGTAGTTTCGGTGTCCAACCACAACCAATGTAGGTTAGACTTACTTTTAAGAAAGTTTAACATTTCTGGTATTGTTTTATACCACATTTTATTTTCATTTAACTTATATAAACTATCTTCACCTTTATGTGAATATGTTATTGTATCAATTCCATTTATTTCTAATCTTAAATCTTTACAATACTTATCACCAGTACCTTTCTTAATATAACCAATTGTTATATGAGGATTAAATGAATGTTTATTATAGTTCGGTAAATGAGAACTTAAATAGTTATGTACTTTCTTTAAATAAGGATTGCCTTCTACTTTGATAACTAATATATCATAATTACTACCATCAAAGACTTCTATATTTTTTGTAACTACATTTATTGATTCATCTTTTACAACTTCATCTAATTTTTGTTTAACCTGATCAAAGGTTACATCATTTTTAATTGGATAAAGTAAAGTTAGGTGAGCTCTTTTTTGAAGGCCGAATGGTATACTACCACCTTGTACATCATAAATATCTTCCTCATCTATTATTGATAAAATATCATCCCAATTAGAAATTGGAAGTTCTAACATTATACAACCATTTTTATAAGCAAATGATTCAAATAGATTATACTTTATTATATTTCTCATTATTTCTTTACTTTACCTTGTTTCTTTTCATAATCTAAATCAAAATCAACTTTTGGTTTAGGCTCTGGTGCAAATGGTCCAATTAAATGTTTTAAATTCCAAGAAGGAACAAACTTTTTATTATGTTTTTCATAATCTTCATATGATTCAATACCTGTATCAATAGGATTGTGAATATAGTCTATATTAGCACCTTGTTTATTCATATCAGATATTCTGTTACCAATGTCAGTCTTTGCAGACATTTTCATAACTTTTTTTAGCTGATCTACTGATTGTTGTCTAGGAAGTGCTTCGTTTACTTCTTCAAACTCATTAAATTTTAATATTTTCATAAAGTTATATATTAAAATTATCAAACAAAAAACCCACTCGAAAGTGGGTTATTTTTAGAAATCTTCATTAAGATTATCAAAGTCAATTACTTTATCAGAAACTTTTTGATAATCACCATTTCTTTTCTCAAAGAAGTTTACCTTACCTTGTAGTGATAGCATTTCCATAAAATCAAATGGATTTTCAGAATTATAAACTTTAGAACAACCTAATTCAACTAACCAGAAGTCAGCAACGAACTCAATATATTGTGACATAAGTTTTTCATTCATTCCAATTAAAGATACTGGTAATGAATCAGAAATAAATTCTTTTTCAATTTCAACCGCATCACAGATAATTTCTTTGATTCTTTCTTCTGTTACTTTGTTTTGAATATACTTATTATGTAATAAACAAGCAAATTGACAATGCAACGCCTCGTCTCTTGAGATCAACTCATTAGAGAAAGATAATCCTGGCATTAAACCTCTTTTCTTTAACCAGAAAATTGCACAAAATGATCCAGAAAAGAATATACCTTCAACTGCAGCAAATGCAATCAATCTTTCAGCGAATGAATCAGAATCAATCCATTTTAAAGCCCACTGAGCTTTCTTTTGAACTGAAGGAACAGTATCAATTGCATTAAACAAACGATCTTTCTCATCATTATCTCTGATATAAGTATCAATCAATAAAGAGTAAGTTTCAGAGTGTACATTCTCCATCGCGATTTGAAATCCATAAAAAGATTTTGCTTCAGGGTATTGCACTTCTTTTAAGAAGTTTTCTGCTAAGTTTTCATTCACGATACCATCTGATGCCGCAAAGAAAGCTAATACGTTTTTAATGTAATGTCTTTCATTATCATTCAATTTTTCATCCCAGTCAGTCATATCCTGTGCTAGGTCTATCTCTTCTGCCGTCCAGAATGACATTTCCTCAACTTTATAAAGATCCCATATATCGTGATACTTTAAGGGAAACATTACAAATCTGTTAGGATTTTCGGTCAATATGTGTTCTTTTTCCATGTTTATGTTATTTTTATTTATTTTATATACTAATTTATTACAAAGTTGTTTAGAAAGTGAAAACACCAAGGAGCGAATTTGGTGTTTTCTTTTATAGCCTAAACTATACCGGTCCTAAAGCTGGGTTCTATGACCCCCGGTTATAAATTATATATTAAAAATTCACTTTATGTTTCAAACTTTTTATCGAAAAAATATAAAACATAAGTAAATAATTTATTGTCTAATTAAAAACCAAAAAAATGGTAAAACACGAAATTAAAGTAGAATTTTCTGACTCTACTACAATCCAAACACTTATCGAGAAATCTTACTTTGAAGAAGGATTCAAAGGTAAAATCTTAGGTAAGAAAAACTTCCTAACAATTGACGAGAGTGATGAAATCAATCACACAATTTTTAAAGGACTTAACAACGCAACAGTTAAGATCACTAATGAAATCATTGATGGAACAATGAGATTTTTAGTTGATGAAACTGAAGGTGATGTGAGACTTTACCCAATCTCAATCTATTGTGTTAAAGAAGAAAAATATACCTTTTACTAAATGAAAAAATTTGATTGGAATGACATCACAATAATACCAGATACTCTGAGTACTATTGCTTCTCGTAGTGAGATAAATCCATTACAAAATGGAAAGCTTCCTATCTTTACTGCACCAATGGATATGGTTATTGATGAAAATAACATATCCGAATTTGAATTAAACAATGTAAACGTTTGTTTACCTAGAAATGTTAAATTCGATAGTTTAAAGAATGATAATTACTTCTATTCTTACGGACTTGATGAAATGATTGATTTATTTGAGTCTGGTAAAGAGTTACCTAAAAAAGTGCTAATCGATGTGGCGAACGGTCACATGTTTAAGCTGTGGGAAATCTCTAAAAGAATAAAAGAGAAATACGGTAATAACATTGAACTAATGGTTGGTAATATTGCTAACCCTGATACTTATAGAAAGTATTGCGAGATTGGTGTTGATTGGATCAGAGTTGGTATTGGTGGAGGTTCTGCTTGTACTACATCTGCAAATGTTTCAATTCATTTTCCTATGGCATCATTGGTAAATGAATGTTATGAAATATCTAAAGAGTTTGATAATCCTACTAAAATCTTGGCAGATGGTGGATTTAGAAGTTTCTCTGATATAATTAAAGCATTAGCACTTGGTGCTCATGCTTGTATGTTAGGTGGGATTTTCAATAAATGTTTAGAAAGTTGTTCCGATAACTTCTTAAAAGATTCTGTTGGTATATTTCATTTAATAGATGAAGAACGTGCGATCACTAATTTTAATAGTGGTATAGATGTTTGGAAATATTATAGAGGAATGTCAACGAAAGAAGTTCAGAAGTCTTGGAATAGAAAAGAACTTAAAACTGGTGAAGGTATTTCTAAATACAATAAAGTAGAATATACTTTATCTGGATGGAGAGAAAACTTTACAGACTATTTAAGATCTGCAATGTCTTATTCTAATAGTAGAACTTTAGAAGAGTTTATTGGTCAAGCTAACTGGGTTAAAATATCACAGAATGCTTTTGATAGATTTAATAAGTAAAAGAAAAACCACTCAAATGAGTGGTTTTTTTATTCTCTTTCTAAAAAGAAATTTAATCCAAGCCAGTACATATAACTAAAATTGATCTCACTGTTTATTTTATTAATCTCGGTATCACCTGTTTGTACTTGATAAACACAATTAGGATATTGTTGCTTCACTAATGTTAAGCAAGATAAAACATCTTTATATGTCTCATTTACATAATCATTATATTGTATTAAATTACTGATAACATTTTCCGAATCAATATTACGGAAAGGTGGTGTGATAGAACTAATTTTAGTTACTTGCGAAGGTGGTCGTAAATCAATATACATAATCATTGAAGGTTTTTCTTTATATTCATTATCTTCTTCATTGATCTGAATAATATCTTCATCATTTAATCCATTTGCTTCTGCTCGTTCAATTAAATTTATAAAGCAAGATTTAACATAATCATAGAACTCATCTCTATTGTGTTTTCTCATCTCTTTCAATCTCTCTTGATCTTCTTTTTCCCATCTTCGACGTTCTTCTTGATCTGCAGGATGCCACTCTTCGTTATATTTCTTAATTTTCATATCTATTCTTAGTTTTCTCCTCTAACATCCCAAGTATCATCTAAGTTGGAAAAATTTACCGTACCCAGTTTTCCTTTTTCTAATGGGATTCTTTTTATATTTTTTGGTAATATAAAAGTTAAATGTATATAAGCATCAAAAGGATCACCATCATTATATCCTTCTCTCTCTATATCAAATTCAACTTCTATATTTGTATGTTTTATTTTTACTTTTTTTATACAAGTATTTATCTCATCATAGAAATCATAAAGCTCTTTACTCGATTTTAAAAGATCATCAACAGTCTTTCTTTTATTTTTATTGATAAATGTACTATTTTTAATTTCTATACCTGGTAAATCAATCATAAATTCAATATATTTTCTACCACCTTCATCATTCTCAATTTCAATATCACAACCTTGGTCAATAAAATCAACAAAACACATCTCGATATAATCGGTGTCTAATTCTTCGGTACTTTCAAAAATTCTTTTTAAATGTTTCATATTTAGCGTTTTACCATTACAAACCAAGAAGAGTTTGATTGTCCTTTGATTTCTTCTTCAACTTCTTTATATTCGGCTTGACCTTGTGTAATCAAGTTAGCATGATTTATCTTAACACCACCAGGTAATGTAAAATCATACATACCAATCATATTTCCTAATTGAACTTTAGCCCAACCAACACAATACTTGTAGAACAAATCATCTTTAAATAAATTTTCTTGTGGGATATTAGCATAAGCTTCAATAATCACATCATAGTCAACTTTTGTTAAAATATGTAATCTATGATTTAATTGATTAAATGAGTATTTAAGTGTATATTTATTTAATTGATTTAACATA